GGGGGGGGGGGGTAAGAACAGTATTTAGGTTGGACGGAATAAAATCATTATCAACACCAATATTCATATTTCCTAAAGCCATAATTCGTACCTCCTTTAAGCTGTAGCAATTTTCTTCCAGTCGCCCCATGAAGTTGTGCCTTGACGATAGTAAATGTTACCATTGCTAAAAGCGAATTCAAAAGAACCACCGCCTGATTCATCGTACCAAGAAGATAAACCAATCAAAAACGCACATGCATGACCACTTGACAGCCCAATTTTGTCACTAAGCTTCAAACCACGAAAAATCAGCCGACCGTTATAGTCGTTTCTATCAACGCCATAATAATCAGACGGAGAAGTGTTATCATTCCGATTGTCTCCTTCAGGGTAAAGGTCATTATGTATGTGAGCGGCAGGGTTAAATTCGTTCGGTTTATTCTGCACGTCACTCCATTCAGGGAGCTTTTCGTTCCCGCTATTCATTTCTCCTAGCGCCATATTCTGCCTCCTTATAAAACGAATATTTTAGCAGCGAAAATTGCCGCAATCATGCGGTGCGATACCACATATAAGCGACCAAGTAGGGCGGCATATTGTTGTGAGCAGCATCGCCACCAGCATCAAACATAATCGATTTAATCGAATGAGCGTTAGTATTTGTTGCAACAGGAGACATAATAAAACCGTCCCAATATGTACTATTTTCAAATACACCCATTGCGTTATATCTTTGCGATGCTCGTTCAGCCCTTTCGCTTGTATGGCTTGAAATTTCACCGTGCAATTTCGGTAGCTCGTTTTCAGTTAATTTATGTGTCGTCTCGCCACCCGTTGCTCCAGCCGTGTAGCTATCTCCAGCCGCTAAAATAAATCTATCTTTGATTCTTTCCTATGTACCTCCAAACAAGACGCTTGGATCAGTAGAATTAAAACTCATATAAATCGAGCCAATAGGGTAAGCTTCTACCCCCCCCCCCTGCGATATTTAAGTTCCCGATTGCCATACTTCGTAATCCTCCTTTTACAGTGTTGTTATGCGGTACGGAGCCAGGTGTAAACAGCGTAATATGGCGGCATTGAAGATGCTGTATTAACATCTCCAAGAACTTGTAATCCGCGAACTTGCGTGAAACTTGTGTCTTCTGTTTCCGTAAGCCCAGTCTCTTTATAAGCGCTTGTCCAAGATTTTCCTGTTTTATAACCAGCAAAATAAGTACTGGTAGAGCTTCCACTACCAGCAATATAAAATGGAACAGTAAGATCTTGCGTGTGATTATGTGTCGCCTCGCCACCTGTACTCTTTACAGGATACGTGCTACTTGCGGCAATCAACATACGATCTTCAATTTTCTGCCACTCTCCACCAAACAACTCAGCTGGGCTTGTCGATTCTACACTTTGATAAATACTTCCAACAGGGTGGTCGAGCAGCTTCTGTTCTTCTTTGGCTACCTTGATTGCCGCCGCTATCTTATTATCTACTTGTGCCTTGGTATACCCTTCAACAACAGTACCACCACCGCTATCGGTTTGTCCGCCACCTTGCACGATATAATACTGAGCTGTAATCGCAGTCGTTGGAACCGATACAGCTCTCAGACGCACATATCCATCAAAGGTCTCCGGGTTTGCAAACTGAGCATAAGAAGCCGCCTTCGCACTGGCTGGTGTCACGCTGATAGAAATAACATCCTTTGAGGTGATCCCGTCGATGTCGAGGTCAATATACTTTGAATATCGGTCCACTGTATCATCGATAAGCTAACTTGTGGTTGGGATAGTCAGTGTGTGGATATTGATCGTGTTTGCCTTTACCTTCAGCTTCTCGTCGATCTCGTCCTGTTGATAGTACCGCTCATCATGGGTGTGACCATCGTCGCTTTTCTTTGAGAGCTTTACATTGATTTCGTCTTCTGTATAATAGCGGTCATCGTGGTTGTGTTCTGTATTTGCTTTCTTCGCCAGAGCATCACCAACAGCTTTGGCATCGGCGGCGAAATTCTCTTTTGTCAGAGTCTTGTCCACCGCAACAGAATCCAGCTTCAACTTGTCCAGCTCGGTACGCACATTGGTCAGTCCGGCATCAGCCGATTTTGCAATACTCAGCGCCTCAGAGATCTTTGTGCCGGTCACCTTTGCATCAGCAGCACGTCCAGATACAGTCAGTGTCGCATCCACCACAACCTGCGGCGTAGGCAGGGGATTGCCGCTATCATCAACCATGCCGCCAGTGATCGCATCGATCTCGTCATTCGTCAGTGCAACCAGTAGTTCATCCGGGTGCGGGGTATCAATCGTGATATCGCCCGTTTCGTCAGTTGTCACTGTGGTCACACCACCGCCAGCGATTTTGATTTTATCCTGTGCCGTACCGTTCAGGATTAAATTGATATTAACTTCGCCATTGATTGCGTTTTTGTCAGCTTCCAGTGTGAATTTCGATGGGTTCAAAAGAATCCAGTCATCGCCGCTATAAACATACAAGCTGTCTGGACGCAGGTAGTAAATCTTATTAGACAAAGGAGCCAGCGGAAGCGAGCTTACGATCTCCAAGTCTTTGCTGATTTGAATTCGTCTTGTGCCGATATCTCGATAAGTGCTTCCAGTATCAGTACATACGATCAGTTGGCCGTCAATCACAGGAGCTTGATCCAGCTGAGACTGTGCGACCTCGCGTAATGATAAATTTGCCATACTCAACTCCTTTGCTTAATAAGATTCACCACACAGCGTCATTGCCATGTGGTGAAACAAATCAATTAGCCATCAAGGGATTTCCATGTAATAGCGCCTTCCAGCACCTGCACACGGCCATCCATAGTGGTATTCAGGCCATCTGCATAAGTCTTTGCACTAGCCAGAGCGTTATCGGCCTTCTTTGTTGCATCAGCAGCAGCAGTAGAAACCGCTTCATCCTTAGCAGCAGCCAGTTCGTCCTGAGTGGGCTTTGCATTCCAAGCCTTGCGCTCGTCAGCAGTAATGTGCTTCACAGCATCCTTGATATGCTCGTCCAGCTTGTCATTGACGACCTTAACCTTCGCGTCTGCTTCAGCCTTGGTGTAAGCGTCCGGCACTGCAACATACAAACCATCTTCCTCAACGGTGATGCTGTTATTGCCCTTGGTAGACACACGCACATTGACAGAGATCTTATTGTCATCAGAAACAGTGACCTCAGCAGTAGGAGTGACCACACCAACATAGATATCGATCAGAGCGCCAACAGGGATCTTCACGACCTCACCAGTGGTAATAGTCAGCTCGATCTCGTGTGTATTTGTGTTGTAAGTACCTGTCTTCACAACCAGATCCTTGCCCAGATTGATCACCAGCTCATCGCCGCCAAACACAGGCAGCTTAATGGTGCGGGTCTCAGCATCATAGGTGGGATCATGGGTCAGGCCGCTCATCACAGTGGGAACAGGAGCACCGTTCTTTGCCACACTCAGAGTGCCAGTAGCGGGGGAGTAGGTGACATCCGTAACGAACAGACCTTCCTTGCCCTCGGTTGCGGCGATCTTTGCATTCACATAGTCAGCCACAGCCTTGGTTGTGGGCAGATTGTCGTCGCTTGCATCCGCATTGGGAATCTCAGTCACAATGGGGCGATTCAGCTGTACGAACTCAGTGCCATTCCAGATGTGGAAGGTATAGTCAGTCATACGGATATACAGCAGGCCCTGAATCTGGCCGCTTGCAGGCAGAGCGCTCACCAGTTTACAGCTCTTGGTGTACTCATCTGTACCCTTGAAAATCTGGCGTGTGTCTGTAATAAAATACAATGTATTGGCATCTTTGGTAGTCAGCTTATCATAATTCGCTTTTGTACCGTAGCCAAAATTTACATTAGCCATCTTTGCCTCTCTTTCTTAAAATTCTTGCCAAACAAAATTTGTCGGCTCAACGTAAAAAGGTTCAATAGAAAAAAGCCCCGTGGCTTCGCTTTGTTGAACGATCCACGGAGCATATTTACCATTTTCGTCTTTCACCATAACGGTTTGACCTGCATAAGTGTCTTCCGTTTCATTTAATTGCTCGTTTGCTTCAGTAACGCTTGCAAAACAACGATTGCGAGGACGAATCTTTTGAACAGATAGGTCATCACGCACATACATGAACTCTGAAGAATCCTTTGTGATGATCATATCCCTGCCGTCCAACATTCCCAGCGCAATCGCAGCTTCTACATCTTCGGCGTTACCATATCCGAGCTTGGAATATTTAGCCTGTGCCATCTTTGCCTCCTTATAAAAGAAGCGGATGGCTTAGAACGGAACCACCCGCAAACTACCGTCTTCAGTTTCGACGCTCTCCTGAGTAATCTTGACCGCACTGCCGATCGGCTTACCGTTGGCCAGCAGCTGCAGAGTATGGTCGTCGTTGTAGCTCAGGTCATCAGCCTTACCATCCAGAATAGCGTTATTACGGTCACTCAGTGCCTTGATCTGTGCATTCAGTGCGATAATGCGCTGGTCAAGTGCACCCAGAGCCTCATCAGGAACAATGTCGCTCCAATTCTGGATGGGAACAACAGTGATTACGCCGGGGCCAACCTTCCGCACATGCTGAACAGTCGTGCCATCTGTGTCCATTGTCACATCAATGAATGTCAGCTGGATCTGGATATCGCCCGGCTCATTGGTCAGGTTGGTGTCGATAGGCAGCTTATACTCCAGCTTGTTCTTATAAAGCTCTTCTGATTTCTTCAGAATCTCTGTCTTATATCGCTTGCTGATGGGCAGAACATACTCAAGCATCACGGTGAACTCACTCATGTCAACACCCTTGTATGTAGTGTCAGCCAGAAAGTGGAGGGTATCCACCTGCTTACTGCGCTCCATAATGCGTTCCCGCTTGCTTACGGTCAGTGTATTATCCTCATTGATCAAAAAGGTATACATATCACACCTCCTTCCTGATGATATACAGATACTCGTCCTTTGAGATTTTGTGCCCGGCAAACAGATTGTCCAGGAGCTTGTCCTGAATCATTCCGTCATTGTACAGCCGATGCATACTCTCAACGAACTCGCTATACTTCCTCTCGTCACTCATAGCAGCCCTCCTTGAATCAAACTCAAAGTGTAAGCATCAATAATAGCCTCAGGCGTTTTACCACCCAAGGCTTTCAGCTGCTCATATTCATACAGGTCAATTTCCTGCAGTTCCACAGTGTCATACTCTGGGCAGGGAATAAGATAATACCCATCCACATGCCAGATATGATTGCCGTCACTGCTGATAATTCCCTGTGCATCATCCTCTGTGCAGTTCACCATAATGTCGTGCTTGGGCTGATACTTTACAAAGCGCAGGTGGTCAAGAGCATCGATCACCCGGCCATTTTTCAATACCTTATAGTACACTCTCAACACCTCCTTAAACGCTGAACATTAGGCGGATACCCTGTGCATTGTTTGCAGGGGTAAATCCGTAATATTCGCCAGTCACAGTCACAGACCAGAAATAACTTCCATACTGAGCATTCGGGCTTCGTGTCCAATATGCGGCAGGATTGCCATTCTCGTCATTGCAGATGCGGCTGGTATTATCGGTCATAAAGCTGATTGCCGTACCTTCGTAAATATAAGGCTCGACATTCTGAGAGGGGAACAGCTCGGCCACAGAGGGCAGATAGAAATAGCTGTCCGCAGTCACAACTTCGCTGCTCTTATCGCCAATGGTACTGCCAACCTTAACCTGTTTGATGATCTGTTGCCAACCAATCGGAAGAGCATTCAGAATACGACCGTCAAGGAATGTACGGATATTCGCATCTGCCCAGCCGCCAGTGTTGGTGGAACCAGTATTCAGAGCCATCTTCTGACCAAGCAGTCCAGCCTGAATAAAGGTGATAGAACAACGCTTGTTGGAATTGTCGCTCAGGTAATACTGTTTGAAGCCACAAGCCTCGAAGGTGAAGTCCTCATGTGTCCATGCGGCCAACTTCCGGCAGGCAGCATCACCCAGGTCGGTATACCAGAGCTTGCCCCAGTAGATTGTGCCCTTTGCGTAACGCTCGTAAGCACCGTCGTCTGCCTTAGCACAACCAAATACCAGAGTGGCGTTCGTCTGTGTGGTACGAGTGCGGTTCAGCTGAATATAGCCAATCTCAGCAGCAGTGGTGTTTGCCGCATAAACATGGATGCCATTTTCGCCCTTGGTATGGCGCAGAACGATCATATCACGAGAACCAAGATGAGCGCCGTTTGTAGACTCAGTGCCCCATGCAACTTTAGAGCCACTATTAACCCAGAAGCGGAAACCGTTCATGCCATTGGTCTGGAAGCATTGAGCAATCACAGAGTTTGCAGCAGAATCTTCGTCGATTCGATAGTCCAGTGCCATAACCCAGCTGCGATCCTCAGACAACAGAGATACGCCGGTATCGACATAATTCTTACCAGTAAAGATCTTCGGCTCGTTGAACAGAACTTTCTCTTCCACGTCGCTAAAGGTGAAGTCGTTACCCATCTTGATGGTGATAGCATCCTTGTCAGAAACAACACTCTGCTCCAGATTCACCTTAGTCATGGCATAGATCTCAACAGGGCGCAGGTCACTCAGCTGCTTGTCTCTGAAGTAGCCGCTGACGTATTCGCATATATCATAGACAGCATTGATATCCTTGTCGCCATTGACATAGCCGCCTTTGTCCCAACCACTGAACAGATAATACTTATAAGCAGTCTCTTCGCTGGTATAGGTCGGAGTGTCGCCATCATACAGAACCATAGAGCCATACGGAGCAGTTGTCTGCTGTAGAACAGCGCCGCGATTCATATAGCGCACACGATACTGACGCACAGATTCATCATACACAGCAGTAACAGTCTGATTCTCAAAAACAGGAGTGAACTCGGTGTCCCAGCCGCTGAATGTAAACACCGTACTGATGGTACTCGGGAAGGTAGGTGTCGGGATCGGATTGTCAGAACGTGTCACAGGGTCAACTGCACGCTCGCCCTTGTCAATATACTGGATATCCAGAACAGCGCCATCCTTATTCACGAATTTCCAAGCATACTGGTTGATCATGGTGTTGTAAGTGACCTCCAAATCAGGCCAGCGCTCTGTGTACAGCAGCTTCTCACGCTCACGGATAATAGGCACATGCACTTTGCCTTCCACGACAGAATGGTCAGTGTTGTAGCCATTTTCATCCAGACCGCTCATTGCATACAGACGATTCAGCAGGGAAGTATCAGCCAGTTCCCAATCAATGCCGGTGATGCGCACACGGTTCAGGTTGGTGCACTTGCCCAGCATATCTTTCAGATCGATGGTTGCACACTTCTCAACAGTCAGCGTAGTGATATTGGTGTAATCCTCAATCGTCAGATCAGTCAGATAGTTCAGGTTCTTTGCGGTTAAGCTGGCGATTGCAGGCAGGTGGGCGATTTTGATCTTGCCGCCGCTTGCAAAGGAGACACCGGTAATGCCAGAGCCGTCAGCATAGAACTCTGTCAGACTGGTGCATCCGGTCAAACCAATAGATTTCTTCAGGTTCGGCACGTTCTGCAGGTTCAAATGTTCCAGCAGAGTGTTGTTACCAACAGCGAAATCGGTCATGTTCGTATTCTTATAGCCGCTCACACCGGAACCAACTTTTAGCTCTGTCAGCTTAACACCGTGGCTGAAGTCAACATAGCCGGGATAGAAGCCAGAGATATCACCAATGCTCTGAATAATAGAAGCATTATAGATATAAACTTCAGTATCATTCATTGCGGTGATGGGGCATTCAATCGTGTATGTCTGTCCGCGCTTGCCACGCACCTTTACAGGGTTAGAGCCGTACAGAACAGAGACGTAGGTATCAGCGTAGGGTGTGATATGGAATGTGCCGTCCGGTTTCACGCCAGTCCAGTTGGTGGGAGTATAGCCACGAATGGTCATATCATCACTGGTTGCGGCAGAGCCGGAATACTTAGATGCCATGTACTTTTCCTGATAACGCTGGAACTGCCGACGCTGATGACGCTTGTTGCCATGCATCATAGGTAGATAGCTGGTGGTATTGATGGTGGGATCTTCGTAGGTGCGGAAATATTTGCGACGCATATCCATGATCCAAAGCTTTTCGGGCTTCACATCCTGATATTCCTCGAACTTTTTCAAGATACGGGTCGCACTCCATGCCAGCGCATTCTCACGGTTGCGGAACATCGCTGCCATCTCATCGGGGAATAAGTCGCGCAGCTTGCACCACAGCTTGGAGTCAGCAGCGTTAAACACATTCTTTGTACCGATGGTATCAGTGTCCTCGTAGCCATAAGTCAGAGTCAGACCACCCTCGTTATCATTGCCCATGGCGGTATCGTTATCGTAGTCAAAGCAGAAGTCCCAGTGAACCAGATCGCTGGTATGCGGGAACACGTTCTTTGCACGGTTATCAACCATGGTGTGGCGTTCAGTAAACAGATAATGGAAAATAGCAGAATCCAGATCGAAGTGATCCTTAAAATGTGCCTTGAATTCCTCGTCATCCGCATTCACCACCCAGTTCTGAGCTGTGATCCACGCCTGTTTGCCAGCCTCGATCTCTTCCTCAGTGCAAGCAGGGTTGCTGTAACGGAACTCAAAGGAATGGTCGCCATCCCAAGTTTCCTGTGAGAAATCGCCGCTCAGGAAGCGGGTCTGCTCATCGGCGTTGTTGTCGATCTCAACAATAAATTCCTTGTGGTTCTCAGGGTCCATACCCATCGTATCTTTATTCTTTTTGGAGTTGCCAATGTCGCCGCAGGCATAGAAGTGCCACTGACCATCGTTAAATACGGTCGCATTGGTGGTATCGGTCTCCTGAATAAACACGACACAGGGATAGAACGCCATTGTATCACGCACTTTAGGATTATCCTTTTTGGCCTGACGCACATAAGGGTTAAATTCATTGAAATCATCCGCCAGCAGGGCGTTATTTGCATTCTCAGAGGAAGCAACATTGACTTTGATGTTAAAATACTTCTCAGGAACGCTATTTTCAGTCAGTGCATAGGTGTCGCCGGTAGTGTCATCACCAAACGTAAAGCCGCCATTGCAGTTGATATCAATGTTTCGGGCAGATGCGCCATAGTGGTCGGAACTGGTGCCTTGACCCTTATGGGAGCCGGTAGCAGTCCAGTTATCTTCCTTAGCACGACCATTCTTATAGATTTGCTGGATCGTAGTGTTGGCGACCTCGTTCTTCTTGCCGGTTGTGAAAGTAGGTGCTGAGATCTTGATGATACGCAGATCGGGGCACTTCTCTGCCAGCAAGTCAGGGGTCAGTTCGCCGCTCGCATCCGTAATGTCGTTGCGCATATAGCGAGAGACCATCTCTTCGGCGTTCTTCGCATCGGCAATAAAGTTGTCCAGAATCTCATCATCCGTCAAGTTCATGCCGTAGCTCTTCATGCGGTACACGATAACATCGCAATCGTCAGAGCCAATGGTAATACCAACGGGAGCAGCCTGAGTAAAGCTGTCGCTAGTATCATACAGTTCAACACGGCAGGGGATACCGTCACACCACAGAACCATCTCGCGGAACTGTTTGTCCGGCAGAATATTGAACTCGAACTCAAGGAAATCGTCCTCACAGACGGGCAAATCAATACTGTTCTGGTGACTGGTCAGCGTAACTTTCTGAGCCTGAATGTTCAGACCAACACCGCCATTCAAGCAAGTCACGGCAGTAGCATCATAGTTGCGGACGTTCGTGGTCTTAAACACCAGCTTGAAATTCTTGCCGCTCTTCTTTGCATCGTCTGCGAAAAGCTTATAGCTGATGGTAGCAGTCGTACCGGCCTTGACACAGAAGTAGGTGTCGCCATCTTCATCGATTTGGTAGCCGCCGTTCACCCAGTCAAAGTTGTCGCTGACAGTCATCTTGTTGCTGCCGGAACTCCACAGGCGGTTCACATCTGCGTTACTGCGGCCAGCGGGGTTAAAGTCCAGCATCAGACCGGTCTTAACGGGCTCAATGGTAATGCCCAGGTCTTCGATCTTTGCGGTAATGCTCTTGATGGTAGCGCCGCAAGTAATGGTCAGAGTGTGAGTGCCAATATCAGAAGATTTAAAACTCCAAGTCTGAGCAGTACGGCCAACAGTCAGTGTAGAAGTCTTAATACCGTCAACTTCCAATGTAATGTTTGCAGTAGAAGAGGCCGGGTTATAGACAGTGTAAACAATGCCGGTTGTACTGTACTGTTTTGCGGTGAACTCCTTTGTGGCGCAGCTGATGATCGGTGTGTTATTGCCTTCCTCTGCCCACATAATATCTTTATAAATGGTATTGCTGGTCACAGCTTTGCCATTGATATTTGCAGTCATGGTCACTTCCAGCAGGTGAGCGCCGTATCTCTGTGCCGGAATCGCATAGGTCATCTGTCTGCCGGTAACCGCAGTTGTAACACTACCAAGCTTTTTGCCATCCAAAGTAAAGGAAACGTCCTTATTGATATTTCCGTATGGAGTAAAGCGGAAAGTAACTTCACCACTATAAACCAGAGAATCATCAAAGATACTCTCCAGATAAAACTCGACAATATTGATATTCCAAGTCTTTGAACCCATGCTGCCCACGGAGTCAGTGACCTGCAATTTGATCTTATTATCGCCATTGTGCAGATACTGAGTGATGTCGAAGCTGTTTTTGCCTTGATAAACAGTCGTAGTAGCGACCTTTGTGTTGCCAACATACCATACGCCGGTAGCATCGCCCGTGTCTTCGCCAGAGTTATCCACAGAAGTAAAGTTGAACTCGACAGTTGCGGTATCGCCCTTGACAACAGCGATAGAGGATTCACCAATACGCTCAATGGTGATCGTAGAAGTGCTGCCACCGCCACCACCGCCACCTTCAATAATGACAGTGGTCTTGACCGTGCCGTTCTCCAACAGGTTCAGCTTGGAATCTTCGTAAGTGATATCGTACTCGCGGCCAGAATTCTCATCGGGCTTAAAGTCTTTCAAAGTTTCCTGAATCTTGGCGATATCCGCATTGGCCAGGTCAACAGAGGTCTGAATGCCACCAACCGTATTCTTCAGGCCGCTCACATCACTGGATAGCACGTCAACGGTCGTCTTATCTGCTTTCTTATCGAGCAGTGCGTCGGTGGCTTCCCTATTATAATAGGAGGATTTCAAAGTCTCCGGCAGGTCGCCAACACTATTCTTTAGCTCCTGCACGGCAGCATCATTTGCAGTCTTGTATTCAGTCAGCTCAGTCTGAACAGGAGTTACAGCAGTGCTGATCTTATTGTCTACAATGCCGTTATACATGCTTACCCACTCAGCAGAAGGGTCAGTGTTCAACTTGATCTTTGTGATTTCTTCAGCACCATTCAGGAACGTCAGGGTGCGGGTATCGTTGTCATACTGCACATTGAAATTTGCCAGACCATCAACGGCAGCAATCTCACCACGCAGCATCGTAACAAAGCCGTCAACCTCGTCCTTTTTATAGAACTGCGCCAGCTTTTCATCCACACTAGCAACAGCATTCTTTGCGTCCTGTGCGCTCTTCTCAGCAGCGGATGCGGCAACCTGTGCTTCGCCAACTTTCTGACTCATTGTTGCCAGGAACTGGGTATACCAGTCGTTGCCACTCGGATCAACCATCTGCTTGCCGGTCAGCGATTTTAGTACATTCAGTCGGCCATTCGGGCGGGTGCGCCACAGATAGCTCTTGGTAGTGCTTGTATTCGGAACATTCACAGCACCGGATGCCATGATTTCGAATTGCAGCTCGCCCTCTTTGGCAGTAGCGTCATTTGCCACCAACCAGTAAAAGCGGATTTTTGTATTGCTGTAACTCACGTTGATAGGGGAAGCATAGTTCTCCTCTCTGTCTGCATTCAGGTAGTGGATCTGAATCGTCATCTGAAGCAGGTCAATACCATCATAGTAACGAGGCATTTCAAACGGAATGACCTGAGAGTTGGACTCCTGTGTGATGTTGATCTGATTGGCATCCAGCTGAATGTCTTTGTTCTTGTCGATGTAAGACCACTGGTCATCAGAGTAATCAGCAAACCAGGTGTAATTGCCACTACGCTCAAATGTCTCTTCTCCGTTGTCGTCATACACGGCAATTTGATCTTGGCCGTTTAATTCCAGAGTTGCGACATCTATATCATCAACAGAAGCATTTGCGGTACTTGCGGCCTTTTTCGCAGCCAACCGCTTAGATTCTCCAAAAGATAGTGCCATTTGCTCACTCCTCTCTTATTGTTCATCTGCCGTAGTGGCAGTTAATTCGGGAAAATATTTATCAAACAAATTGTCCTGATAGAACGTATATTTGTTGTTTACGATATAAGTGTAATAAGGGTAATAGCGGCTCAAAGAAAGTGACATCGTGCCTTCACCCAGATTCATAGATATACTCTTGATGATCCAATCCACTGGGGTCTTACCGCCCAGATATTTGGCAGCATACTGGATCTTTTCATTCACGTCGAGCCACGGAACCAGTCGTGTGGTCACACTCAGGCCGTCAGTCAGGCGGGCACGCTTCCACAGTTCGTATTGACAAACTTCCATAGCTGCGTCATCCGTGGTGTAATTCTCGTAGTCTCCACCCGATAGAATCTCAGTTCTACGACCGATCTTTTCAATGGACAATCGTGCATTGTACAGGTCATCAATATTGTTCGGGTCATTCACACAAATAAAAGCCATGTTGTCGCAGTTATCTTCTGCCTTTTGAGCTTCGATCTCTTTGGTAGCCGGGATTTCGTCCACCAGTTTTGCCATAGCGTGACTCTGCTGTTGGCCCAAAAAGTAGATGCGGCCAGTATTCGGATTCCACTGGAGAACATAATACTTCGTTGCCTTAATACAGCCTGGGTCTTGAATAATATCCGAACCATTAGCATCAGTCAAAGAACGATACAGCGTACTTGTTTTTGTCTCAGAGTGAACCTGTTCATTGCCGTCTTTGTCTTTAGGTTCCTTCCATGTAAATGTCAGCACTACCGTCATTGCGCCGCTTAATACATTACCGTTCTTATCCGTTTTGGCAGCTTCAACATTTGCAGGAGCAACAAAAGAAACTTTCGTTTCACTCGTCAATGTTGTTTTGGTTGCATCTAATACAAGGTTAAGTGTCTTATTTGTACCAGACCATCCTTTTACAGTTGCAGCTCCATCCGCTTCAATCGTCGCACCAAACACTTCGACACAGTTTCGAACAGCGGAATAATCCACCGTGGCCGATTCGCCATCGTTTGTCACAAGCTTCTCGAATACTTCCGGGTCAAGTACAGGCGGGTCGTCAAATCCACTGGGGATTTCCTTGCATACAAACACATCATCGTCAAAACGCATCTCAAACGGATAATACAGGTCACGCAATTCTGATAGAATATCCCAAACAGTCGAGCCGGTATCATAATCCAAGTCGTGTGGGACAGTGCGGCTCCAATAGTCGATGGAATATTTCTTGAACTCCGTCTCATCTCTCAGCACCGCCCAGATGGCATCACCGATACGAGTGCCTTTCTCAATGCGGTGTGTGCCACCAACCAGCTGTCCACCCAGATCTCCGTTGATACGAGAAACCAAATCAACACAGCTGGCCTGCACAGTGTTTTCTGTTGCGCTATATGTAAAGCCATTGGATGTAAATGTATAGCATCCTTCGTTATACCAATAGATTTTTACGCCATTGACATAAGAACTGTCAGCTGAATTAGAGTAGCTGAGATATAACTCGTTATAAAGCTCATTCAGCGCGGTCTTTGTGTCGATTATTTCCGCTTGAATGTCGTGCATGGAATGTCCTGCAAACACACTGGTTTTTCCGTAGGTCTCCCTTAGTTCGTCCTCACTCTAACCGGCAATAGCAGAAACATCTACCTTGCCAAGCGTAACTCCGTTCAGAACCATACCTTCAACGGCTGCGATCATTCCGTGAACATGCATTTTATTGCCATACACAAAACTATCAATGCCTGATTTATCTATTTCAAGGATATTGGCAGGGGAGAGACCGCCGCTCATTGACTTCGCTTTTGTTGCCACAGCATCCAGATAAGCCCAGATATCATCCTTCACAAGCGGTACAAGTCCGTCTTTGGTCTGCAGCATCGGTGTAAATGCGATATAAGGTCCATTTTGACAAATTGGGTCATCACTTCCCAAAACTGTAGAGTAATCACCAAGTTTGGTGTACCATTCCTCTGCTTCAGCTGGGTCATCCGGTGGCGTGCCGTCATTGATCTGGTCAAAGAACGTATGATACTTTGAGATATTAGCTCGTGTCCACACCAGTACATCTCGATTCAGGTTGTCGATATTGCCATATTTTGCATAGCCACTGGCTGTAATGTCCTGAATCAAATCATCATAGTTCTTCGTAGCAAGCTGATAATCCACATTCGCCTGAATCATCTCATCAGTGCTCTTAGAACCGCTGATTTTTGATATTCCTCTTCCTGACAGACCAATGAATACACGCACATTTTTACTGATCCAATCCTCTTCCGTCAGGCTGGAAATGCCGCTCTTTTTACCCAGATATAGGGTCACATTAAAGGTTCGCCGCACATCAGACTCTGAGTCAATAGAAACAGAGCCGTCGATTACAAGACCTTCTAAGCTGTCGATCGTAAGAAAATCCTTGTTCAACATATCAATGCGGCAGTAAATATTAGACGAATGATTGTTCAATAGCGCCAGGTCTGCGTCAGTCGGAAGATATGTCATACGCTGCCTCCCGGCTGATAATCACTCAGCCCATTGTTATACATGTCGCTCTCACTCTCTGCGTCACCGAGCTCCACAAAGTCGAATTCCAATACGCCTTTGTCGTAATGATCAGAGCAGGAGATAGACACATTGCCATTGACACCCATTAGCCATCTGCGGCCATCAAACATCTTCAACAGCTTTGCACTGCCGTTGGTCAGCCACTCACTCAGCTCATCACGGAACGCATTACCGCCATTGATATCAAAGTCTTTCATTGTGTTATCAAAACGGATGCCAACACCAGAGAAGTGGCCGCTGTAATAATTGGCTTCACTGCCAGCAAACAGATACGGGTACTTGCTTCCCATCGTCTCGACAACTGTAGCAGAACGTACCTTCTCAACACTGTCGACTTTCGGCTCAAGGAAAATATGATAGGTCTTATTGCCGTCAGTGATCACAGCACCATCAAAGTCACTTACAACGCTGGCCTTCGCATAGCCAAGCTCAATGCCATTTGCAACTGGAGCTACGGCGTACTCATAGTCGGTCTTGCGGCCAATAGCGTACAGGTCGGTGTAATCAATCATCACATAACCATCGTCAGCGCTGTACATATAAAAATCATTGAAGTCTTTTGGCTCCAAATCCTGATTCTTTGTTGCCGATACCTCAACACGATAGTATTTCATGTTGTTCAAGAAGGTCTCAGAGAACCACTCTTTGTACTCGCTGGAACTCCTGAATTCGTCGGTCGATGTAAAATCACTTGATGCCTTGATGAACTTGCGGTCAGCGGTATATGCAATCAAACAAAACGCTTTGTCCTCGGATTTGAACTGGAAAGAAAGAACTCGATTCTTGTCGATATAATTCGAAGTCACCGTCTTATAGTTGCCCATCGGTTGACCAGTCGTTTTATTGATGTGGAGGTTCGACCAGCCCATCTTCATAATAACATGGTTCAGATCGATCTCTTCCTGATAAAGCGAAGTCCAGATTGCCGCACCTTTCTTGCGCCGCTTGATCCGCAGGGCATTTGCACCGCTGCTCTGTGTCAGAAAATATTGTGCGTGCATACTGATATTAGCCATACGATAATTATTCTGCACGGTGAATTCTACGTCATCCACATACTCTGGATAGTCAGTTCGGAACGCCTGCAATCCAGTGTCCAGCTGATAGCCGCCAACAGACTCTGCCGTCGCTCTCAGATAGTACAGGGTATGGTTGTCCAGTCCATCGATCTGGAAACCCTTCAATGAGTCGCGATAATAGTAACTCACCGACTTTTTCAGCAGCTCACGATTCGCATCATAAAGCCAAAATTCATAACGATTTACAGATTCACCCTCCGATACCTTATACTTGTAAGAGAACTCAAAGGAATAAGAAGGGTAGGGGATAGTAGTCACGCCGGAAGAACTCAGGTCATTCAGTTTGATTGTCGGTTCCTCATGGCAATAAAACAGCAGCTTGTCCGAGTATTCTGAAAACAGATTTGTGCCTTTCAGTCGGCAGCGAATAATCATATAGTACGGATCTTTGCGGTTCTCAAACGTGCCTGCCGGAATCGTAAAATATCGTGCTAGACCAGTGCCACCGGCAGGGAATGTACCAAACTTATACACACCTTTTGAAAGCGTATCACCCTGTAAAATACTGCCCGTCGGAGTATCGAAGACGATAAGAGCAATGATATCAATGTCTGCGTATGCGGCAAACTGAAATGTATGATCCTTTGTGGCATCAAATGCGCCGATTTTAGATAGAATTGGTTTCAAGTTATCACCTCCGAATTATTCCTTCGATATATAGCAAAGCTCACCATTGGTATTTACGGCCAGATTCAATGCGGCCAGAAAATTATCAACAGTGATTTCTGAAATCGTTTTATTGATATCTGATACGTTCGTTTTTAAGGTCGAGATATTTGAGTTCGCAGCCGAAATCTTACGTGTCACATCCTGATAATGATTAGATTCAGCTGTTTTTGCCTTATCGAGGTCTGTCCTTAACAAAGAGATATCAGAAGTATTTTGCTCAATATTACTTGTATTGTCGCCCACCTGCTTTTTGGTAGCGATATAATCCCTATTTGTAAACCCGCCAATATTATCGTTAAAGCCATTCATTGAGCGCCATAGGTCGGCAACATCCTTAGCTTCTTTTGTTTCAAGAGCGCCTACCCGTTTAACTGCCGCATTTGCAGTTGTATCATCCGTATACTTTGTCGCAACAGCCCAGTCACTGAATGTCCATTTTTCTGTTTCGCCTCTCGCAGTAGTACAGATATACAATGCGCCGCCAATACCACCATAAATCCACAAATCATTCACATCGTATGGAACAGTTGGCGTGTCAGTAAAAACACGGACTTTTTCAGTTGCAAGATCTCGTGCGGACGTTGCCATCGACAGTGCATTGATAACACCGGCGTCCACAATCTCCATCCAGAAATATTGCTGTTTATCCTGGTCATATACCCAGCGATAGCAAATACCAGTCCTTTTATCATAGTAGATGTCGTTGACGTGTGCTTTTTTTTCTTCATCTGTTTTCCAATCTGAAGCAGGGTAGTTGTATGTATGCGGATGACCATTTCTGTACCAAGTATTGATGGTATTTCGCAGCTGACCCTGAACAGTATCTTCTGTCTGCTGGGATTTGTCTTTCATCGATGCGAATTCAGCATTCAGGCTATCGACACCGGACACCAGAGATTTCACTGTTAGAATCTCAACGCTGGTATTACTCTCCGATACAATCAAGTTACGAAAGTTGCCCTGCAATGCAGTTACAACAACCTTCTGGCCTACAATATAGTCATGGTTTGTTACAATGCCGTACTCGCCACCGAATACAGCAATTTTATAGTGCTGGTCTTCTTTTTCTGTAATCACTCCATAGGCGGACACGTCAAATTTTGCATTCTTTACAGCGCGTTCAGCGGCAGAAGTCACCACCTCGGCCAGCACATCAATAGCTGATTTATCTGCCATTTTTTTCCTCCTAATAAAAAATAAAAGCCGACCCGCTAGGCTATCCTAGTGGTATCGGCTGTAAAAGCTATTACTTACCGCTTGCTTTGCATTTGAGCAACCTTAGTCGGTAACTTCTGTTTGATTTCATTCGCCAGAGCGTCAGAGCTGCCAACAGGATTCGTGATAATAATATCGCCAATCGAAGTTGTAACATCTCCACCGCCACCCTGAACAATCGGCTGAGAACCGTACTTTGCCATCTGCTTCTGGAACCATGCATCCGGGTTGCCACCCATCTCAAACAATTTCGATGTAATGTCAGCAGGCACCACACCATCGCCAGTCTCGAGGTAAGTGTATCGACCGGAATCCGGTTTACGAACCAGCATCTCAGGACCCTGCTCGTCAACGTTAGCAAAATTAGACTTCTTTATTTCCTTTGTGCCACTTGCAAAACCAAGTAATGATCCAAGGAACTTAAACGGTGCTGTAACAACATCGGCTATGCCTTGGCCAACGCCTCTAATGAACTGCCCGGCTCCTTCCGCAATATTCTCAAGAGCCCCTTTCTGTTTAGCAGGCTGTTGAGCAGTTTGTTGTTGCTGTTGTGTCTCTTGCTTTGCTTTCTCCGCCTTTGTAGCGACAGCTTCAAATGCATCACCTGTGGTCGCCAAATCGTTTTTGATCGATGTAACGGCAGCTGTACATCCGGCCTTGATGGCGTTGTAAGACTGATCCATCACCCACTGCATATTGTTTGCTAAATTCGTAGCGCCAGGTTCTACATTCTTCCACGAATTGTCTGCATCCGTTTTCAACTGACCATTCTCACCAAATGTATTAGAGCTCGAAGAATCAATCTCGGCATAACCATCTTTCACCGTTCCCTGAGTCATTTCTGCCAGATTAGTTACGCCAGCCTCGTTCATACTCCAACTATTGTCAAAGCACGCACGCATATCGTACATCAGCTTCTGGGTGTCTTGGCTGGTGTCAGCCCATGCCTGCTCCATTGTCTTTTGAACATTGGTGCTCAAGGTCTTAACACCGCCGCCAACCTTGTTCCAGCTATGACCGAACGCCTTGGAGATCTCGTTCATGGCCTTATTTGTACTGTCAACAGAAGACTTATAAGACGCATTCAGCTTTTTAGCAATCTCCTCGGACATATCGCCAGAAGTAGAAGCAAGACTGTTCCATCCGCTGGTATAAATCTTTTGCAACGAATCAAACATCGTGTTGGTGACATCTTCAACCTGTTCAGCGCTCAGACCAGTATTCTCATTCAGTGCATCAAAGGTATTGTTCACCAGCTCATTCATCTTTTCAGACATCTTTTTGCTGGTTGCTTCAATATCCTTTGTATCCAGACCGAGCTCGCCAGCCACAGACTTCCAGCTTGACTCAAAGTTGCTCGTCATAGACGAAATTTGACTCTGAGCCGCTTTCTTTGTGTTGCTGGTAGATTCTGTCACTGTCTTAGAGGAGTTGATCTTACCGACCGTAGACATACGATATACAGTCTTAGTGGCCATATAAATCATGCTTTGAACGGCGGCAATGATCGGATTATCACTCTTCTTGAAGATATCAGAGAGCCCAGACATGAACTCGTTTGTATCACCAAGGATCTCATCATACTCGCTCTCGAAAATTGAGCCAACACCAGCGGCTGCGGCAGCTGCGGCACCGCTTAATTGAGCATTCGGACCTTGGGCACTCATACCGGCACCGGCAGCGGCACTACCGGTCGCTTCGGCCAAGCCTTTTGCCAACCAGCCCTCGGGATCAGCACCAATCGCCATCAGGTTATCTGTCTGCTTGGCTGGAATAACACCGTCACCTTTTTCAAGATAGGTCATGCGTCCCTGGTCGGGATTACGAACAATCAGCTCTTCGCCCTTTTCATCAACGTTTGCAATCTGGCCCTTCTTAACGCCACGAGTACCTTTTGCATATTTCTTTGCTTGGAATGCGGGAGTAGGTTCATCAACCTGTGTACTGGAAACATTACTTGCAATTGAAGCAATCGTAGCAATCAGAGCAACTGCACCTGCAACAGCTGCGGCGGCAGCAATCCAACCAGCAATAGGAATAGAAGAAAGAGCGGCAGCAATCGCTTGCATCATAGCGGCCATAGCACTGCCAACGCTCGTCACCAGAGTACCAAGTCCAGCGAAGATAGAAGGGAAGAAGCTTACAACGCCAGACGAGATGGCACTACCGATAGACTGTGCGCCAGCTGCAATTGGGCCAAACATACTTCCGACGGTCTCAACAATGCCACCAAGACCAAGTCCTGTCTGGCTGTTCAGCAGGCCAAATCCTTCTGTGAAGAACGAGCCAATGTCAGTAAACATCAACCCGGTTTTCTCAGAGATAGATGTCTATGCACCTGAGAAGAACTTGCCGATACTGCCAAGGTTGTCTTTCGCAGAACCAACCAGTCTCTCAAAGAATCCACCAGATACACGCTGAATATCGCCGGTATTCACCTTTATTGTGTTGCCAAGGATATCCAATGTCGCGGTGGTGTCTGATTTTAGTGCGGCAAAACCAGCCCTGTTCTTACCAGTAATCCAGTTCCAGCCATCAGAAACCACCTTGGCTGCTCCATCGAACATCTTCTTAAAGCCGCCACCAAGATCAAAGTCACCATTTTCGCCAGTGAACATGTTCTTGATTTGGTTGATAAAGCCAAAGACTCCACCACCGTCGCCACTTCCACCATTGAGGAGGTTCAAGACATTCGCCAGCGTCTCCAGTGTAGAGATAAGATTGGAGATATCAGTGATAACATTCTTGACGTTTGTCGCGCCCTGAATGGCCTGCATATTGTTAAGGACGCTATCCTTGAAACCGTCATAGTGACCTTCCATCTGCTCAAAGGTCATGGCCTCGAACTCGGCTGTGTATTTCAGCTTCTTCTGATAATCATCCCAGCTGGTGCCGATAAGATTGTTAGCTTCCTGAACTTTATCCTTTAGCTTGTTTAACCTGTCGATTTCGTCCTGTTTCTTGTACTCGCGCTGCTTGTCAGACAAGTTCTGCCCAGCTTCACGAACAGCATTTTTATCTGCTTTCCATACGAAGCCCTGACCTCTGCCGCCATATACATGGACAGTCTTATTGGCCTTTGCACGCTCGTATTCATCCTGAAGTTTTGCCAGTTCGATTGCTCGCTCCTGTGCGTCATTTTCTTCATTCAGCGCATCGATACGTTTGTCAATAACATCGATCCAGGCTTCGCCCTGAATCTTGAGGTCGTTAGACTGTTTGTCATTCAAGTCATCAAAAACGCCGATAAAAGAATTCAAAACAGTATTCAATTGGGACATCAGAGTCTTCAGCTTGTCAGCCGATTTGCCCATGCCCTCCATCGAATCTGCGCCCTTGTCAAGAGAGTCCGCCAATGCACGCAGAATCTCTGCCTGATCTTTGGTTTCTTCTTTTAATTCGAGTTCTGCAGCCTTTGCCAGAATGTCGGCCTTGGTTTTTGCCAGCATCGCTTCTTTATTAAAGACAAGCTGGTTGCCCTCCAATTTAAGGAACTGCAGATACTCGGGAGACATTGTAAGTAGTTTCTGAATACTGTCAATGCTTAAACCGCCGTAAGTGTTGTACTCGTTTGCGACATCGCTCAAATCGGTCCATGCGCTCTGCATATCGTCGATCTTGGAGCTGAACTCTTCAACCGTAGAACCCAGTCCGTCAAAATAGTCCTGAACAGAAATAACGTCGTTCTTGATATTATTTGCTGCAATTTTGTAACTCTTGGCGATAGCTTCAGATGCAGCGCCACCTTCAGAGCTGGCAGCTTCTGCTTGCGCTTCGAGAGATTTAACAACAGCATCTTTCAGCACGTCTCCGCTCAGATCAATCTTGCCCGTTTCTTCATTGTAGGCTTTATTGATCAGATCTGGGTCGTATTTGCTATACTTTTTGATGGATTGCAATGCGGCACTTTGGGCTTCAGTACCTTCATAATCAAGCGCACCAGTACGGCTCTTTTCTGTCTTTTCCTTAATAGTCTTACCGTTGTCCCATGCGTCTTTGAAACCGTCGGTGATTTCTTTTGCCCCTGAGAGAGCAGCGCTATAACCTTCAATCGCCGCAACCAGATCCCAGTAGGACATGGTCTGATCCTTGATATTACGGTTTGTCCACTTAAGAATCTTGTTATACTGAGTTGCACTCGCATTATCACCTTTGATTTTAGCATCTTTTAATTCTGCTTCCATCAATTCTTTGAATTTTGCAGTCTGAATTTCAAGTTTTCCCGTTGTATCGTTCTTCTGAAGCACCGAAGAATATTTATCCTCAAGGCCGGTCAAACTCTGAACGGTTTGCATTGTCAGATAACCTTGTTCGTTAAACTCTTTCATTGCAGATGTAACAGTAGACCATGCGTCAAGGAAAGTTTGAGCAGCTTTAGAAGAATTATTTGTGGAATCACTAAATCCATTCAGTTGATTTTTTAGACCACTAGCACTATTCATGGCGTTATTCATATTAGTGCTGATCAAAGATAATCTGGTATTTAAAGCCGTCATAACAGAAGAGATTTTCCCTTCAATCTCATCTGCATTATCTCCATTAGCGGCAGCTTGTGCACCAGCAAGAGCTCCTGCTAATTCGCCAGTGCCAATTGTAGCATCTTTCAAAGCCGGGCAGAGAGCTTCTAGCTTTTTCTTTTCGTCTTCTGTGGCCTCAGTATAGGTATCGGTTTTTTCTGCAGCATCACCTGTTGCAATTGCATGCAGCTCAGAAATAGCTTGTGAAATAGCTTCCATTTGTGCTTGAGCATACTGAGCAGCAAGTAAATCTGCATAAGCATTTTGATTGAGTTGAAGTTTGCCATTGACAAGCTCAAGGGTATTGAGGTATGCATCATCCATCTGAAGTAAACTCTGTAAAGAATCAATGCTCAAATACCCATATTTGTTATATTCTTCAACTGCAGTAGAGCAATTCTTATAAGCGGACTGAATGTTGTCAATAACGCCCATTGTCTCTTCAAGCTGAGACGCATAGTTGTTAGCTGCCTCAGCATTACTTACCTGAAGAAAACCAAATTGCTCAAATACACCAATCAAATCTCCAAAAGAGATATGTGCTTTATCAGCTGTCTCGTGTAGAATTTTTAGTGCGTTCGATTCCGCTTCCGTTTGATGTTCAGTATCAGCATCGATATTTAAGACGGCATCGCCAGTCATGCCGCTAAATTCATTAACAGCGCCGACATAAGAATTGCCTTTAGAATCATTCGTACCACGACGAGACATGGAAGCTTTGACTGCACTAACTTTTTCTGCAAAGATACCAACATTGGTCGTATCAACACTAGTATCGTCTTGTGCATCTGCAAGAGCCTTAGTGGCTGCGGTCATTGCGTTCGTGCCGGCAACATATTCATCTTTGTACTGATCAAAATTATCGGCGTCGGTGCTATAATTGCCCATCTGCTCAGACACGGCAGTAGACAATTCCTCAACCTTGGTCTTCTGGGATTCAAAAGTTTCATTCAGAGCATCGAGTTCTTTCTTTTTGTTTGCATACTCTTTAGAATCTTTCCCGCTAGAGGCTTCAATTTGGTCAAGTTCAACCTGAAGATCACGACGTTTTTGAGTAGTATCTTCGAGTGCTGCTGTATACTCCTGGAGAGATTCAGTCTTGGTAACTTTATCTGGTGTCGGAGAGAATATCGTAATAGGATTACCATTAGAATCATAAGACACTTGTGGTTGCGTACTAGATTTAACGATACTATTTTCTGATTTATCATTCACAACAGCGCTTGTATCTATGTTCGCCTTATCATCAGCGTCTTTTGAAATCTGCTTCTTCAGTTCCAGCTGTGCTTCAAGCATATCGTTGATAGCCTGAAGACGCTCGCGCTCGGCTGGATCGACAATATCTTCGATTTTATCAGCGCCGGCTGCCTTTACGGATTTATTTAAGTCATCAATCTTAGATTGAATATCTTCAACATCCTGAGCGGCATGATCTGCTGCATCGTGAGAATCGTTCATTGCGTCGACAAGCTGTTCGGAGGCGGATTTGAGGTTCAAAACATAATCTACGGCTTTAGAACCAACCCAAGCAATTAACGCGATGCCAAACGAAATAGCAGCCTGTTTAGCCAAAGAGATGGTGATGGTAAGTGCGTCAAGGGCCAATTTTTGTGCCCATGTAGTAGCTGTCTGCATTTGTTGACCGAACACAGTTGTAAGAATACTCTGTGCAAGCTGCTTTTCAGTCATCTTTGTCTCTTGAACAGCTGTTGCGCAATCTTTGTAGGCCAGTCTCTTAGAAAGAACGGTTTCAATATCTTCGCCATTAGCATTTGCTACCTCAGTGGACACCATAAGATAATCACCTTCGGTGTCCATTAAACCGGTTTCTGTGAGAATTTGCTCTCTCAAAGCATCTGTAAAGCCACGAGATTTAAGTTCTGCATCAACAAGTGCGCCACTAACTTTCTTACCAGAAGCTGCTAATTGTAGGTATTTCTGAACCGTTTCTTTTATTTTTTCATTGCCTCCAAAATCTGTCATTTTGAAAACAGCTTCTTGTTTTGTTTTGTCTAGGCCTGCCAATTGTGCTGCGTAATTTTCAACGTCATGGAAGCCGGCCATGGTATTGCTCATGTCAACTTTTTTTCTTCCACCAATTTTAAAATCTCCTGCAAGCATATAAGTTTGCATAAATTTAGGAAGATCTTTTAGCTTTTCAGATGCAGAAATTGCTCTTGTCAAAGTTCCATCAAGAGATTTATTAACTTCAACCATTGACTTGTTGATTGTCTAATCATATAATTATATTAGTGGTCAAATAATATAAAATAACAATGGTGATAATTATGAAATTTGGTGAAATGCAGATAGATGTCATCTACAAAGGAAATGATGGAAATTTTATCGAAAAAGCAAAAAGAACAAAAGAAGGGAAACGGCTATTTAAACTTCATCCAGAGTATGGATACTTAAAGAAAGACAAGGATGCGAAGACGGAAGATGCGTTTTACCGACTTGTTTTGTATACTTATATGGTCGACGCAATATTAAAAGATAGTAATTATTTTCAGTATATCTATAAAGAAATATATGAAAGAAATCAAAAATTTTACGACGGTTGTTCTGAAAATGAAACAGTGTCAATTTCTTGGACGAATGACGAATTCTTAAGATGGTACACGAACTATCTCCGTGAACAAGCAGATCCGGGTTGTCTTGAACGTGAAAAAAAACAGCGTGAAAAAGAACTCCAAGAATCCATCGCTTTCCACGCAGCTGTGGCAAAAATGGATGAAGAACGCCATCCTCATGTCATCTGTCCATACTGCAAGTCCACGAACACTGAAAAGATCAGCACCGTAAGCCGCGCCGTGTCTGTGTCTCTCGTGGGGGCTGCCAGCGGGAAGATCGGCAAACAGTGGCATTGTAAGCAGTGCGGAAGCAACTTCTAAGCCTGCGCGGAGGACATATAATGGAAATTTCACTTGAAAAAGCACAACTTATTTCAGAATTAGAAGAAAAGATAGCCAATAACACCTATAACGAACACAACAACTATGGACGAGGCGGCTGGTATCGCTATCCAATCAACTATAAAGATGTCCATGATGGGAAAGAATACAAATGGGACACAAGAGCTGTCTACGTTAATTCGGATGTTGTAGAAAGTATGCGATACGACTTTGGTGAAAACCAACTCTATATCGGATATGCATTAGAAGAAGTTCTTGACTACCTTGAAACACGATATCATCTTGACTTTACAGAACTCGAAAAGAAAGAGTTGGCTAAATTTCATACTGATGAAGACGATGATGACTGATAACCGCACAGTTAGGTACCGAAGCTCGGCAAACAGTTCAAGTGTAAGAATTGTGGGTATGAGTGGTAAGAAATAACTAACTCAACGGGCGTAAAGAAACACCCGGAGGTGCATAACTTCCGGGTGCTTGCTTGTTTAATCGAATGGATAAAATTCTTTGATTTTTGGAGAGCCATCGTCGTAAGCCATTTCAAAACACTCAATATTTGACATTGGAATACAGAGAATCTGGTCGCATGGCTCGTCATCTTTAGATTTTGAGTTTTCGTCTGTCTTTTTTGCTAGGACACTATTGTAATTAGTAAGGATTAGCCAATCATCGTCAGCTTGGTGGATAAGTCCACAATACGCACGACCATCAGATAAATAAACGATGACGTAATTGCAACCATCAAGATCTAATGTTGAAAGCCAAATATTTTGAATATCAGATAGTCTGAGATATGAAAACAGTCGATCAATCAATCCGATTCTCTGTAGTCCATACAAAATAAATGGCAGCATCGTACAAGTAACGACATAAATAGCCTCATTGAATCGTGTTATGGCACAAGCGTCTACTACTATCTTTACAATATAACTAATTATAATTGCCCAGAAAATAAAAGCAGAGTGGTCTTGCTTTTTAAGAAATATAAAATTATAAATAGTTAATGTAATTGCACCTGGAATAAAATATGCGAAAAGTTCTGGTAAGAATTCTATAATTTCTTTCATGTCATTTAATCACCTCTGTTTGACTTTTTCTTTAGGCTTTCCGGGATTTTGATTCTTTGGAGAATATGTGTAAGTTCCATTACGTTTTTGAATATACTCTTGATTGCTTTTTGTTTCTGGATGTTTTACAGAAGTTTTGCTTTTGTTTTCCATGATTTAACACTCCTTTTATAGAAGTGTATCATGGTTCAAAGATGGTGTCAACTGCATATCCGCTTTACGCAATCCAACAGTCAGTCGGAGGTGCGAGTTTCTTACGATTATGTAATCTGACTTCGTATTCTTCTTCTGTTACTTTATCATAAGATTTGGTATCATCGTTCCACAAATAGAGTTCGTTTTCGTGATGGACTTCGCTTTCGATACAGTCAAAGAGAATCATTCCGTTAGCCCATCCTGGATCTCCTGGACTGTAGTAAGTTTTAGTATACGTCATAATCATTCTCCTTTATAAAAATAGCAAAAGCCCGGCCTCCCAGTAGTAGGGAAGTCGGGCTTGTTCATTATGATAGCTGCACAGCAGTTATTTCAGAAGTTCGGCGATCTCTTCGGCAGTCATACCGCTGGCCAGTGCATTGGCAACAATATCTTCTGCCTTTTTGCGATTCAGCTCTGCGGCAATCTTTGCGTCAGCATCAGCCTTTTTCTTTTCGAGTTTTACAATCTCTTTATTGAGTTTTTTCAGCTCTACTTCCTTTGCTTTCCTTTCAGCATTCAGTGCGGCAATATTCGAGCCGAGAGATGCGATTTCGTCAGCGATAGATTCCGCTGCGGCATTTTTCTCAGCGATCTGTGCTGCGTAATCAACGCCATCGAGAACCTTTGTTTTATTCTTGCTTCCTTTGGGTCTTGCCATAGTAAAAATACCTCCGTATATTTTGGATACGCGATTGTACTTTTATTATAGCTTACGCTGTAAGCAGTGTCAATATAAACTATGTCGAAAGGAACTGATCTTCAATTTTGTCTATTAGCAAATCAATGTCTTCAGGTTCTCCGTATTTTATCTCAGCCTGAGATGGTGTACGAAGGGTGAATATAGTATGATTGTCGTAATTACTTATAGAGTAATCCATAGAAGACAGAATATCCATCCCAATAATAGCATCATAAACACGAGGCTCGTCTTCGAGAACAGTCAATTCTTGGTTCTGAAAATAAATGTCAGACGATAGAATTAAATTTGCAAGAACAGAAGGCCTATTTGCATCTTTTTCTCCAAATTTAACGTGATATATATTCCCTGTTAATTGTAAGTTTAAAGAGGTGGACACAAAACTAGAAACATAACTTGCCGCCGCACCCGTATCAATAAGAGTCTGAACTTTCATCATACAGCTATCGGTTTTAAAAATCACAGGAATGACAATCAATCTTGCGATTTCATTATAAATATAAGTGTATGTTTTTACTTCACGCATAATCATCCTTCTTTTTTTATTATTAAGTAAGATTCAAATGGGCCCAAGTAATCAATATCTGGAAGAAGCTTTTCGTTTTCAGCCTGACATTTGTAAAAATAATCTGTCATAGCCGTTTTTTCTTCAATAGATAGTTTCTTACGTAACTGAAAATATTTATTCTGCCATCCTAATCGATGTGGATGATCAAAATACCAAGCCCACGCATATTTCTCGCAAAGCTTGCGCATCTCTTCGTCCATATTTTCCTCCTGATACTATCATATAATAATACTTCTGTCAACGTCACGGCGTATACCATGGTTTTACTTTCTCCACTTTTGACGGCAGGGGAGAGCCCGCCTGTAATTTTTGCCTACAGCGTTAAACGCACGTAGGTGATTTGGAGCACCCCATAGTGAATCTACGGCGCTGTTACGCACATAGTTCCACTCCGACATTATGCTCTCTGAAGCTTCTTCCAACAGTTTGCTTAATAAGGCTCTGCCGGAAGCTTGCCTGCGGATTCCTTTCGGTTCCCGGACGAGAATTACCCAAACTCGCCACAGCTTACGCTGCCATGTTCGTCGGTTTTACTAAATACTCCCTCGCACTGCAGCACTTAATATAATAAGCGCAGCAGGCTTGTTCCGTGTCACCACCCGGAGTATTGCTGGGCACAATCGTGAAACCCGTCATTTTGGGTTTACCCAGCTGAGTGATAAAGGTTGCGATACCAGCGCCCATTGGAATAGCGCCAGTAAATTTGATCATTGCATCTGCGGCTTTTGTAAGTCCAGTTGCGAGAGATACAACAGTCTTGACCAGACCGGAGTCAAGTACATCGGTAGAAAGAGCTTGGAAAGATGCGTCAAGCTGAGCAAGACGACCCTGAATAGAATCAAGGTATTTCTCATTCTCAGCCCATGCGACGTTTGCGCTGTTTGCAGCAGATTCCATAGCAGATTCAGCAACGTCAAAATTGTTTAGAATAGCACTAACTGCATTTGCGTTTCTCTTCCCGCCAATCATTTCAGTGACGTTCGCCTGTGTTACATCGGATAGACCACTCCATACTTGAGACAGCTCTTTCATGATTTGATATGTACTCTTGAAATTTTTGCTATCCAGCATGATGTCAACGCCAGTCAGAGATTTCAGTTCGCTACGAAGTTCAGATACAGAATTGGCCATGCCATCAACTTCAACGCCTGCATTCTCTGCGTCACTTTTAGCAGCACGGAGATACATAGAAAGACTTTTTAAAGTTGTACCGACCGTATCTGCATCTTGGATAACTGCGTTTGCAGCGGTACCAAGCGCAATAGTTTCTTCCAGCGTATTATTAGCGGCCGACATAGCAGCAGAACTGCGAGTCAAGATTTCACCAAGGTCTTTTGCGGTAACAGGTTGTGTATTTGCTACAGCGTCAATTTTATTAACAACGTCCTCTGCCTGATCAGCAAGCAAACCAAAGCCTTGCATTGTCGAAATCAGATACGAAGATGAGGTGTTAACGTCATCAATTTCGTCTCCCACGTTTTTGAGCAGGGTAGAGTAGGTAGCCATATTCTCGGCGTCTTCATCAGAATAACCGAGGCGCTTCCAATCAGCAGTCGAATTGATGTAATCACTAATCGAAACACCAAGCTTTTGTGCTTGATCAGACGCGCGGCTCATATACTCTTCAAGAGATTTGCCGGCGTATTCACTGACTTTGCGCAGTTCTGTAACAGCTGTATCGATTTCAACTACATTCTGATATACGATCCGCAGAGCGTCTTGCATCTTGTGCAAAGCGGCCATGGTAATCATAGTGCTCAGATGCTGGCCAAAAAGCTTTTCAAACTTATCAACTAAAGTTTCTGTTTCAAGTCCAAGTTGTTTTGACTCAGCACGAAGTTCAGCATACCTCTTTTTTAGTTCGCCAATTCGTGCAGGTGCATCACTGCTATTCAAAGCATTTAATAACTCATAAAATCCTTTTCCTGTGTCTGTGCCTTGAAGTTTTTTATTTGCATCAAGGTAATCATGGATCATTGATTTCAAATTTGCAACTTCAGTAGATGCTTTATTAAATGAACGCTCCTGCGAAGTGGCTGCATTAAATTTTTTGGCTTCTTGTGTTGCTTCACTGTATTCGTTATTAAGCGCGTTTAATGCATCAGTGATAGAATTGATGTTACTAGCTGCTGTTTTTGTTAAATTACTTGTGGCCTATGTTTTTGCAGCTTGTACAGGATCGGTTTCTCCCTCGACACTGGTAAGTAAGTTGCTTAACTTGTCTTGTTTTTCTTTTAATTGAGAATAAAAGTTTTTATCTGTTCCGTTATTGCTTTTTACTTTCCCAATCAAAGACTGATTGGAGCCCATAGCTTTGTTCACTACGGATGCTCCTGCAATTCGAGCACTAGCTTGTTTTACAGCTTTATTTTCGGCATCGTTTACAGCATCAACCTTTATCTTTATTTCCTCCCAAATAGGAATGATTTCTTCCAGAGTCTTAGCGTATTCACTGGTTTGAGCAGGAAGTTTATTGAGTTTTGCAATCAGTTCATCAATGTTTTTAAAATCAACATCCTTAAGAGTGCCATCTTGCTGCCTCTGTCGTGCAATTTCAACACCTTGAGCAATTTTATTGCCTTTCTTCTCAAGTCCCTTATAGCCTTTGCGCCACAGGGTATGTTTTGCTTGAACAGAATAAGTGTTTTGCTTCAAAGCCAAAAGATCACTTGCATAATTATCATATTCGGCCGGATTCTTAGATGCAAGTTCTGCGGCTTGTTTTTCGATTTTTGTGATCTCGTCTTTTAACTCGTCATTAGAACTCTATGAAACCTCTTCTTTAAGTAAAGCAAATCTCTTACGAATAACATCAACTGCTGAAACAAGATCGTTTTCTGCTTTTTTAGAAGAATTTATAGCAATCATAACATTCTTCCAATTATCTTCTGCTGCTTTAACTGCATTATTATATTCTTCTGTGCCAGCAGTGGCTTTTGCAATTTCATCAACGAGTTGCTGTTGTACATGAAGAGCTTCTTGAATAGCTGTAGGGGTTTTATTGGCTGCATTAGCTTCTTCAACAGTACCGTAAGTCTTTTGTGCTTCTGTCAACTGATCAGTGATCTTTTTGCCACGAGTAGTTTGTGCAACTTTGTTTTTATTACTTTCATGGGCCTTTATAATGGAGATCTGGCGATCGACTTTTTCTTCGACTTCAGCATCTTCTTTTCCCATTTGATCCATTAAATCAGTATATTCTTGGATCGTTAATTTCATCGAATTTAAAGCTGCTTTTTTTTTCTCGTCTAATTCATCAATCGCTTTTTTTATAGCTATTGCTTCATCAGATTTTTCATCTTCTCCAAGACGTGCTTTCTTTAACTTATATGTGTTTTGTTCATTTCTATATGCGCGATAAGCAGAAAGTTTTTCATTATTATATTTATCTCTTTCGTTCTGAGCCGCTTGAATATTTTCTTGACTTTCTTTTACACTCTTAGAATCTGCATGACGCAGTCGAGTATAGTCTACTTCTCTATTGGCATATCGGAATTTTCGATCAACATACCATTTGTCGCTATCTGTATTTGTGTCGTTTAACAGCTTTACGATTTCATCACGATTTGCTCTTAAATTTTCAAGACGCTTTTTAATGGTGCCGACTTCATCCTCAGAAACATCGTTGAGCATGTTCATTGTCTCAGCGATTTTTTTATTGACTGTTATTAAGTCACTAATCAAACCACGGCGAGATGTAGAAGATTTTCTATTAGTAGAAGCTGTTTTAGTAGTATCTTTAGGGTTAGAAGCTTTTTCGGATGCATCTCGAATGGCATTAGCAATTTCAGCGTTTTTTAGAATCAGATTACCCTTAACATCAATACCGCCTTCTGGTAACTTGATGTTGTCTTTTGTGACAGTTACTTTGCCATTCATCACTATTGGATCAGGTCGCTCAATATCTTTGTCTTCAAGTTTGAGGTAACCTTTCAACTCAATAAGCTCTGACTTTCCAATGTCGTCTTGCGATTTCTTCTTTTTGTCTTTCGTCTCGGTATCAGTAGTCGTTGTGACAATTTTACCTTTAACTTCAACCGGGGTCTTCGGAGGAGTTATATCTGTGGCCTCAAGAGTAACATGGCCTTTGATATCTACTGGTGTTTCGGGTGCAACAACATCATCAGCACTCAAAATAACCTTACCATCAATTGCGGCCGGTTCACCAGTGACCGCGATAGTGGAGGTATCGATTTTAATAGAATTAGATTTATCGATATAATTGTTTGTCAGTTCAGAAATGCGAGTAAAATCAGCAATTTGATTCTCTAGTGAATGACTTAAATTATCGACTTCCTGCGCTACATACTGAAATGCTGGACCGAGTTCAGCTATTTCCGATACATAGCTCTCAGTTTTATTAACGACACTTTGTAATGCTTTTTTTGCAGATGTAATTGAATCGACATTTTTTTGCAATTCTTCTGTATTGCCAAATTGAACGCCATCAGAATCAACTACGACAACACCAGGAATTTGAACCGGATCTTTGACATCAACAGATACATCGGCATTAGTTATAACAACCTTACCACGAATAGAAACAGAAGATGAGCCGTCTTTGGCCCCGGCTGTACCATCTGTAGGATCTTCTTGCCCTTTGGAATCACCGGGAGTATTTTTTTGACCATTCGGTAAGACATCAATTAGAGTCTTTAGCTGTTTTACCTTCTCTTCAATATTGTTAACATGTTTATCAACTTCAACAGTAAGATTGTTTGAAAAATTTTTAGACTTACTCTCTAAATCATCCATTGCGGCACTAACTTCGCCAATAGATTGAATGATTTTCTTTGTATTCTCATCGAGAACAGATGAATCAATAGGGATGCCAGCACCAATAGATTCTTGCTCGGATTTTTTTAGCCCATCTATTTCCTTTTTAGAACGATCGATTGATTGCCCGATTAAATCATTAAGATGAGTGAATGTCGAAGCATAATCTAATAAGTCTTGATAATCTTCCACTGACTTGGAAAAAACAGAATAATCTCCACCTTGACCTCTGAGATTAGAGATATCTTCAAGGCCGCCTTTTGCATTATCAATAAAATTTTTCAAGATAGAACCTTTGATGTTAAGATTTTTTAATGCACCAGGAGCATTATACAACTCTTCCAATTGAACAATTGCATTTTTTATAGAATCATATGTCTTTTCAAAATCTTTGAATGTGCTATTATAAACAGATTCATCCGCTTCGTCCCATGCTTTGGACATCAAAGAAAGAGAGTTGCTAAGATTGATCAGCGCCTTACTCATTTGATCAATTGAAGTTATATCACTATCTGCTGAAATCTTGCCCGCTTCTTTTAATTTCGGCATTTCGGAATAAATATCATTCAACTGTCGATTTAGCGTTTGCGCTTTTTTAATATCCTTTTTTGAGATTTCATTGAAAATACTGTCAACCGTTACATCTCGATTTCCACCACCAAAAAGTCCATACGTGGCTTTATTAGCAAGTGCAAGATTAGTTTGCATCTCCTTTAGATAATTAGAAAGAGTGCGATTTACACCACGAAGCTGCTCTTTTAGTTGCTTTGAAAGGTCATTGCCAAATTCTTTAACGTCTAGTTTGACCTTAATTTGTTGAGCGCCATTTTGTGCGGCAGTAATCTCGTCGTTAATCTGTTGCGTTAAGTTTTTCTCAAGATTTGGTTTGATATCAACACTATAAGGTCCACCTAATCCTTTTTCAATTTCGTCCTGTAAGTTAGATACATCAGGCGTAATAGGGACAGCAGGTAATTTTTTTATATTGCTGACTTGCGCCCGTACATCTTCTTCAAGTTTCGCCTTATTGATTTGCGGGTCAACCTTAACTTTGATGCTCAATTCTGGTTCTCTCGCCATGTTTTATTCCTCCTTCTGGAGCAACCAATCTCCGAATCTAAAAAAAGCAGGCTTTTAATAAGTCTGCTCATCTTTTTGATTATTTTGTATTGTCGTGATTGATCCGCTGCTCGACCATATTTACGATATCTTTATTGTGTTTATTGATATCTTTCTGAGTGTTCGTCATAAACGGACGTGGTTTCATCCACCTATAGCGCTTGTGTGTCCATGGATTTCGTATGTTGTCACTTTCAAGCAAGCGGGGGAGTCCATCTGGATTATGATATTCTTTATGGTTTGCAAGGCGAGGACCTTCAACTTGAGTTTCATTATACACGGTCAAAACGCGACCATGTACAACATCTCTGATATTTGAATCATCCAATAATCCGCCATTGGTTTCACGACGTTCATATTCAACAGGGGAATAGGTTGCATAAACATCTTGCTCTACATGAGATTTCATCTTATCTTCCACATAATCTTTAACCTCATTTTTCAGAGCTTTATTTGCCCGTTTCATAATTTCTCGCTGAAGCCCCTCAACGGTATTGAATGATTTCTTCCCCATAGTTTACTCCTTGCTTTCAGCGGCCGCAGAAATAAGCTCTGCCGTATCAATTGAAGGAGCACCATCGAGCATACCTTCAGGAGTTTTGACGCTATAGTTATCTTTCTCTACCGGTTTCTTCAGATTTTCTTCAGCGATTTTTTCAATCATTTTGTTCATGTCGAACTGATTACCAATGCCGCTCAGTACCTCGGCAGCCAACTGCATCAGCTGCTCAAACGGCTGGTTCTTTGCTGCGGCTTCAAATGCGGCCATATACTGCTGGCGGGCAATCTCGATTTTTTCGCGGCAAGCCTTGTTCAGTGTAGTCAGAATATACTTGCGCGGAGCCTCATTCATCAACTTGGTCGTTTCATCAGAGAAAGCCAGCTCACTCATCTGGTCCTGTGATAGCTCTTCAGTTTCAAGACCAGTAAACATGATCAGTGTTGTAATTCGGAAAGCGTAGTCATACAGCGCCGGCTCGTAACGGCCATCACGCTCAGACAGGCTTACCACGCTGTCAACAAACAAAATTCGTTCAGCCAAAGTCAGATTATTCTTTGCATCCATAAGTATTAGTCCTCCTGATTTAATTTATTGTTTTCAAGCTCCATCTTTACAGCAGTCGCAATGCACATCGCGTCAGCTTCATCAGACGAAACATCTTCTCCATAATAGGTTTTCACATAGTCGATGGCCTGCTGCTTTAATTCTGCACGCTTTACTCGACCCTGTTTAAATCCTAATATCTTTCGCCACTCGGATGGCTTAATGATCTCATAGGGGATATTGTTTAGCTCGCATACCCCCATAATCGCTCCTTGCAGTTGCGCCAGCTGGATCAATGTTTTTGGCGAGCTTTGTAGTGCAACATCTTCGATCACTACAAGGTCTGGACGATTGTTCTTGATGCGGCTCTGAATCATCTGGCGCATCATTGTTGAGCGTTCCAAGACATCCTTGGTTTTGCTCAGGTCGATCAGCGAGTGATAAACAGTGTCGCCATCAATGGTACAGACACCCGTCTTGCCGAGAGCCTGGTCAAAAGCAATGATTTTTATAATAAACACTTCCTTTTTCTTTCTGGATGTGGTAAAATTCAAATTTGAAGAACACCTGCGTATCCCTTTTGGGAATTATTAAAACGGCGAGAATTAGTAGGGGCTTCCCGAAGTCCAGTAGTACAGCTGCTGGCAGAAAGGAGGCCCGTATGATGATTGACTTCGACACCATGTCTAAGTTCGTTCAATTCGTAGCTGCTTTGGTGACTATCGCCAAGTTTGTTATGGAAGTAAGCCAGCCCCGGGCATAAGCGGGGCCAATTATCCGATTATTCACTGAAGCTCCTATGCAAATTAGAGAGCGGAAAGTCGCCACGTGGGTGTTCTTCTTATTTGTGAGTTTCCTCATATCAACGCGCAATTGCAATAATTGTGCGCTCATAAAAGGGGCAGAGCCCCGAAAGACTCTGCCTCGTGTAAATGCTATGTATCAGCCTTCGTTAGGGAAGATGAGAGAGAACATGTCACCATTCTCGTCGGCCAGAACGTCGAAGGTCATGGTCAGAGAGACAGGATCGCCGGTGTTCTGCCAGGACAGCTCGAAGCCAGCCTGAGGAGCAGCCTTGTACCAGATGGGATGTGCCTCGATGATGTCGTCGTTCTCGGTCTTGTAGGGAATAGAACCCTCGACACGATAAGCCTTGGGGAAGTGACGGCTATCCAGGTGCACAACCTGAGCGGCTGCCTGCTTTGCGTAGTAATACACGATGTACTCGACACCGCTCTCAACGGTGCAAGTAACTTCCTTACCAGTAGCACCAGTAGTAGTAATCTCAGTACCCAGATCATCATCAGCCTTAAAGACCTGAACAGCAGTGCTTGCAATCTCAGCAGAAACCTCCAGCTTAGTGGTATCAGCAGCAGTGACCTTCTCGCGCTTCAGGAAGTTTGCGGTGGTGCCCAGGTCGTTGCCAGACAGCATCTGGAAGACCTTGACGGGGTAAACCTGTGCCTCGATGGTCAGAGTGCCGGTACGAGAGCCGTCAAACTGCACGCGGTTAGGTGCGCCCTGGCCGCCGGTTGCGAACACGCGGTCACCCTCAAAAGAGGTAGAAGTGACGTTAGCCCAATCAACATTCAGGAACAGCTTCTTGGTGGAGTAGTCGACCAGCATCAGATCGGCGACCTCGCGGTTGGCGAAATTTGCATTCTTGTTAGCCATAATTGTTATCCTCCTATAGTTTCGTTTTCTTTGTCAATTCGCTCTATCCATTTCGAGGGGTCATATTTACCGCCCCAAACGGAGTAATTCATTTCAGCGATATTTAGTTGTTTTGCGCGTAATAGTTGGGAGAACGTATCTCGTATCTGCCCAACTGTCAGCTCAAAGATGTTTGAATAATTCAAACTTGGATGAAAAGTGCATAAGAGAGAAATCATGTTCGGCAGCTCGAAATTCGGGTCTGCCTTTTTTGTTTGTTTGAACTTTTTCTTCTTCTTTTGGAACTTCTCATAAAACAAGCGATCTTTTTCGGTCTTGAATTTTGGAGCTTCTTCCGGGATGTCGCTTTCGTCGATATCAACCATCTGCAAGCAAAGCTTTGTTACGGTCGAATAGTTGTTTCTGTCAATATAGCCACCGATAGAAAATCCTTTTTTGCCGCTATTTTCTTTGTCGATAAAAATTGCTCGATGCTGCTCGTCCCACTCCAATTTCCCAGAAACAAAAAGACCCAGAGCCGAAATTAGTTCAGCCCTGGATTCATCTGTCGATGTAAGAATATCGAACATCGCAATATTTGCTTTTTGCTCGCTTGTCATTTGCTCCCAGATGTCTGGCATCTTCATCATAGTTGCCGCATCATGGTAGTATTTTTCTGGGGTATATAAAAATAAGGTCAGTGCGTATTGATACTGGGTATAGCCAATCTTCAAAATATCTTTCAGAAAAGGCGAGTGGATTCGCCCAACGTCTTTTAGCTGCACACCATATGGGCTCAGATGATCAATGTACGAAATTTTTCTCATCAGCGAGCCCTCCTAAAAGAGCCAACCTGATAAACAAGCATTCGTCCGTAATAGCACTGCGCCGGCTTATAGATGCTGCTTCCAGCCCATTCAAGCGGTCCAATTCCAAATTCTTTGTTTCCATTCAGAAGCTTATCAATGTCACTGACCAAAATATCAATGCGTGTCCCAGCTTGTCCTTTCCGGTGATATGTCTGCATAAGGTTTTTACTGCAATATGCAAACACGTAAATAGTCATCATCGTAATAGAATCACCGCTGGTTTGTTCTGGCACAACCTCAACACACAAAAATGTTTTTGAGTTTTCCTGTGTATCTGGAACATATTCATACTTAAACACGCATCCACCTTCACCCGACCCATTCTTACCAAGCAGAAGAGTTTCGGGATCGTCGATATCATCTGTGTTGCCCAATAGGACATCAAGGACATTTTCGTCATTGATCAACTTGGAAACGACCCGATTTTTGAATACTCCGATCTCATCGAGATTCATATCAGATCACCTCCAATTCGATCTTTTCGGTAAGGCCGGCTGCTTTAACCGTCAGTACCACGACTTGTCCAATCAACTTAGAATCATCCACACAAGTGATCTTGCATTTTGCACCGGTCGTAATCGTATTACCGCCTTTGAAACATACTCCCGCAGGAGTACAATCGCCGGTAAGCGTCCATTCTGCATTGTCATATACTTCGCCATCGATTTTTGCAGTAAACAGTTTTCCAAAACCACCAGTTGGGATGGATGGTTCACCTGTAAACTCTATCGAAAGCACTCTGTCGTCTACGATGTTATCGTCAGGATAGGTGATTTCCACGTTATCGGAAGCATCTTCAGGCACATAATTGCAGATCATTTTCTCTACATTGTCTGTTTCTGCGTTGTAAAGATCCTGTTCAACGTTAAACGAGAGGAACCCGATCTGGTCATTATCATAGTCAATTCGGCCAGTCATCTGGTCAATCGACGTGATTCGATAGGTCTTTGGTTCTCCATTGACGATCTCCAACATCAGCCGCTTTCCAATGTTCAGACGGGCAGAATACTCGTCGAACGGAGTTTGAATACGGAATTCACGAGTTGAATAACTCATCACCTTGTTCTCACTCAGGTTGGAGTAATACGGTTTTTCCACAGTTGCCCACAGAGATACGATCTTTTTTGTCTTGTCGTCCTGCCACACGATCTGTTTCTGGCAGATTTGAATGCGGCCGCGCACGGTGATCTCATCATCTGCATCACGTTCGGTAATCAGCCAGTGGCTCTTACCCCAGTACATAATGCTGCCGATCTCAAAATCCTCACCAGGTCTGGTGCGGAATATTTTCTGGTTTGTAACAGTAGACGATATAATATTCACCCAGCGGGGTACGTCGTCTATCGTCACTTCTTTATAAGAAGGATTGACTGGTGCTAAAAAGCGCGTATCGTGGAGTGCCTTATTGATCACCCTGTCGCGCTGCGTCTCTCCATCCTGTTTCAGCATAGCTCTATATTGAGATCTTGTCATATCCCACCGCCTTACTGTGTCCATTCAGAAACACTGTTTGACTTAAAGGAATACAAATTCATCTCAGCAGTCAATTTACGCTGCGACTGCGCCAAAAGGTCTTTCATCTGCTCCAGGAGCTTAGCAGGGGAGAAGAAAGAAAAGTCCTTGGTGCTCATAGCGTTCTTCAAAGCGTCAGAGTTATAAACATACGGCTCCAGCCAATGCACAATCATGCTTAACGCCAGAATACTCTGTTCCTTGCGGGTCAGAGTAACATTGAACTGCTGCAGCTCATCATCATAGTCAGTCAGGTCTTGCACACAAATGTCCGCAAAATCATCAATGGCGGCCTGAAGCAGGTCGTTTTCTGCGTCTGCAAACATCTCGTCAGTATATCCTTCCTTATCATAATCTCGAATGCGCCCACGACAGCGGGCATAGATACTTTCAAAAGTGGTTGCCATGACCCGCCTCCTTTACATCAAATTGTGTCTTCCAACTCAACAGACAGGGTGTCCTCCAGTGCCTTAATCGCACTGCGGCTGTCCAGCTCACCGGTTTCGATCTTTTTCTTAGCCTCAGATGCAATCGCATCCTTGGTGCCGCCCGGCAGTGTCGGGACGATCTTCTTAATCTCATCGGCGGGCATTGTAAACACGTCATTGAAGTTGTCGGTGGTCAGACTATTTTTGTAATAGCGCTCAACGCCAAGCTTCTTGATAATGGCGGGATCATCGATCAAAATCCAATTCTCCTCAAAGAACCGGCGCTGATTACCGCGCATAGAAACCAGTTCGCGATACTCCATTTCCTGAACATCGCCAAAAGCCTCCCACTCAACGGTATAGCCGGGATTCAAGGTGGATTTATAGATCAGATTGCCAGCTGTGCCATTGCGGCACTCCACCATGGTCTCGTTTGTGATTTCGACTACGGGCTCAGTCACTACAGGTGCAGTGGCTTTTGCGGCGGTAGTCTTAGTTGTACGTCTTGCCATTCGTTCCTCCTATTTAATAAAAGAAGCGGCAGGGCTATTGCCCCACCGCCATTCAACTCAAATTATCGATCAGGCCATCTTGTATGCGCCGAAGTCACGGTCAAACACAATGGCAATGCCGGTGCGCTTCATCATCAGGAACTCCTGGCTCATATCGGCGTTGTTCATCGGGGTGCCCATCAGCATGGTAACATCGCCCTCGGTAACGCGCTTAATGGGCTTGGTGTCGCCAGCAAACACGTACAGGGTCTTGTCATCCAGGATGAAATCGGTAGTGCCGGTAGCGTGACGCTGCTTCACAGCAATCAGCTCAGTACCATTGAAGCGGCCAAAGTGACCCATTGCATACATATCTTCCTTGGCGGAATCAGACACAACGGCAGTCTTGATCTGACGCAGAGCCTTGCGGGTGCCAACAATAACGGCAGTCTCGCCGGTGGATGCCTCAACGTGCTCGATCAGATCCAGCAGCTTGTCCTCGTCAAAAGAGCCAGTCTCGATGTAGGGAGCATTCAGCTTACTGAACATGCCAACGAATGCGGCGTATGCAGAATCCAGCTCATCCTTAGTAAAGGACTTAGAGACGATATCAACAAACTTGTTAAAATCGATACGGCCAGCCAGAACACGATTCAGTTCCTCATAGATCTTGATAGCGTGCAGCTGAGTATTGACGGTAATGTCAGTACCGGCTTCCAGACGCTGACGGCGCACGCCCTGAGTACCCTCGGCAATATCGGCAACAGCAAACAGGCACTCCTTCTCGATGTGGAACTTTGGAGTGTCGCCCAAAGCCAGGTTGCGATCCTCGACCATGCTCATAAAGAACTCGTCGCCCTTCAGACCTTCCTCAGAAATAACATTGACCAGCTCTTCAACAATGGCAAACACCTTGGAGCAGCTGCCGTCACGCAGAGCCTTAATGTCCAGCTTAGTGGAACCGCCATTTGCCTCAACCAGAGCCTTACGCAGAGCCTCCTGGGTGTCGTTCACAGAATAATCACCAGCAACGTGGCCCTTGTAGCCATCGAGAGCCAGCTTGACCAGATTAGAATCAATAGCCATGGTATAAACCTCCTATAATAAAAAATGGCCGCCCGCTTTAAACGGACGGCTTTATGTTGATTTCTTAAAACTTCGGAATCACTTCAGGGTGATCATGTAGTAGGTATAGCGACCATCGCCAAAACCAACAGTCTCAACAAAGTCAATGCAGCCAAAGGTCTTATCATCGGCAGCCTCCTGAATCTGGATCTTGGTGTCATCGGCAGCAAAACCGACATACTTGCCCTTTGCAGGAGTGCCGTTAAATGCCTCGGCAGTAGCAGAGAAGCCACCCTTGGAAACATTCAGAGCGTAAACGCGCACAGGCTTGCCAGCCTCGTTGACCCACTCGGGCAGATAGTGTGCCACGGTCTGATCATAGAACAGCTCAACGCCAGCGGTCAGATACAGGTCAGCAATGGTAGAAGTTGCGGTAGGAGCGGTAGCCTTGTAGACCTCGCGACCCAGCTTCTCGCCCAGAACAACCAGCTGAGCATTATCGATCTCAGCAGCATCGGACTCCTTGTAGAAAATAGCACTCTCCAGCTGAGCACCATCCAGGGTGCCACCCAGCTTGTCAATGCGCACAACAGCATGCTTATTATTAGCCATAATTATGTACCTCCTAATTTTTGGTAAATTACTTATTGCCGAGATAGTGTTCGATCAGACCACCATACGCGACATCTGAACCGTTCTGGGTGCCACCCACGCCAAAGCGGACAGTTTTTTTGTTGTTTTTATTGGGAACATAAGAAAACTCAGCACTCTTACGGCCAACCAGTGCGTAACACTTGGTCTCCAGGTCGGAGTAGCTGATCTCCTTGTTCTCTTTCAGTGCAATATACTCAGCATCTGCGCCAAGCTTCTCGTCAAAGGTGGCAAACAGAGCGCTGCGCTTTGCTTCCATCTCAGCGGCTTTTGCGTCAGCTTCGGCCTTTTCGTATGCCTCCAGCTTCGGCTTCATCTCTGCAATGGTCTCAGATGCTTCAGTAAACTCTTTTGTCAGGTCAGAGATTTTAGCATTCATCTCGACAACCTTATTAGTGATCTCAGTAAAGGCTGCATTCATGCCGGGCAGGACCTCGCCCTCGTCCCAATCTTCAAAAGTCACCTTCTTACGCTTGGCGTTCTCCACATCCAGAACAACGTTGTCGCCGTTCATGGAGTAGGGAATACCCATCAGATTGTAAGTGGTGCAATCAATCACGATCACCTCATCGCCCTGGACATCATTCATCCAGTAGCGGGGAACCATATTCTCAGGGTCCCAAGAAGACTGGATCTTGTATGCGCCCAGAGCGCCGCTGATTTCATTCAGCAGCTGCTCAGTGGTCAGAGTAAATTCGCTTGATGCAGCGGGCTCTCCCTCTTCGGCTGGCGCAGTATTCTCAGCGGGAACCTCAGTTGTTGCATTTTCTGCACCTTCTTCAGGTGCGGCGTTTTCGGCAGGAGCAGCCTCAGATTCGGTCTTTGTCGCAGTATTCTCTGCGGCGGGAGTCTCAATCTCAGGATTCTCCACAGCGCCTTCTGCCACGGCATTTTCAGTCATAGCAGGATTCTTTTCATTTTCATTCATTGGCGTTGTATCTCCTTTCTCCTCATCGGATGGATTATTATTTTGCGCAGTATAGTTCTGCTGAATTGCTTGATACTCATAGAGCCGTTCGCGGATCTGAGCGGTAATATCTTCAACAGAAAAATTGGCAGTAACGCAGCTGCCTGTCATAGCGGGCTTGATACTCGGATCAGTCGTAGACAGAATGCAGCAACCGTCAAATTTAAAAGACCCCACAGGAACATTGCCGTTCTTATCTGCGGGGCCACAAGCCATATCGGTCAGCTCAACACTGTGATTCTTCGTACCATCGCGGGTGAAAATATCTACAGGATCGCTAAATTTTGTCCAAATCAAACCATCAACACGCAGATACTCCCGTTCAATACCGGTGCCGTCATCCTTAATGATCCAGCGAGGATTACAAGATTCAGGGATAACACCATAAGCTTGACCAGCATAAACGTACTTCACGTTCTTGTCGGTGATCCGTAGTTCATGTTCATGCCCTTTAAAGTCCTTGTCTTCCTCGTCAAGTTCATCTACAACATAGCCCAGGATCGGCGTATTACGGATTGTCGGTACTGCTTTGTTGATCGCGTCTTTTGTGAAACTTGTCTTATTGAGGTTTGCTCCAGTGTGCATTACATCAATGCTGACATCAATGAAGCGAAAATCAGAAGATTCGTATTCGCCCTTCTTAATAAAGGAAACCGGATATCGTTGATTCATTCTGTTTTCACCTCCTCGTCAGCAAAATAAAAGCCCTGGCGAATCGCAACCTGCAACTCAGCCAGAGCATTTTCAAACACAGAATCGTATACAAAAACATATTTGTTTGTTGGGTCTATTCGTAGCATCAGAGCGCCACGGTCGGTCAGGAACTTTGCCATTCCGGCGGAGTGTGCTCCGTGTACGATAACTTCATAAATCTCCTGACTCATCTTATGCCTCCTGTCTATCAGCGCTTACATTGCCAGCATCAGACAGGCCCTCGCCCTTACTTGCGTTTGTTGGGCGGCCACCTTCATCCCCGGCGGAACCGGACTGAGTATTGGAGCTCTTGAGCGGTGTTTCACCAGCACTAAGTCCCAGGATTTCATTTTCAAGATAAGTCATGTTCTCATAATCGCTGCCCGCATAACCAGTAGTTGCAAGAGCGGCGGTTCGAGTCGGCATACCATAGGTGGCATCCTTGAGATATCTTTCATGCATCTCAGTCACGTTATAATGAGTGACTGGTAGGAAGTTTAGGCGGAACTTATAAGAACCGGAAACGCTCTTCAGCTTGCGATTGATCCAGCGCTCCAACTGTCGCATCACTGCAAACACGATCTCTTGGTCATTCACAGTACACAGCTGCAGGGTAGTAGCAGAAGGATCTTCGCCACCGCCGAACAGAATCTTATTTACGCCAGCATCTGTAAAGAATGTGGCCTCAGCATTTGCGACCTCTTTAGAGTCACTGTTCACGCCGCTCTTTTCAAAGTTCCAGCTGCTGATTTTCATGGGAGTAAGAATTGCGCCAATATTCGGCGGCAGTACATTACTCATCATGTCATAGAACTCTTTTGCTGTATCATAATCGATCAGGAAAGAGCCGTCAGCGTCATTCACTGGAATCTCCATCGCTAGTGCTTTATAGTTATTGGTTTCACTTGCGTTTTTACTGATGGCACGGTAGTCTTCAATATCGGCAAGCGCACTAAACAAACTCACAAACGGGGGAATGGGAATATAATCGTGCTCGTTTACTTTAATGCAGATGGACTTGGAACTATCCAACTCCTGCCACTTGTAGTTCTGCGAGTCAGCCTTATATTGGTTATACATCGTCTCAAACTCTGGCGGATAGTTGGGCAGCTTGTCTTTGTTAGAATCAAAATAAGAAAAATCAAAAGCAAAATTATAAACGCCGTCTTCAATGCTGCTTATTTTACAATAGTCAGCATTAAGATTTTGGAAGGCAAAACTATCATTTGTCTCCCACGCATAGCCATAGTAAACATCATCGCGAAATGCAATTGTCAGTATCTTTGTGGCTTCATGTGGGATATTCATCAACTCAACTGCGGTCACAGCAGAATAATATGCCTTCTTAAACTTGTTGGCGTTAATTGTCTTAGACCGATCAAGTCCATACGGAGAGATTGTATAAGAGTATGTAGACATGTTCGCAAAATATTGAATCAGTCGGCGGTAGTAGTTTGAAATATTGAATAGATATTTACTCATATTTCGCAGCTGCTTCTCATAGTTGGCGGGGTTGCCAAGATAGGTAACGATCTGATCCTTGGTATATTTTGTATATGTCGGATTTGTGTCGGTACTCGATGCCAGATTGCGAATACCGATATGTGACAGGTTCGCATAAACGCCATTGACAAGATCCTGATATGTTACATAAGAGGTCTTGCCATCTTTGGCATTTGTTACGCGGACCTTTTTCTGCATTTTATCTTCAGCCATTACAGTCCTCCCTTCTTTAACACAGGCGCTCTAAAGTTAAACGTGAGCGAAGTTGGCTTTTTATTCTTCTTCTCCATGCTTCGTTCAACTTGCTGCGCAATGTAATAGTTGTAAGACAGGGAAGAGTAGCGGTCTTTACGGCAGCCGGATTTCTCCTTGACTTTAATAACGTTATTCACAGTTTCGTAGCCCAGGTTTACAAGTTCGTTTACAGCAAGCCCGGTATTGATATATGGCATTTGCAACGCGGCTCGTTCAGTAGGCGACATCTTGTCGTATCCTTTATACAATTTGCGCAACTGGTCTTCACATCCATACTCACTCTGAAGCAGATGAATACGCCCTTGCTGGAAACCGCTGCGCAATCCAATAGCAACATCGCTATTAAACTGGGAGCTGCCCATAATGGCCTAGATGACCTTGCGAGCATTTTTGTCAGCACAGCGAGATGCGATTTCTTGATTGTTACAGCAGCTGATCGCAGGATATGTTTCGCCTGTTTCTGGGTCATACATATCACGCATCAGCAAGTCAACCAGAGGTAATCCAACGCCTCTACAGTCAACCCCGATATAATCACAGTTGAAGTAGTCGAAATACCGTCGCAGTTTTAGTGCTTGGTCTTGCGCACTCATACCCTCAACGTTCTCTGAATAGACAAAGTTGCTGGTGTAGCGTCCTGATTTATTCTGCAGCATACAGTTCAAGAAGATACTGGTTGCGTCGTTGTCGTTTTTGCGACTGCTCATCAATGCAATATCAGCGGTGAGAATTCGTACTTCGCCATTTTTCTTTTTCGGCACGTCCATAGCAGCTTGATTAAGTAAAAGATTCGGTGCGTAGAACGCCTTTTCAATGACGCGCGTTTTGTTGATGTCATCAAATTGGAATAGTCCACCTTCGGTAGCACCAAGCCACTTGCATTCATTCTCCATTGCAAATGTCAAATCAGAAAAACTGGATTCACTCATTTCGTCCTCTACAGCCTCCTTCAACAGCAAGCCGCTCTTGATTGACATTTGATACGGGAAGGATACGCAGAAATATTTTTTATTAAAGTCGATCATATTTACGAAGTAATCTTGACATTTTTCATAACTCCAATGGTTTTGGAACCAAGCAGAACTTAGGTAGAATTCTTTGTTTCGCTCTGCAAGATGTGCATATTGTGGCTTGTCCAAATATCCAGGATGACGAACAATATTCAAGAACTTCTTCAAGATCAAATCGATGACATCTTTAGAAAGTAATCTATATTCATCACAGATAAGAAGCGTAGCTCGACTACCACGACTGCTATCTGTTGCAGTGACAACTTTGATATAGCTGCCGTTCCTAAATATAATCTCTGCTTTTTGATTGTTGATATCGACCTTTTTGATTTCAGATCGTAGAAGGGGACTATTGGGGTAGATCTCCTTCATTATCTTTTCATCTAAAATACTGATAGATTGGCTTCTTACCTTACAGGCAATACAAACTTTGGAACCAGGCCATAAAATACATGTAATCACACAGAAAACTGCGGTTAGAAAAGATTTGCCTAGCAATTAGTTATTAACCAGTAGTTTTTTATCTACTGTTCTGGAAGTTTCCTTCATTTTCATCGGACTGTCTATTCAGCCCCAGATTGGCGTACATTTTCGTGTCGGACACTCTTGGTGGGATTATATTTATTCACCCACTACGCTCTACGATGGCGAGAAGCCTTACGCAATCTCCTCGCTTATCTCGGTATTAGCAGTTAAGCCTTCACCGATATTGCCCGATTTTTTCATTCACAATAGAATGGCGGCCTTTGACCGCGAGCAGCAATGAAGCAGAAGCCGGTACATCTCACCATCAAAAACAGTAGTAGCTCTTGGAATGGCTTCAATGTCAGGTTTAAGTAATCTTTTGCAAACCTCTGTGGATTCGCCCTATAGAAACTCGCCCTCAGAGCAACTGCATTCATTATCTTTTCTGATTTTGTATTCGCTACTTCCTTATCTGTTAATTTCTCTTTACTCACACGGAACCACCGCCTTCGCCAATACCGAAAATAGTTTCGCGGAGGCTAGTATCTGTGGCATCGTCCTCATTTGTCTCTGGTTTATGAGCAGTATATCGTTCAAACTCTTCGTCAAATTCGTCTTGATATGGGTTCTTCAAGTTGAACATCTTAAGCAACGTACCCAGCACCCATACTCTAAAATACTTACCGATACCATCAACGTCCTGCCACTCGGGCGACGGTTCTGGAATCGGCTCTTCCTCTTCCTATTTCTGAATCAGCGTGCCAAAAGTATTCGTCTCAGCCAATGCGTTATCGTTCGTCTGGTTCGGCTTGATTTGGGCAGAACCCATCAGGTTTTGTAGGTTATCGTTTGCTTCCTTGATCTTTTTGGTGTCACCAGTCGCATCAGCCTTTTCGCAGTTAAGCTCTGCCTTTGCGATGCGCTTAAACAGAATCTCTTGTGCGGCTGTCTTGCATTCATGGCGTGTAATAAGGTTCTGGTAGTGGTCTTCAAGGAATAGATAATCCTGATCATCCAAACCACGTCCCCAATTATTGATCATTCTCTGAGTAACCTTTGTTCCCTTGGTATCACCTGCAGCAAGTGCGTCCTTTTTCTTCTGATCGATCACATCATCATAGGATTTACCAGCGTGCTGGCGCATATTAAGCCGTCCCATGTAAGTGTTGATCTTCAAAGCAGATGCGGTAGAATGCTCAGAAGCCTCCAGTAACTTATCATCGACATAGGTATCAAACATCATAGCCAGACGGTCGATTGCTTCGTCCTCGTCATTGTATTTCTTGGCGTAGAATTCAAACATGCGTTCGCGGCACTCGTTGCACCAGGGGAGATATCCATCGTTGCCTATAAACCATTGGCTTTGTGTTTTTGAGAAATTTCCCTTACGCACGTCATAGATCTTTCCGCAACACATACATTTGCCGCCGCTCCAAGACTGTGGAACCTTGATACGGGGCTGTTTCTTATCTGCGGCAACTCTGGCCATAGCCAATCACCACCGTTCCATCATCCATCATATCATCGAAGCGATATTTGATTTGATCCTATAGTTTTAAAACTTCATTCAGTTTTTTCGTCTTGCGGAATTTTGTATATACAGAGCCAGTTACCGGGTGCTCTCCAATCTCTTCGTAAAAAATTCCCATAGCGCGAACAAACAGCGCTGTCCGTCTGGAATAGCAGTAGAAGTAATCGCCTCCTAAATCTTTGTGATATTTTTCTTCCATCTCTAATTTGGAACCCTCCTTTTTAATTTATTTTTTGTGGGTACAGGTATGCGAGTCGAACGCATCCAAACACAGCTTATGAGGCTGGTCAGCACACCGGCGCTGTCACCTGCGACATATAAAAATGCCCCAGGCCGTAGCCCAGGGCATCAAAATCTCTATTAAATTACTATCTTCGCTGGCTTCTCCAGCTTGACATCATACAGACATTCAAGGCCGCTATCATCGATTACGGCCACTGCCTGCTGCGGCACATCATTTTTGCGCAGTCCAATTGCGTAGGAATCGCTGCCACAAACGCAGCCGCTCTCGATAACCTTCGTACCATGCACCGTTGTCATGCCATTTGTGTGGCGGTGACCAAGGAACACCATGTCGATTGGCTGCTTCACCATCAGTGTTAGGTGCTCAACGACGTTAGCAGGGGAGTCTTTATCTCCATGTGCGTACATCACAAGACTATTCCTAGCCTTAAAGCCACCAAAAGTCGGATCGAGTTTCTCTGTCTTAACATCAATACCAGCCAGATTTTGCAACCGTGCCTTCATATAGAACGGAATTAGTGCTTCAAGTTCGTCGCCAGCTACCTGATCCTCTTTGCTGGGGAATACTCGTGAATGATTACCACTCACAGAATACACGTCAATATGCTGGCATACCTCGTACAATGTAGCAACAAAATTACTTACCAGCTCTGCAGCCGTCATAACCTGCTCAATGCTGTTTTCATTGTTCTGCACGCGGGTATTAACATGGATATGCCCATTGATCAGGTCGCCCAACAGCAGCACATGGATCTTTTCGGCTGCATGTCGCGCTACGATATTGAACACCTGTGCAGCATAACTCTCAAGCCGAGCCTTTAGGATATCCTTGTTGAACTTATTCCACGCCGAATCAATACCCGCGCCAGCATGTAAATCAGACAAACACACAATCACATTGTGACCGCTGCCTTCGTACTGTACAACATTCAGAAAATTGTCAGGGTTATACGGAGCAACGTTCTTCAGAATCAATTCCTTAATGGATTCGGCACGGGCAACATCGCGATACACCTTGTTTGCTGCATTGCGTTCATCTTGTAATTTGATCTTCTCAATCTTCAGTCGCTGCAGTTCGTCCTGGATCGTTTCTTCGTTGGCGTGATCAATAGCGTAGTCATAACCAGCTTTCCACGACTTATAGGTCTTGCGATATCTGCATTCGCCATAGTCTGAGCCGGTCGCTTCATTCAGCAGTTCTGCTGCCTGATCCTAGGTCAACTTACGTTCACTGCATGCCTCACCGATCCGCATCATATATTCATCAAAGGTCTCGCCGTCCGCTTTCTTGAATTCGTCCATGCGCCACCTCAGATTTCAAAATTTGTGTTAGTACGCTGGGTGCGGTTCAGTTCGCGCAGCGCCTCTTCCGCCTCAGGATTGCCAGGCAGCTGCGTCAGCACAGACTTGATTTCTTCCGCATACCAGTGATGAACGGTGCGGGTGATATGGACACCAGGAATAACCTTACGCAGATACTCTGCCTCACGCTTAGTAATTTCAACCATTCTAATAAATCTCCTTTGTAATTTATAATCGAAAGGGAAATATACAACACCCTTTCATATATTAAGAACTTAAAGTTCATTTCGGTCGTTTGTTTCGATTTGCATTCTTTTTCGCCAGACGTACTTGTTCTTTTTTTGCCGCACATCCTTTGCAATATCTGCTGGCATTTGGCTTTTCTGAGTGATACTGTTCGCCACACACGATGCAATAACATTCCTTCGGGTCAAACAGCTCTCGCACTATGGCGCTTAGATTCAGACGATTATTTTCAAGCGTTACATTGAACGTGTACGCAATCGTGTCATTCTTATCAAGGGCAAAATTTGGGTACTAGTATAAGCATCCAATGTCATCAGTGCCGGTTCTGTTCAGCAAGTGATAGTCGTCAGAGATCTCTTTCATGCCCCGCACTGTATTATAGCCGTCGTCCCAGTTCTTCCCAGCGCAATACATGATCTCTGTCTGCTCTTCAAAGCAGCCACCAAAACGTTTCATCTTAAACTCGGTGTCCAAGGCAAAGGTATCACTTCCGTACAGTCGACAGAAGAATATCACCCCAAACAGAACACGTAATTGTGCGTAGTTGATATGATACTTTCGGCGTGCCTCTGTAATATAGTCCAGATCTTTCTGATAAAGCACAACTTGATGTACGTCAAGTATGGGTGCATTATTTTTGCGGCCTCTGCTGAACGTCTGAATCAAGTGGCTGCGGTCATAGCTGACAGACTCAGGATTTTTCATTCGTTCATAATAAATCGTGGCGCATTCAATAGGAGAGAGTGAAGTTCGCTTTAGCAGGTTTCGCAACATCAGATTTGACTCGTGATAGTCCTGCCAATGATCAAGCAGCATATTTTCATTGCAGTAGAAAGTTGTATATGCCATTTAACCTCCTATTACAAAACATCCATAGATAAATTTTCTGGTACCAATATAGTGAAGAGCCAAAATATGTATCAATAAAAGAATAAGGTTTTGATTTCCAATAAAGGATCTGCTAAGCTATATTCATTGTAACACCTACTTATTCAATTGGCGTAATTTCGCCATCAACATAACGACAAAGCTGTCCATGTTCGTTATAGTATGGAGCCATATAGCTCGCTCCTGCACCACCACTAATGTAATAATATATAACTTTTGTATCCTTGGCGTACACGATAGAAGTGTTCAAAATATGATAAAAATCATCACTATGATTGTCAGCCCAATTACCATATTGGTCTTCTTTTGTACCGCAGCCAGTCAACAAACATCCTATCAAACAGATGGAAATCAATATGACAAAAACCCTCTTCATTCTGATTTATCCTCCCAGCCTACAGATTTATGAGCGAATCTTTGAATACGTTGAGCCTCGTCCCAGCTGAACATCATCTCGTCACAATTCGCGCATTTCATGGCGGTAACATTTGAAGCTTCGAGTTCCTGCCCCCTGCAGTGGAATTTATATGTCAGCCCATTTGTCAGCGTCATTGTCCCTCCACACTTGGGGCACTCCATTTGCTGTGGTGGTTCTTCCTGTTGCGTTTTCTTCTTTTTGAATAGATTAAGCATGATAAACTCCTTTGTTATTTTACTCTTGCTTCATAGATTTTCGGCTCAGCCAGACTATATCGCTGGCCAAGATATTCATACTCGCCGTTTGGGTCGTGAACTGGCAGCTGAACAGGAACCGGCTTGATATTTTCGACCACACCAGCGCCGGCCATGTGCCACAAGAACTTTTTGAATTTATTGGGATACTTCTCATAGCAAAGCACTACAAGAATATTCGCCAGCTCTCTCACATCAGGACACACCAGCTTGCACTTGTTACGGTAGACATTGTAGATCGCCTGCCAGTTCGTTTCATATGTCTTGGCCTCTTCTTTGGTAATACGCGACTCGATGTCCTTATGATATAATTGCCAGTTGCGGCATTTCTTCTCGAACTCAAGCTGTTCCTTGCGGCATTTGTTGAAGTCCAAGAAAATGGCTTCGATCTCATCAAAGACTGCCTGATCATAGGAGACCTCTGGATCGTACATGATATGCCAATCAAAGCTTCCTGCGGGCTCTTTGCGCCACCGCACACCGCGCTCCCAACGCTCCAGACTCATGCAAAGCAGGTTCATGTTGCTATGTGCCTTGCTGAGATTATGTAAACGTGCGTAGTAAGGACCTGCATACTTCATAAAGTAGGGCAGGGGACGACCATAAGCTGCTACATTACGCGGGATCGGATACAGAACACCGGTTTTAGCATAATCGATAGCTTTTCCGTTGCAGATGCTCAAAAGCGAAATATTATCGTGATAGAGCTTCTTGGTCTTTTCCATGGTCGGAACCTTATTATGGTATGCAGTTGCGTAGTTTGAAATCTCACCAATAGAACTCTTCAATCCACGAATGGTGCAGGCGACTTTGTTCTTCACAATATCACATTCTGCTAATGCAGTGATCTTATCTTCAACATCGAGTGTAATGGGGATATTATCAGGAACACCACTCATCATCAGCGGATTATCGATAATTAGAACCAGGTCGCCATCAAAATCAGAACCATTGAGTCTTGAAGCCACGATGGATTTGATATTTACCATAGCAACATTCTGAAGATGGCTGCAGTATTTGCGGGTGTATTCGTTGTCTACGGCCTTTGCCTTTACATGCTCGGCAACAGAGATATGGGGATTGCGCTCAATTAAGCGGTCTCCCTCCATCACACCACGACGATCAAAGCTGTAGAACTCACCGTCTTCAAGACAGCCAGTCACAGGTAGACCACCAATGTGCTGCAACAATGCAATAAGGTCGGGAGCCCAGAACTTAAAAGTAGCGTTCATCCAAAGCCGACCGCACTTCATCTCATTGCGATATTTATCAAGCAACGAGTGAATATAATCTTTGATTGCCGGCTCTTTTACCATCACTGGGTTACGCAGGGCAGCAGCCATGTAATGATTCATCGGGTCGTTGTTCTCGGCAAGTAAACCAAGGAAGCAGTATGTATAAATCGGGTCGCCTTTGACAATATTCTGATACCAGGTAATGCTATCGTCAGCTAAATGCTTAAAAGACTCATTGTCAAGCTGTAGATCTTGAATGACCTGATAGTTGCTACGGGTGGAAAGCGGTTCTTGTTCAAGCGTAAAGTTCCATTTAGCTACACCAAGGCAGTTATCGTACTTCTTGAAAAGTTCCCAGTATCTCTCCCAATCAGAATAGGTACCAGTTTTCTTGAAATATTTGAGACCCTTGTACATTGAAGCAGTAATAATAATCATTGGTTCGCTGCCAGGTGTTACATCATATTCCATGCCCCAGATGTCTTTGATTTTTGTAACGCCGTTCTCTTCAAAAAAACGCTCATAATCAATCTCGTGTAAGCAACCTTTGATATATGGAGCACGCAGAATCAAGCTGTTCATCCGTTCAGAAGTGCCGATACGCTTTTCAAATTCGCGCATGATACTTGGGTGGCAGATTCCAGCACCATCAAATGCGTTGATATCAATGTCAACTGTTTTTGTGGCGATATCTTTCTGAGTCCAGGTGCGTTCTTTGCCTGTTTTACGGTCATTAAACGTCACAGTTTTGTCTACCAGGTACTCGATCCACTGATTCTTGATCGTTGTCATATAATCTGGAACAACAATCATTTTTGGGTACCAGTTCTCCAGGCAATGGCAGCTGCTCAGCATCAAACCACGATAAGCATAATACTTGCTCAGGACGGTTGGTGTATCAGAAAAATCCAGCTCCATGCTTACACGGCGGTCGAGTTCAGGGTAGATATGTCGCTCAACAAAACTTAACATGCTCTGACGGACCATACTTGCACTACGTTCACAGAACAGATATTTCTGGCCATTAAATTTGAATCCATGCTCTACTAAATGATCAATAGCATCAGGGTGGTTCTGGCCGCCTGTTGCATCAACAAAGATAATAAAGCGCTGGAATTTATTCTAATCATCGGAAATGAGCCGAATCTGTCTGAACAGCATATCGTCGCCCTGCAAGACCTTATACTGCTCCATCTCTTCTGGTGTCAGTTTAAAATTATAGTTATGAGAAACGATATAATTTAAGTTGAATTTTAGTACGCTATATAATGGTGGACTAAACAAATAATATCACTCCTCAATGAATCAAATTATTCCAGTGGTCGTTAAAGTGGTCATCGCCGTCATCTTCGCCATCGCCGCCCATATCATCGTCGCCATACATGATCTCATCGTAGGCCGCCAGACATTTACTGATAAACACAACCAAAATGGGCGTAACTACCAGGGCAGTAAAGAGCACACGCCCTAGAATCTGATATGTAAGCACGAATACAACAAGCATTTCTGCGATAGTAAACATCCAATCAACAAAGTCAACGGAACTTAAAACGCCAGCGATAAGCACCATAAGCGGAATAGAGTTAACGCGGATCTCCTGAATATCGTCTCGCTCTGTATCGTTCTCTCCGCCAGGTTTTTTAGGCTCTTTATCCATACTACTGCGTACCTCCTTAGTCTTCGTCGTCGTCCCACATTGTGCGCCGCTTCCGCCGCTCTGATTGCCGCTGGCGTTCGCCGCTTTCCTGAGCCTTCTCAACTTCCTGCAAAAACTGATTCTCGATCATACGCTGCTTGCGGGCGTTACGCATATAGCTGCTCTTAGATACCTTATCACGCTTGCGATCACTCATCGTCGCCGTCCTCCTCATCATAACCATAATCATCTGGGCAGTACATCTCATGGAATAAATATCGTGTCAAAGAAGGGGACATAGGCGTACCATCTTCCATCCACAACGTATCATAAAGCGATGCATTGCCGATCAGTTCCTGCTATTCTGCATATACCTGAATCGCGTCAAGGATATCCTCGTAAGTTACATCATAATCGCGCACAGCATCAGCTACGGCAAATCCAATATTATAAATATCCTGTTTTGAAAAGTCGTTTTCTTTCATATAGTTCCTCCTTATAACAGCGGCTCACAAATACATGGCCCTGTCAGTAAATCGATTTTATGTTCAAGTTCTGCGATCCGAGCTTGTAATTGATCAATCGCAGTTTGATACGAAGTTGTTGTTGCTCTTATAGTATCTATACGTTCTACTGCAAAATGTGACAGAGCATTTGCTTCATCGACTTTGATAATCGCATTGTTTACTGTATCGTGCATAGAAAATAAATGATTATCTATTTCTTCAACTCTTACAGTTAGCTCTTGTTCATCCAATATTTTCATCTCCTTTACAATAGGCTTTCACAATAATATTCACTATTTGTATCGATATCTCCATTTATCAGTTTAAGATATCGCCTGTACATCTGTTCAGAATAAGGCCCAGCAATTTCGAATTCAAATCCGTTATTTAATAAGAAAATTCTTACCTTCCTTTTGACTACAAACGTTTCATCTGGTTCTCCATAGCGGCGAACCGTCATATCTTCTTCGTCTATTTGAAATCTGAAATTATCAAATTTTATTTTACAATCATTTTCAATTTCGATATGTAATTGTAGGGCTGCTTGTTGTTGTACTTCTTCACTGATATATTTTTTCATAATAGACTCTCACAGTAACATTCATTGTGAATAGATACACTGTATTTTTCTTTTAGAAAATTTTTCGATACATAGTCTTTGACAAACTTTTGTAAAGTTTCATCAGTAACTATGGTGTTATAATCAACCCATTTGTCGAATTGAATAGTGTGATGTGAATTGCCATAATTTACAGTGTCTATGGTCAATCCATTTTCAAATTGAATTCGTACAGGCTGCTTCCAATCCGATGGATATATGTATATCTTATCATCAGGTATCATTAGTTGATTGTTCATATCGTGCCTCATAATAGTGATTCACAAACGCATTCGTTTTCTGCCTCGACAACATTAGGAATTGCAATCGTCCACAGCGGATCGTGTCCCATTCCATAGTATTTTACTTCAGCTTGAACTTTACGCTGGTTACCATTTGCGTCAATGTAAGATACGATTTCATTTGTGGTTCGCAGTGGTTTATTACTTGGCAGAGTCCATGTGAATCCATCTTTCGTGCAGTCAAAAGTAAACTCGCCACTGTTGATATCATCGGGATATCTGTACTTACACCATCGCAGCGTGCGATCATCATGTAGCGCATCAAATTTGTTCATTGCGGGTACCTCTGTTATACCAAGCTGTTACACACGCATTCATCCCGCTGCACTTCTTGAGGCGCAGTTGGTGGTGAAAACGCAACCTCGCTAGGATCATATGTCATCAGAGAGCAGGCATCGATTTGTACATTCGGAAAACACATGAGTTTAAAACATCGGTCGATATCATCAACAACAAGTGGTTTGTATTCAAAGCGTAATCCATTGTAGTTGTCAGGAGGGCGAGTCGCCGTCAGTATATGGATAGCATATTCTCCACGCTCTCTGCTTTGTAAATCCACTATAAGACATTGATGATCAACCCTATACCCCTAATATTGAATATCAAGATTCCTGGCTATTTCCTTGATATAGTCCTGTGCACATAATATAGCCGTCCCGCCCATCGGTACCAAGATGTTACAGTTGTTCTTGACAGCGTATTCGCAGATCGCATATGTACGTCCACCGCCTCGTGGCGCTAATATTCTTTCCATATTTCACCCTCCTTACAATAGCGGTCTGCACACACATTCGCACTGTTGATCAGCAAGAGCATCATGGATTACATCGTCCAGACATTCGGGTGTGATGGAGAACTGCTGGAACAAGTCAAACTGATTGTTGTTCATCAAATAGTTCATGGTGATCCGCCGCATTTTATTCTCTGAAATATATTTCGCATCCTCTTCACCATACAGCCGCGCGATCTCCTTGAAAAATTCAAAAATATCGGTCAGCGCCAACCTATCGTCAAAATAAAATGTCGTGTACTGTGCGCCGAATTTATCTTTATTGAATATATCCCAAAAATCTTCGGGTGATTTACAGATTGCAGTCTCCTTGCGATGCTTTTGCACAGTATCCATGCGTTCATACCAGTCGCACACTGTGTCATAGATCGATGGCCTTACGAATAAAACACGCATTATTTCTTCTCCTTCAAAAACTGTTTTTGAGTTATGATATTGCGCTCCATATATCAACGTCCTGACTTGATCCTTTTTCTTGTGGAGTCTAGCGCTAACTGCATTTGCTAAGGCTCTATATGTGTTAATCAAATTATTTATTCTGTCTGTCATAATAAGCTCTCGCATATACATTCGTTTTCTGATTTTGGATAGTATGGGATTGGACTACTGTATTGAGCTGCACGTCGATCTTCGGAACAATTTCCTGAATGAAGTATATGTCGTGGATGAAAAGATAAGTCATGACCAAGCTCCCAGCGGAATCCTTGATAATCGAACCAGATAGTATCTTGATGTTTGTTTAGAGCATCATAGAGATTGTTCATCACTTTATCGATTGTCATATACTGCTGTACCCCTTAATCTAACAGGTCAGCCAGTTGTGCGGTCTCGCTGCGTTCTGTCTTGTTCAGGTAGACATATCCAAAGTGCGGGTTGCCAGCCAGACACTGAATTGCCTTACGCATACCGCTGTTATTTTCAAACACGGCCTCGTCAGTCTGCTTCAGGTCGCCATCAAGCCACAGCATAGATCCCTCACCAACACGGCCGAGTAGCAGCTGTACATGCTCTTTGGTCAGATTCTCAGCCTCTGAAACCATAATAATTGCGTTCTTGTAGTCGCGGCCACGAATAAATCCAAGGTGAGCTACTTCTACCTGTCCATTATTGATCCAGTATTCCAAACCAGCCTCGCCGCCCAAGTGATCAGCCAGAGGGCCAGCAAAAGAAGCAGCGCCGAGCTTCTCTAGTAGAGTGCCGGGTAGTGCGCCCAGCTCCTTAGTGTTTTTGACCTCGATATTGTTGCGAATCCAGATCAGCTTCTCAACCCTGTGCTTCTCGATCATATCAATAGCAGAGGACACCATAAGCATGGTCTTGCCGCTGCCGAATGTTCCAGCCAGCATCTTAACGGTAATATCATCGTTCTGCAGCATATCAAATGCGAGCCTCTGTTGGTCATTGAGCGGTTTTACGTCGCCAGTGAAGCGATTACTGATCTTTTTGTATTTGAGTGGTACATATTTCTTGCCATTCCATCGTAGCCAGCCTACCGCATTGCCTGCCGGCGTATCATCGTCTGCTGTATCTGGATCACGAACAATCAGATAGCCATTCACTGGAGTATCAAACAGATTCTGATATGTATAGCCTTCATCATGGGTCTGGTACGCCATTGCCATGGCCTCTTCGCCGCCTTCATTAAGAGCGACTTCAGTCTAGCCAGTATAGTCATTGCGGGAGCTTGCTGCTGTATCGGGATAGGTAAACTCAATCGGCAGCTCAAGAATGCCGCTTGCAATATTGGCGCAACTCAAGTCGCTGGTTACGAACTTGAAAGAATCAATGTTGGCCTGGATCTGTCGCTGTGCTTCCTGGAGCCCGGCTTCAATCGCGTCATTCAGATTGCGCTTCATCTCGTCCAGATACCAGCGGGCAGTTGCCATGATCGTCGCGTCGTTGTTGTCGCTGATCGGTTTGCCATCCAGGATATAGAACAGGGAAGACATGGGGACTGCCACTACCATAAAGGTGTTGTCGTCGTGATGCTCGGCCAGCAGGCGGGTTACAGTACGGGCTTTATAGCGGATCTCTTCGCTCTTCTTGCCGCTTGTCTTGATCTCTTCCAGCTCGTGCAGGGTCATGTCGGCGATCAGAAACGGCGCTGTTGCACTAGAGGCTGTTGTACTGGCAGGTTCGAAGGCGGCTGCTCCCAAATCAAGAAGCGCGGAGGTGTCATAAAACTTCATTAACGGGTGATCCTCCTTTAATAATGATATTGTAAAGTGTGATTGATTACTGAAAATATAAGCTCGCAGCTGTGGAGAGAACTGCGGGCTTTTTCTTTATACCTTATTATACACCCATGGCGTGGTAAAAGCAATAGTTTTGTGCAAAATACCGGAATAAAATAATCTGTTGTAGTAATAAATAAAATATAGTAAAAACAGCAGAAAAATTATTAAAATTAAGCAAAAATGAGCAAAAATAATGCATTTTAAGCGTTTCTGCGGCGTTTCTGGGGCACTATTATGCGGCGATCGAGACACAACTGCGTGAAAATTGGGATGAAAATCACGATTGGTGCGAAGCATTTTATAACGATAATACGTTGTTTACCGGAGACGAAATCGGGGGTAAAAATGGGCGTTTTGTTGGTGCGCAGATAGGTGAGATGACGGGTGATTTAGGGGTGATCAACAGGTGATTTTGGATGCTGGTGACTGCGAATTAGGAGCGAATGCGGATGGATGATTGTTGCGTGGAGAGGGCAAGCGAGAGGCGGGTGAGGTGCGAAAACCGGGTGATTTGGTACGGGCTGGGGAGATGGAATAACTGGTACGCACGACCCGAACTTGACCCCTTTTCCAATTTTTAACATCCCCCCGGTATGGCCTGAAAAGTCTAGGAATCATGCGGGTTTTCGGTGAATGCTACCTTCCGTTATTAGGTGGTATTCGAATGCTGGAAATCTGGAATTTTCTTTTATACCTTATCTATATATAGTGGAGATCCTTTCATGGATGTTTCGTGCAAAAAATTTAATATGCTATTATGTAGTCACTCCAAGGGGCCACGGAAACAAGGCCCCGGGGAGTAGTCGCACCTTGAAAATTGCAAAGTTTGGATTTTCCCATGTGGGCGGTTTATACCGTGCCGGTTTTCCGGTCAAGTGGTTATCCCTTGCCATTCCAAAACATGGGTCTCCTATCTGAGCAGTTAGTGCGCCGTAGCTACACAATGGGCAAACATTACAGCCACCGGTGAGAATCCGGCCTCTTTACAGGGGAATTCCCAAGAACGTGGGAGAAAGTGTGTGTAGACGTGCACCTTGACAACAGAATACAGGCAGTTCCGAGAATAACACAATAGGAACCGTTACAACAAGGTCAGAGCTACTGTTGTAGAGCATGGAAAACGCCAAAGTCAGAGCTGGCGACAATTAACAAGCTCCAGAGAAATAAGTGTTTGATGGGTTTGGAACCCTAGAGGAGAAACTAACCTAACTTGGTTACAATTGTGACCATTTTACATAAGGCCGGGCGCTTGGTAGTACCGGGGGAGACGCAACTACCACCAACGGCAAAACGCCGTGTCCGATATACACCAACTGAGAAAACAAGAGGTAATAACTATGTTGAAAGTTTATGCTGACTACGATGCAATCGCCAAGGCTGGCAAGCTGAACGAGCTGACCATCTCCGAGCTGGTGAAGTTCCTGAACGAGCAGAAAACTGTTCTGACCGCTGAGCAGTCTCAGAACGTCACCACCACGCTCAACAAGGCTGTTGAGAACAGCAACAAGGCCGCTTGCGACAACAAGTGCGCTGAGTTCTGCGCCATGGAACGTTCTGAAATGTGGCGTTCCTACGCTCCTAACCCCTACTACATGGGCATCAAGATTACCACTGACCCCAAGAGCGGTGCTCTGTCCACCCAAGATGCCAAGATGCTCATCAAGTTCAAGGCACTGGAGAAGTATTACCAGACCCTGAACGCTGTCGAAACCAACGACAAAGGGGAGCCTATGCCCAATAAGAGCGTAACCCTCTGCCGTGATGGACACTATGAGAAACTGGTCATGCTGTTCAATGGTATGCTTTCTGAAGAGACCGCAAGCGAGCTTGGCGCTAACAAGCTGATTCGTAGCACTAAGGTAGAAGAAACCCTCAAAGATATGGGGCTGGATTGCTTTGTCGGTCCTGTCAATAAGGGCAAGCGCCTTGCTCAGCTCCAGGCTATCTGGAACGCCATGCTTCCTGAAGAGCTGGCAGCAGCCTGCACTGCACTGTCCTGCGATATTAAGTATCTCAAGATTGCGGCCAATCGGGCAAAACAGGGCTCTGTCAAGGGTCTCGGTGACAAGGCCATGATTGACGAGATTGTTGTCACTATCTCCAAGGGCCTCTCTTTCGATGGCAAGGCACGTTCTTCCAAGTACGACTTTGCAAGCAAGAGCAAGTTCTTTGCCAAGGCTGAGCAGTAACACGCAATAGTCGGATACCCTTTCGGGGTCGCACCGTTCAAAGCGGCCCCTTTCCAGCTCCGCAATAGGGGCGTAGCGCCTTAGAGTGTGGCGCATTGTAGACACTCAGAAAAGAGGTTCATTATGGATTGTCCTTACATCATTCGTGAGAACATCGGCTTTGGCCGTGTTCGTGAGCATGGTTACTATCAGCTCGATGAGATGGCCTATGACCTGACCCACGACTTTGCGGGCGCAGATGTTGAGGTCATCACTCGCCCTGTGTACAATCTCGTCATGGAGAGCGGCGAAGAGCTCACCCAGCTGGACGACGACACGGTGTTCAAGATGTTGAGCGCCGGACTGCCTATTCGGTACGTCGAGAATGCAAGAGATGGGTACATCATGTACTCTCGTCCTGAGAGCAAGCCCGCTGTCAAGGTTAAGAGAGTCGGCGGTATCACTCGTGCAAGCGCAAGTCGTGAACAGTACGATGATGCAATCATTATCCCCATGGCAAAAGAGTGGGCGGTTCTTGACCGTTCAGACATTGGCGACTATTACCGCGTTATGGAGTTCAAAGACAACGCCATCTATATGTTTGAACAGAAGACCGAACGTAAATGGTGCAATCGTCCGTTCTATGATGAAGTCCGCCTGTATCACAATGGGATGCTTGTGCGGCTTTCTGTAAACGGACACGAGTTCATCTTTTAACATCGTCGTTTTCGTCCCGGGCATGACGTTAAACTGCTTGTGTTCGCACAATGCTATGAAATAATGGACAATACTATTATATGGTATATGCGGGTATACGCAAGGACAAACCATAGCATTCCACCTAAGTCCTGCACTACCAAAGGACTGAAAAGGCAAGTGCAAATATAATAATAGTCCTGCTTATGCACAAGTTTATGAGCGTAGCTTTGTGTGTATGAGAGAGGTGTGGCAACCTAAAATGCCCGCTCACCCTTGCAAATTCGGAACGCCTTGACGTGGCGCAGGGGCTTTGAACTAAGAGTCCGAAAGAAGAGAAAGGAGCTATCTTTGATGTACAAGGACAAAAACGGAATAGTCATTCAGTGTGTCAACCGCAAGGGTATGACGTACAACGGATGCAAAGTGCCGTACATGGGATTGTATGGCACTTTTGGCCACTATGAATTTGTCGCAGAGCCGCGTTTTAACCCTCAGACGAAAGAAATGCGACTCAAGCATCGTGATATGACAGCGAAAACCAGATGGGACGATATGCCCAGCAAGGAAATCGTTTCGCATATCATCGATGCAGCACGAGTCAAGTGTGTCAAACTTTACAAGTGGGAAACCAAAATGGTAAACCCAGACCGGGATGAAATGAAAAAAGATTCCAAAATTTGGCACAAAGAAGCATCCAATCCTGACTGCATTCGTCGTAAAAAATTCAAAATGAAATACCGTCAATCGTCCATGAGTGGTCATGGATATTCTGAACTTAGCTGTACTCTTTATGGTGAATCCATTGAGATGAACGGAAAGCAGAAAAAATTGAACCGCTCTATGCAGACATATATGGACGGCACAGGAATGAGTTCACGTTTCGATAATAGTGACCGTAGACCGCTTGAACCGCAATTTCCAGTTAAATCTGGTAAACGCAAGTAATTATTTATTGTTCCCATGATTCCATTGTCCATCTGGTCCAATTTTGGAATCAGAATTTAAGCCAAGATTTGAATTCAAACAAGCTATTTTGTCTGAATTTTTAAGTTCTTTCTTTGAAAATTTTGTTTTGATAAAGATACCTTCACGCTTGTTTAGGGCACGTCTTTTTCGGCACAAATGTTTATAACAAAGTCCATCTTGAAAAACAGGTTCATTACATTTTGGCTTAGAACAAGTTAATTTTGGCTTCAAAGTTATCGCCTCCTATTTGTATTATAAACGAAAACAATTCTATAATCAATTAGCGTACTCGTCACACCAAAAATGTGGCGTTTTCTTTTTACCTCTTTTCTCTGCTCCGCAAGGAGCGATACTGGGCGATTTACGGTACCAGGGCAGACGTAACCGTAACCACAACCAAACAAAAAAACGAAAGGAGCTCAACAATATGAAATTCGTCAGAATCAACGGTGAAAACCACGCCGGTTACGCTCTGCTTGATATCGTCGAGCACAAAACCACGAGCATGACTGTCGCAGAGTTGATGGAAGCTCTGTCCAAGTGCAGCCCGGACGCATACGTTACGTTCGGCAATAATTGCGATGATTATGTCATCGAAACCGTAGACCAGATTTGAGTATCAAACGAAAGGAGCGTAGTAATATGGATTATTTCAGCACGGAGTTCATTCTCTTCTGCGGCATCATTATTGGTGTCGCTCTGACGATTTCGATGCAGCAGGCATGGAAGGAGATGTTCAAGCATGACTAAGAGCAATCGTGGTCTGGCCGTTATGATTATGGCCGTGATTCTGTTCGCAACAATCTTTATGATTCCAGTTCCGGCGGCAAGTGCGAGCACCGCTGGTAACGCCGCCGTTGTGAAACCCAATGCTGCTGGGCGCTACATTTTGAGCGGAACCGTCGTCCAGGAACCCGTTATTGAATGCGAGGATCTTGACGGGAACAATATCCAGCTCCTGTACTGCATGATCGAAGATTGCAATGGCGAAGTGTGGGGATATGCCTATGAAATGGACAACCTTAACGATGTGCCGCCCATGTATCAGAGTGTGACCCTCATTATGAATTGCAATGGCACGCCAGATGACAACTTCGATGATATTATCGAGGACATTCTCTGGTGCAACTGTGAAAACGCCGCTGAGGAGGATTGAAATGGCATTTGCTGCCATTTAATAAAACAAAAAAGAGAGGTAAAACAAAATGGATAACATGAAACTGCTCAGATACGCCCGCGCCGCCGCCGTCGACAAGTGGTGGCACTATGACAAGATTGCCAATCAGTATGCAGGTCACCGCGCTGAAAGCCTGGCTCGTAAGTTGGCTGATGAAGCAAAGGCGGATGTGAATGCAATCGCCGAGATGATTCGCGCTGAAGAAGCCAAGCGGCGTCTGAATGCTGATGTGATTGCAGAGCTGAAGAATCTGGCCGAGAAAATCGTCGCCAAGGAGCAGTCCGCCGAGACACAGCAGCCCGCCGAGGAACAGCGCTATAAACAGGCCATCAAAGAAGCTCCTTACGTCCTCGTAATCAAATGGAACGATCCCATCATGGGCGAAATGGAATACCCCTTCAAGAGTTACGCCGAGGCTGAGAAGAATTTTGAGGTCGCTAAGCGAGAAGTTCACAATCGCCACGCAACTGAAGCCCATGTGTACGAACAGAGCGAAGGTCAGCGTATCCCTGTGATGGGTATTATGAGCGGCAAGCTGTAAGCCGCCTGGAAGGGGAGGACACTTTCTAATGATTTTGTCAGAGATCTATCAGATGCATGACAGATTGTGCGCCGTTGTACTGGACCCGGAAAGCGGAACCATCACGCCGATTCGTGTCGTAAATTTGGATACGAAAGAGCTGACCCCGCAGTTTTTCAGTGATGCGAGGGCGGGATTTCCTGATGCGAAACCATTCCGACCGTACAATCCGAACAGCCTGAATTGGCTCATCATTGAAAAATATGGTCTGCTGGTTGCATCCATCAATAATTTGGGCGGATTTATCGTGTTTGAAAGTCCTGATATGATTCCGCTGGCAAGATCTCTATTCAGCAAGAAAGCGAGGTTGAATTATGAGAGACGTTTTCCCGCCAGAGAAACATGCAATCGCCGTGTATCCGCTTAACAACTGGGGCAGGCTTGAGATCACAGCGATTGAAGATGCGTGTGTCGAAGTCACAACCAACAATGGCGAGCGCCGCAAGCAGGCTGGCCGCCACAAAATCTATCAGACGAGTCAGGGCCGTGCATATTTCATTATGCATGGCTCTCGTTATTATCTGGACGAATTCACAAGAGTATGAGCGCCGCAGCAGCCGCGCCGCAGCGCAGTAAGAAAGGAGCAATATGAATGTTCGCAGCATACCTTAGTGACGCGGATTCCACCTGGATGCAGTCCCAAGAGTGCCGTCATAAGCGCCGCATCGAATTGGCTGATCCGTACTTCCTGCCCTATAGCAGACTCCGGCCGCGTGTTCAAATCGAATTGCAGTTTCACATTCCGACTCTGCCATTCACAGTAAAGGATGGTGATTTGATTGTCTGAGCGTCCCATCGTCTGGGTGTTCGCCGCCATGTTGCTTTTGGTGGGTGCACTCCAGCAAATCGGAACCGGCCTGTATTATCTTGGGTGTTTTCGCCGCTACAATCATGTGATCGACACCCTGGCACGCTGGTTTGATACCGTAGATCCGATCGAAATGACGGAAACGATTCGCAATTTCTTCCTCATCTCGATCGCCCTAACTCTGTTGATTGCTGTTGTGGTCTAACCCAGCGGCTTCAAATATTACATAAAAAGCAAATCAAAATGTGCAAGCAAGAAGAGAGGTAAACCTATGTTGTATTTCCGTGTTAAATTCGAAGCAAACAATGAGCCTATGTATCTGGGCACCCGTCGTGGCATCGAAATGTGGAGCGCCTATGCAGGTGGCGAATTGTTCACCGAAACCGAGGTCAAGAACAACAGCCTGAACTACGATTTCCTGATTCCGGTCAATGTCAATCAGCGCAAGACCCGTATGATGGGCCCGTACCGTGTGCCGACCGACGATGCAAGTATCACTCCCTGGGATTACACTGCAGACCGCCGCTATGATCGTTTCCGTCCGCAGCCTACTATGACGATTGTTCATGGTGCGAAGGTTATCACGAAGCGGCTGGCTACTCTGCATAACCGCCCGGTTACCTGTTATCCTGCTGCCCAGGGGAGGGTTCGCCGTGGTCCGTATCGCCGTGGTCGCCAGGATGGTACTCCGATGCCGCCGGTGATGTAAGAACGCTGCAGTAAGTGCACTGCTGGTAAAAATAACCTACATACAATGATTTCCAATCGGTCAATCGAAGATGTCATAGATGATATACTCTATGATATTTATTTTGATTGGGCTGATAATGAATAAAGCGTACCCAAGCAAAGTCTGAACGTAAGTAATCGCAGAGGGGGCTGGGCGGCAATAGTCGCTCAGTCTAATGCGGCTACGGGTTCTGCAGAGCCTGTACTGGTCCCAAGCCCAGGACGCAGCAGCGTAAACAGAAGGGCGCTCCACCGCTCTAGTGAAATTTGATTTGATTTTGAAGCAAAGGCCACGCAGATAAATCAATGAGAAAAGTAAACCAGAGGGTGTTTCTATGTGAGCGAAACTAGATGAAAGGAGGGTTTATAGCTTGAATTGTAAACTTCGTAGCCCGCAGTCAGTGGGCACAGCAGTTGGTGCAAGGGTCGCGTCTTACTCCACTGAGCGAAATTTCATGGGATGGCGATACAAACTGTTCTGACACCCGGCTGATATACTTTTTTTGAAATGAATAGATGCGCTCAGCTGATGAGCAAAAATCCATGACGATTTATATATCGCCGTGGTGTACGTACATAGAAGATTAGCTATCTTCTGGATTTACCGTTAATGTCGGGCGACTGGTGGTACCGAGGCAGACGTAACCACATCCACTACATGCGTAGTAAAACAAATAGGAGGAGGTTGTAACCATGATGGTGCATATTTTGGATAATTCCTATTCCAATCGAACTAAGGGCAAGCCGTGGGTGATGTTCAATCGTTACAATGGGGATGTTTATAGCAGTCGCAAGCGTGCAATGAAGATGCTGAGTGAGATGGCAAAATCGGTGAGCGCAGATCCGGAGTGTTATGACGTCGTATTTGATGCTGATGGTGGCAATCTTCATTATCGTTGGAAGAGTTTGGACGGCGATGAGTTCGAACGCTATATCCAGATCGAATCAAAAGAAGTGAAGTAAGAGTATCAAAAAAGAGGACATAAACATGGAAATTTACATTGTCATGCAAAATGTCAAAGTTAATGACTGTTTTGGTTGGCATGATAACGGAACGAGACCGCTATCTGCTCATCGTAGTTTTGACGTGGCATTTGATACTATCTTCAAAGAATATTGTTCTATCAGAAAGAAAGAAAACGTTTCGGATGTGAATTATAAAGACGGCGATGAAGCTAGTCTTGAGTATACTTTTACAGACCCTATGTTTGGAGTTCAATACAAATTCGAACAGTGGATTTGCTCTGTTGAATTAAAAGACGAGGAGGTATCGCAGAATGGGTGATTACGCCGCAGCTGGCTATCAGCTCCAGCATTACAAGATCACATTCTATGCCGATAACAATGGCAAAATCCCGCTCAAAGTGGTCCGCCGTGCATTCGCCAGCTATGATTGTGCCAAGATGTGGGAAGCTAATGTGATGTATCAAACACCTGAATATAACAGTGTCACAATCGAGATGGAATGAAAGGAGCTACACAGTATGTTTGTCTGGGGAATTTTCATGTCTCACGAAGCCCGCGACGAAACGATTCATGACGATAACTTCCATTACGACCTCTTCGCTACTGAAGAACGAGCACTTGAATATCTTAAAAGTCAGGAAAAATGGTGGCGTGATTTATACAAAGACCCTTGTATCACAGATGCGGCTAAGAAGGAAATCTTTGGTGGTAAAAAGCCAGACAAAGCAATTCGCTTGTTCAAAGAGCCTGCCGAAATCTGCGGCGAAGAAGATGCATGGGTTCTTACTCGTGACTACTTTTCTTCAACTGGAGCCGAGATGCGCGAAAGAATCATGGCAAAAGAACTATCAGTACAAGAATAAGGAGGCAAACGTAGCAATGGTTATCAACATGACTGAACTATCTATCGCCCAATGGTCCAACGCTCAACTCGATGCAGCTCGCAAACTGTGCACAGATGGTGTACTTCATGATGGACCATTGCCTACGATTTTCCCTACGGACGCATCTATCAAAGTAAGGGATATGGCATGGCAGATGGCCGAACAAATCGAGAAGTTGAAGCCGGAAGCAATCATTATTCAGGGCGAACCTGTCTTCGTGGCCACCTTCGTAAATAACTATTGTGTCTCGCAGTGTTATTCTCCTTGCTACGTTGATGGAAAGTTTGTGCAGTTCAGGAGGTTCTGATTATGGCAAGCTGGAAACTCGGTAAAGATATGATCCCCAGCGATACGATCCTTGATCCTGTCACTTTTGATGACTTGATTCTGGCCCTGAAATGCAACTGTGAGCACATCACGCCGGACGCAGTCATTATCCAGGCGACAGAAATCCTCAATCAGCGGCTGGAAGATTGGAAGTATCTGATCGAAAACAACATCGACGAAATCATTGCGCTGGCAGCGGATGAGCCCAATGAGGATGCCGGCCACGATGATATCACACTCGAAGAGTAATGAGGAGGTGGCGCAGTCGTGAGAAACTTGTCCAAACAGAACCGCAAGAAAATTTTTGATCTAATCAAGCGTGATTGCACGTTTGTTGGGTCATATGATCTGGAACATTCTGAGGAAACTGTTTTGACCTATCTTCCGAAGCCCGGCACACAGATTCACAGAGATGTCGAAGAGGTTCGTGTCGTAAAAAATCGTAAGACCGGAAACTGGGTCGAATCCGTTGTTGATATTCGGTGGAAGCACGGTATGACCTTGGTAGAAGCCGAAATGATCGAACGAAAATATCAGTGCAAATCTAACAAGTAAGGAGGTAGCGCAGCGATGACCATCAGTGAAGCAACAGGAATCCATCAATGTAACATCGATAAGGCCACTGGAAAAGAACCCGGTTTTCGTGAGCGCTACACTCGCTACATCGACTATCTAGGCGGTCTGGATGTGGTCAAACACTACATTCCGTTCGATCTTGATTATCTGATTCCAAAGTACAAAGAAGACCACCTGCTCAATAATACACTGATGTCTGTGTGGGATGATGCGGCGGGGTTTTACTGCTCCGGGCTCGATGCGATCCCTACATACGGCGGACTCTGGAACCTGTATCGCCAGCATGGAATCAATGCGGCAAGTTGTGCGACCGGTGTATGTATTTTGAAAGAAGCGGCCGCGATTCTGTGTGAACGAGCGACGCAATAAGAGGAGTGTTAATTTGTATACGATCAAAGTAACATATCGTGCAGCAATCGCAACAAGTATGCGGCTCGATTATAAGAGGGCTATTTACCAGTTCGAATCTGTGCCAAATGATGTGGTTGATACGCTGTGTGCTGCCATTGATACAGAGTATAAGAAGCGATCAAAAGAGCAGCATGTTGTGATGATTCACCTTGAGGCGGCGCTTGAGACCATGGAGCGATTCAGAAAACGCATGTACGTGCCGAACTCCATCGAGAGCGTCGAGATCGTTGACGCAGAAGAAAATGGCGACTAATCAACGCCTGTTAGTTGTTGAGCAAAACTCCAAACGGTTGTATAATAAAAAGGAGCGTAACAGTATGAAGTCAGTACAGATTACATACGATGCAAAAGTTAAGATCGGAACCAGCTATGAGCGCGGCGAAGCATGTACGCAGCTCGATTTCCTTGACGATAAGGTCGTGGAGAGCCTGATCGCTGATTTGAATGCGGCACCTGCTGAACAGAGTTCGCACTGGTTCGATCTGCTTCAGACGCTTACTTTTATGAACATGCTGCAAGGACGAATCTTCATTCCGACTTCAATCAAGATGATTCAGGTCGTTGCTGAGATTCCGAATTAAGCCACAAAAGAACGAGTGATGCTATCGCGCTGTTGAAAACTCACTTGTTCAAAATGTTGAAAACTTAATCGCTGATTCATTCTTTCGCTTGCAACAATAATTCATTCCTATTTCGAACTCAAACTCAATTACGCAATCGCCAATGAACAAGCGACGCGAAAATAAAATTGATGATTAAGTTTAAGAGGGTTATAGGAGATAAAGGAGATTGTTAAGGGGAAAAAGAACCATCAGGGAGAAAAAGAGAAAGAAGGGTTTTTATGGCGATCTTAGATCTTGGCGTACACGAATTCAAACCGGAGGACTTCCTCAAGCTGGTTCAGCAGCACGATGACTTCACGATTGTGTGCGGCTCGAAATCTTATCTGCAGATCCATGTGCCTACAAAGTGGGTTCAGCTGGGCAAGACCACTCGTGGGACGGATTACCTGACCTGCCGCAACAAACGCAAGAGAGACGGTCATCTGTTCAAAATTTACGGAAGTAAGTTTGTTTTCGAGATCACTGACACCACACACGGGTTGAGCGGGGTTTTGAAAACTGATCGAAGCGACGATGAATTTGTTGTTTCGATGTGGAAGGCAGAAGGTTTTGTCTTTGACAGTGATGACGAATAAGGAGGTGGCTTAAATGCGATTCCGAAAACTCATCGCGGCGACTGTACTGGCTGCTGCTCTGATGCTGACTGGATGCGGCGGAAAATCTGAGCCGGACGAAAATCTTAACCGGGTCAAGTATGCCAAGATCTACAACCCTGATGGCACGCTGTTGACTGAAGGAGAGTATGAATCCTGCTACTACGGCAACCAGGTCGTTACGATTGAAATCAACGGTGTTAAGTATCAAACCGCCTATGTCAATGTCGTCACGATGTGGTGGTATGAGTGAGTGCGGTAGAAGAAAGGAGCGATAAATCGTGGAAGAAATCATAATGAAAGCCATTCCTGAGCATGGCGGCGTTTCGATGACCAGAGCTGAACAGGAGACCATCATCACCATTGGAGCCCTGGATAAGACGGCCGATGTATGCACCAACGATCCTGTTTACTGGCGCAAGCTTGATGCCATGTGCGAGAAGCATCCTGACGAGTACAAGCTCACCAAGATCCACCGCACGAAAGACGGACTGATCCTGTGCAAGTGGTATTCGGTGCCGCGTAAGCTGGTTCGGTTCGGAACGCCGACAGCGCCTCGCGAACTGACCGATGAACAGCGTGCAGAACTTCGTGAGCGAATGAAAAAGGTACAAGCGGCTCGACAGAATAAGGCCAGCATCAATTCTCAGCCGAATTCATAAAGAGTTTGACTGCATTCTAAACATACATCATGGTTCGGTAATGAAATTACTCTACTGAGATGTGTTAGGTGTTTTTGCCTTGTAATTCTATTAAAGAAAACAGCAAGGTTTGAATCAAGAGGTGAATGAGATGAACGCAATGCCCTTCGACGATTCCGCATAGTACAGCAGAGTCGCCGCGAAAACAGATTGAGATGAATAGCAAGTCGAAAGGTTTGCACGTTCAGGCCAAGCCGAACGGAACGAATTGTTAGAGTGAGATACCCCACCCATGGCTGCCACTGGAGGACCGTAGAGCTCAGCAGGTAACCCAACAGGGAGGAACTCACGGTACTTACGGTAGAGCCCAAATAGAATACAGCGATAATGCGTCACTCCGAAATCCCGAACTACGCTCGCAGCTCATCCGCAGCTCATCAACGCTGCCGGCTGCAGATACGATCGCCGAGGCACAGGACTCCACAGATATTTAGATCTCAATTTGAAACAAAAGTACATAATCGAATAAGAAAGCGAGTTGAAAACTATGTTGAAAACCGGCCCTCCCATGTGAGGAACCCCGTATTTTACGAGCAGATTTGTGATGAATTGTTATCTGGTTTTACTATGATAGCACGTTTAGGCCAAGCCGAACGGAACGAATTGTTAGAACGAGGGGACACCCCCGAGGAAGGCGGAAGACGCGTCGACTGCAGGTACCAGACATCGCTGGCCACATCAGACCGGTGTCATCAGGGGATTTAAAGAGCCTCATAACACCCCAACCGACGCATCTAACAACCACATTTGGGCCACAACCCCTGGTTCATGAAAGATCACCATCTCCAGCTAGTAGCTTCAGACAGATTTAGATCACAAATCGCCTATATTATAATAATGAAGGTTGTGATAAGAACGACAAATACAAACAAAATGTAATGCTGTCATTTGTGAATATTTTCCAATTGACAACGATACGTTTTTGTGTAATACTTGTTTCAAGCGAAACACACTTTACAATATCAAACGAAAAGGATGAGGTAAAAAATGAATGCGAATGTAGTAATGCAAGTAGCCACTACCAAGCAGTTCGGTGACATGGAGATTCAGGTCTATGAGAATCCGGCGGTCGATCACACCAGAGCTCAGGATGATTTCTGGATGACCCGTGAGCAGGTCGGTAAGGCGCTGGGATATAAGAATCCTTCAATTTCGATTGGAACGATTCACAAGCGCAATGCGGCTCGTCTCGACCCGCTTTCAGGGTTAATCAATTTGATTACCCCTGGTGGAAAACAGCAAACCTACGTATATAATATGCGTGGTGTCATGGAGATCTGCCGTTACAGCACTCAACCCAAAGCGAATGCTTTCATTGATTTCTGCTGGGATGTGATCGCCGCTCTGATGCGGGGTGAAACCGTATCGCTGAATGCCAATCAGACTGAGCTCAAGCGGCAGGAGCGATTCGATAAGATGACTCAGGCGCTGACGGAGATTCAATCCAAGATGGACGCTCTCGAAGCCGCTCGCCAGCAGGACCGCAACGCTCTTGACAATGTGCTGTTCGTCTGCAAGCAGCTGGAACGAAAGCTTGTCTCGATGGGTCAGCCGCAGAAGCAGCCTGAGCAGACCGCCACAACTGCCACGGCCGCCGCAAAGGAAACCCACACCACTACATACAAAGGACGCAGCGAATGGCGGACTGAGATCTACAAGCTCGGCAACTCCATCGCTCGCATGACTGGTCTGACGCTGAATGCGGTTCTTAAACAGGCTTATGATTATATCGGCCGCAACTATGGCTGGTATTTCAAAGACGAACGCAAGGCGTATGTTGAGCGGGTCGGCTACATGGGTGACATCAAGAACCTCAGCGGCTTGGACATTATCGAGGATAGTGAAACGTGGAGCTCAATCTTTATGTCGATTATGAAGGATCGGTATGATAACGAAAAGCATGACGCTGAGGTCCGAAAGGGGATTAAGTCGGCACTCACCAAGAAGCCGCCTATGATCCCTGCTGATATGATTCCTACTCGCCACAGGGTAGAACCTGCTCCTGAGGTCGTTGCTGAAGAACCCGCACCGGTCGTTGTGGCCGAGGCTCACGCAGTCGAGATTGAAACACCGGCGGCTGAAACACCGGCGGTTGAAGAGCCGAAAAAGAAATATTATTACTACAAGCCGAGTATCACGCTTCCGATCGTTGAACCCATTGCAAAAAAGCTGGGCGATAAGACGCTTGGGTATTGGGTTACCTATGCAAAGATCTATGACGCGATCGGCACTGCAAAGATGGACCGAATGCGTAAAGCGTATGTACGTTCTCACAATAAGCCGCCCAAGTCTACTCCTGATATCTTCCAGCATTCTGATAAGAACATGAAAGTGTTTAAGGAGGCTGCAAAGATCGTGGCGGCAGCTATCTAAGCTATCTACTTCCTCCATTAGCCTTTGAGGCTGGCAGCCGGGAAAGACCGGCATATAACCAGGTGTAGCTCAATTGGCAGAGCGCGTGCTTTGGGAGCATGAGGCAGCAGGATCGTAACCTGTCACTTGGACCATAGCATAGGGCTTTATCCTTTCTCCCTGTGCAAAAAAGCGAAGTTTTTCTCTTTCACTTTTCCTTTTTCTTCGCTCGTGGCTGAAAATGCCGGGCAGGTACGATAACCCTGCTTTGATATGGAGCTGATGGTCGTACAACAGTTCGATTCTGTTGGGCTCCAGCTAGGTTCGATGCAGCGGCGTAGTGTAGTACAAAGCTGCTGGGGTGGCGCAATTCCACCGTGGGTGATCATACTCCCCCTCTGACACACCCATAACGCTTATATCCGAAAACAACAATCCATGCTGCGACAGGGTAGCTCCCTTGGTGATCTTGTGTGGCTCTATTGTGAGTAGGCTATTGGATGACCTGAGTTGTGGTCTAGCTTAGTCGGTGCCCAGACTGGCGGAGAGTGATTTAAAGGGCAGCCTTTGAGGATGGACACCATAAGAGACCAATTCGCTTATGTGTTGTATCCACTGACGCGACTGAGTATAGCGCAGACTTTGTAAGTCGTTTACTCCTCGCCGATGTCGTTACATGGTTAAATCCTCCTCTCTTATGCCGGTATCGCTCAGCGGCTAGAGCACTGGGTTTATACCCCTTGGTCCAGATAAGACAGAGGCGCGGGTTCGAGTCCTGCTACCGGCACCATTTTCAGTAACATTTTGAAAGAAGGTATGAATCATGGCAAATCTGAATATCAAAGAAATTGTTGAATGGATGATTGAAAAAGCGAAAGATAAGGCTTCCGATAGTATCGCAGTCATTGATGAAGGAGAAATCGTTAAAGAGTTCGGAGTGGAGCCTGGATGGCTTCAGAGTCATGGTCCAGAAATCTATCACGAGTGCGATCGGCACTCAGAAGTTTTGGACTCTTTGATTTACACTGGAAACGATAGAGATTATTGGTCTATTCAGCTTACCATTAACAAGGAGTAAATCAAAATGGCAGACAAATATCTTAGCATCATCACAAACTTCGGGTGTCACTATAGCTGCCCGGAATGTATCGTCCGCAACAACAAGCTCAAGATGACTCCGACGGATGAAAACTCCTCATGGGATAATCTGTCTCGGACGCTTGGAGAAAATCCTGATATGAATTGGGTGTCCGTATCTGGTGGCGGAGATCCACTGTTCCATTGGTGGGAGCATCAATTTTGGTGGCTCGGTTTATTTACTGTTTGTTCAAGCGCTAGGAGACATTTGGAGCTTCATACCAGCTATCTTCCGACGACTGATTCGAAGATGTTTGTGCTGTTTCCGTACAGCATGTTTGATAGAATTGTATATCATGTTCACAACATCAACGAGTTAAAGAAGGTTACCCGTGCTTACGATGAAATCGTTCGGGTGTTTTTTGTTGTGGACGACAGTATGACCGAGGACGATATCAACGCCATTGCTGATTTTGTTGAGGAGTCAGACCAAATCGACGAGCTTACCTTCCGGCAGCGTGTGGACGAGCACTACAAGGAAACCTATCATCTGCACGATTTCCTGTTGGCTGGTCATCAGAAGCGCTGGTGGTATGTCACCCAGTGCGATTACAACACCTATTATCACAACGGTAAGCTGTACACCAAGTATGCCGATATCTTTGATAAGGAGTGATTCAGATGTACATCGTCGCAAGCGATTACACCAACGAGAAAGCTGATGTCTACAAGTCAGTAAGTATTGATAAAGCATTCAAATCAAGAGACGATGCGGTTGCTTTTGCCGCTGTTAGTTTTCAGTGCTTTCTCAATGGGATGCCTGAAGATGAGGCTGCTCGATATGAAGATGCAGTGAAGGTTGACACTGAATCCTACGCTGATTTTTGCGGATGCGAGTTGAACACATATCCTGAGTATGTTATCGGTGCGGCAGTCGGCGATGGTGAAGATAATCACATGTATTACATGGTGTTTGAAGTAGAGGACTAATCTGCACAAGCAGTGGCGGCTCGGAAAGACGAGCATATATGTTTCGGTGCTGGAATTGGCAGACAGGGGAGTCTCAAAAACTTCTGCGCAAGCATGTGGGTTCAAGTCCCATCCGAAACACCACCGGCTCGATCGAGTCGGGAGTTTATTGGGCGAAACGGTTTGGCAAATCGGAAAGACGGTTGACTGCTGGACAGACAGCTTTGATATGCTACAGTGGTGCAACTGGCGAGACACACTCCGCTTAAGACGGAGCGCCTGAAACGATGGATTGTTGGGTTCGAATCCCACCTGTAGCACCAATCTCGTACTGGTAGGATCTTTAGCGGTCAGATCCGGCCGCGCCTGTGTGAGATACCACCCCCCTGTGGGGAATGTTAAATTTTTCCATGTACGTTATTCTCGGCTCGCTCGAAAGAGTGCAGCGTGCCTTTGTAAGCCGAGTATCTTATGCGATTGTAGCTCAGTTGGTAGAGCAGCAGGCTGAATGCACGTCGATGGTTCAAGTCCATCCAGTCGCACCAGGGTTCCTGTCTTTTTAGGTATGTTATTCAGCAGGAACCTTTTACCTCATTCTTGTTATTCCCGGCTCTTTTGATACGATGCTTCGGTCTATATCGTATCGAAAGCAACAAGGCTTTGTAAGCCGGGTTTATATGCAGCGGTCGTATAACGGCTAATACGTCGGCCTTCCAAGTCGAAAATGTGGGTTCGACTCCCATTCGCTGCTCCATTATGTGCGACGGTTTGAGACTCCTACATATAAATCCAGCCGGGTAAGTCCGTCCACAACCGGTGCAGGTAGACAGCTTTGCCCATTAGGTCTCTAACAAAATGGGGAATAGGTACATGGTGGTAAAAGTACGATCAATAAAATAGCCACGACTTCCTTGTTGCGCCCTAATGTTTCGGATATTGTGGTCCGGAATGGAAGTTGTCCTGCTTGGAGAATCGGGAGTGCAGGTGTACCTAATTTATATGCGGCTATGGCGGAATGGCAGACGCGCCAGATTTAGGATCTGGTCTTCGGGTGAGGGTTCAAGTCCCTCTAGCCGCACCATGTTCGAATATCAACAATAAAAACGAAAGGACAATGTATTATGAAGGTGATTATTAGCACAACTCCTCTTAACGGCGTACTGACTGATATTACTTTCGATACGGGAGAAGACAAGAGCGACGTGATGGATGTGGTTGGTAACAGCATGATTGCCACTACCATTGATTGGCTTAACAGCAAGAAGATGTCGAAAGAAGATAAGAAATTGTACACTGATATCTTGTGCAAAGTCTTAAAGGAAAATATCTTAAAAGGGCTCAAGTAAGGAGGGCACAGCCGTATGAATTCTATTATCAGCCCTTGGGTGTTCTACTGGATCGGCATCGTAGATAGTATCAGAACACTACTAATCGCCATTCTAATTGTGCTTGTGATCGTGGTAGCGATTATGTTCATGTGCACCATGAGCGATGCAGACGATTATGGCTTTAAAAACAAAAATGTAGTCGAAGAAGCAAAACTCTGCATCAAGGTTGCAATTGCAACTTTTGTTGTCGCAGTTCTGGTTTGTGTGGTTCCTTCCGAAGACACCTGCTATAAGATGCTCGCCGCTGATATGTTTACACAAGATAACATCAACAACGCCACTGAGTATGTCACTGACGTGATTGATTATGCGGTCGACAAGGTCAAAGAAATGGATAGAAAGGACTGAGTAACATGGACGAGAGAAAATTCTGTATCGGTGATCGCGTAAGGCTTGAGTCTCCTTGGGGTCCTGATGATCCCAATGAGGGTAAAGAGGGAATCGTTGTTGGGTATACAGAAGATACCGATTGTCTTCAAGTGCAGCTCTGCGATGGGTACCAATGGAGCAGACCAGAATTTCGCCTGATCGAGCACCTGTATGATGATTGGTGGACGCTGGTTGAGCCAACCAATGAATGCCGCTGCGAGTCTCTGCTTTAATTTTTTCGCCATCCAAACACACTTTACACTATCAAATGAAAGGAGAAAACGGATGCATATCAAGTATGTGGACGGCCATTATGAAATCGTGTCGGCGGATAATGGCCAGTTCATTCAGTCGGCCGACACATGGGACGAGGCTCTTGACGATATGAAAGAGCTGCTAACAACAACGGTATAACGAGCAAACCGGCTCGTTTACATAACATTTTTTATTATAAAGGAGATCAATATTATGAAGGCAACTGTTAAGTACAACAACGTTTTCGTCACTTCCGCTTACGACATCGAGACTCTGAAGAAGGTCAAGAAGTTCCGTCCCGAGGCTCTGGTTCTGTACAAGGGCGAGGGCAAGGAGAAGGAGCCTGTCTGCGCTATCGGTGTCAGCGGTTCTGCTTCTGCCAATGAGATGGGTGTGACCTTCGCAAAGAATTCCGTCACTACTCCCAAGGTCGCTACCATGAGCATCGAGCTGCCCAACGGCAAGACCACCGTCGAGGAGATCAACGAGTTCGTTCGTGAGAAGCTGGGTCTGGCCATCGTGAACTGCACCAAGATCGAGGAGCAGATCGCCGAGGCTATGGGCTCTATCGCTGCTGATGAGGCCGCTATGAACGCTGCTATCACCATCGAGAACGACGCTGAGCCCGAGGCCGCCGCTGAGTAAGAGCGCCGCCTGGTAAGAGCGCCACTGTGGTTCCACGCCGGATGTTCCAGCGCAATACGTCCGGCATTCGTTTTAGATGATTCGTCAATCCGACGTTTCAACAATAAATTTTTCAAATTAAAAAGGAGTACATATTATGCTGAAGATCACTGTGGGTACCAACACCAACCGTAAGACTGTCATGGTTACCGAGGACACTACCCTGCGTCAGTGCCTGGAGGAGAACGATATCAACTACGCTACTGGTCAGACTTCTCTTGATGGTTGTGTTCTGCAGCCTGGCGACATGGACAAGACCTTCGCCGCTATGCACGTTACCGAGAAGGCTTATCTGGTCTGTGTTCAGAAGATGGACAACGCCCGTTAAGGGATTAACGGAGCTTGATCCTGAATCTGTTCGAGCGAATCTCGAATAAAGTCCGAATATAAATCTGTTCTGGTTACAACAGATAAGTAGCATTGCAGCCGCTGGCAGGCCGGTTAAAGTCTGCCTTATATGTGTCCAGTATCTGGGCTTTTTAAATGCAAGATATGAATTTAAGGAGGAAGTAACTATGGCATTCACTGGTTTGCTGACGAAGCTCGGCTCGAACGAATGCAACGAATTTTTCTCTGACATCAAGAGCAGGAACAAATTCGAAACCGAAGATAACACCGTCCTGACCGTTCTCCGGGCAGTGATGAACGAGGAGCGGCTGGCGACTTTTACCGCTGACCCCGAGAACAAGGGTATCATGCAGTCTCTGGTGGTCGAGAACGAGATCCGGCTCCCGGACGATGAGAAGCTGACAGCAGCCTATTACGCTGGTGAGCGTGGTCCGTTCACAAAGATCAAGCTCGGTCTGTATTTCCATTTCATCCCCAACAAGAAAGCAGCCGATTACATCAAGCAGGTGAAAACGTTCGACGAGGACTACAAGAAGGCGGGCTGGGTTCGTCTTGAGGATGTCTCTCTGTATGTCGATCGCAGCGGTGACGCTCTGGTCTATCAGAACGAAACCAAGCAGGCGACCATGGTGTTCGCTCCTTCGCCCAAGAGAATCCAGGTTATGCAGATGATGATGAGCTGTCTGCCCCGTCTGCTTCCGTGGGCATTCAAGGATCACCCGGCAACCAGGGATGAACTCGATCTGCTGAAGATGCTGGCCGAGCAGAAGTATGACAAGTTCAATGCAGCAATCGACAAGATCTATGCGACTTATGACTTCTACGGCAAGAAAGTCGAAGGCATGCTCAAGGGATTCTGCAGTCAGAACTTCACCCGCTCGATCCACGATCAGGAAGAACGTGTCCGCCGGGCAGAGAACAACGTCAATGATTACATGAGCAGCGCCCGCGATGCCATGAAGCAAGTGGACGAAGAGCAGATGAAACTTCTGGTTCTCCGGAATCGAGCCTGCAACTCTGGAGACGATGAGAAGGAGCTGGTCGATTTCTTCAAGGCGAACAAATCTCTTATCGCTCTGGATAAGTCCGGCAATCAGCTGTGGGTCGGCGTGAACTGCTATCTGAATGACTACAACGAAGATATCTTTAAGCAGTATGTCGAAAAGCAGGATAAGATGTCCAGCTACATCTACGAGGAGAGCCCGTATGATATGGATCTCACCAAGAAGTTGTTCCTGGCTATCTGGAAAGAGCACCGGTTCAATCTGCGTGTCTACTGCGAGTGGATCGTCTATGATGACTGCCGTGTCGAAGCTATCAGAAGCAGTAACATGAATCACCGGGAAGACCTGATGAAGGATCGCTTCCCTCAGCCGCATATCGACCGGTTTACCTGCTACGGCGGTTATCGCGGTATGCTTCAGGATCTGGCTCTTCGTCGTGATTACATCGGCATTCTGTCCACTCTGGTGACCTCTTCTTCTTATATCAACTGGACGGATTCTACGGTTGTCGAATGGATGATGGAAAAGCTGTTCGGTGATTATAGAAACAGGAAGTGTCTGGAAGATAAGGATGGTAATCTCTACACCGTCGGAGAGGTGATTGAGATTCTGGAAAACGAAAGCAATGAAACGGCATAAGGAGGTTTGAAGTATGCAGCCGGTTAAGATGAATGACGAACTGATCCAGGGGATTTTGCAGGAGTTCTATGCACAGGCTTCTGCGTTGGGTAACCTGCAGACGGACAAGTTCTCCTTTAACAAGAATTTTTCAAAGCCTGCCAAGGACGCAGTCGAGGTGAATTTCACTCTGGAAGCTTATCACGAGATGTGTGCCCTGATCGATCACTTCAGTACCGAGGTCGCCTGGCACGGTCTGGTGAATCGCATTGATAAGACTCATTTCCAGATCACCAAGATCCTGGTCTATCCGCAGCAGGTCACGGGCGCAACAGTGAATACGGACCAGGAAAAGTATACGACCTGGCTGTATGAGCTGGACGATGAATCTTTTAATACGCTGCGGTTCCAGGGCCACAGTCATGTGAACATGGGCACTTCTCCCAGCGGCGTGGATATGCAGAATCAGTGGGATCTCATTGAGACCTTGAGCTCTGAGGACTACTACATCTTTATGATCTGGAACAAGCGGCGGGAGTATAACGTCCGTGTTGTGGACATGGCGGACAATGCCATCTACAGCGGCGACGATGTCAAGGTGACGATTGGAGAGGCCGATACGAAAGGGTTTCTCGAACAGGCGGAAGCGCTCGTCCAAAAGCCGGTCACAACTACATACAGTGGCTACAACGGCAACTACAATGGCGCAGCTTACTCCGGCAGCTACAGCGCGGGTACAGCAGCTTATCAGGGAGGCGCGTTCGTTGGTAACGCAAGCACCGCAGCCGCGTCCACGAAAACAAAAACAGAAACGAAACCGGCAGCCACGACGAACCCGGCGCTGAAAACTGTCACGGGTGGAGCCGCCCCTAAGATCGATCCAGCCAAGAGCAAGGGAAGCGAATCCAATCTGATGAAGTATTATCAGGAGAATCCGAACGACCTGATGAACAATTGGAATTCGAGCTGCTATCCCTACGCTGACGCATTTCAGGACTAAGAAAGGAAACAACAATGGATCTGAGCAAAATCGAAATGGTGTTTGACCCTGCGTCTGTTAAGGGTCGCATTCATATCATCGGCTGTGGTTCGGTCGGCTCTACTGTGGCTGAACTGCTGGCACGATACGGTCTGACCAAGTTCACTCTGTGGGATATGGACTTTGTCGAACCCAAGAATATCGTCAACCAGATGTTCTTCCAGCAGGATATCGCCCATCCCAAGGTGGAAGCTGTGGGGAACATTCTGTGCAATGTGAATCCTGATATCAAAGAGGATCTGGTTCTGATGCCCAATGGCTGGCAGGGCGAAACCGTCAAGGGTTATGTGTTCCTGGCCGTGGACAGCATCGAGATCCGCAAGCAGTTCCTGGAGAAGAACAAGTACAATCCTGAGCTGCTCGGTGTGTTCGATATCCGCACTGGCCTGTATGATGCACAGTGCTGGTCGGCCGATTGGAAGGATCGCAAGCAGATCGATAATCTGAAGAACTCCATGAACTTCACTCACGAGGAAGCAAAGGTAAGTACGCCGGTGTCTGCATGTGGCATCGTTCAGGGTGTCGCACCGACCGTTCGTTTCATCTGCTGTTTGGCGGTTACGAACTTTATCAATTTCGTGGGAGGCAACCAGCTGAAAAAGCAGATCGTTGCAACCCCGTTCATTCTGGGTGAAGAGAGCGTCATGGCGTTCTGATAAAATCGTAAATAAATAATCGTGATGAATAGTTGTTTTTTCATAAACAGCGCACTTAGGCCAAGCCAAGTGTATCGAATTGTTAAGAAGAGGGCGTCCTCCCCCGAGGCATCAACATCGCAAAACGAGCGCGGAGCCGTCGGCTAACAACGCTAACGCAGAGTTCGAAAAGACCTTTTCGGGTCACCTGAAGGCGGTTATATAGCCATTTTGAGCATCCAATCATGATAAGGACCTCCTCCTGCATGCTAAGTTAGCCTCAAGAAACCCATTTAGATCACGATGAAATCATAAAGGAGAAACAATGTACATTACATATCTGAATCCTCCTAAGACCCGGCAGATCACTTTTGATGAGATCCTCGCCGGTGTCCAGAATGTAGAAGCACTGCACTATGGCGGCAACAACACATCTACAATGACCGTGTGCCGCAACGATTTAACCGCCAAACTTCGCGCTATCACCAATGTTCCTGAGATGATCGAGAAGCTGGCGGCCTACAACGTGAAGTATGCGGCGCTTGAATCCAGCGATATCCCGAGTCACTACTCTCACTTTGAGATTCCAAAGAAATCTGGCGGCTGGCGACCCATTGATGCGCCCGATAAAACTCTTTATGATGCACTGATTGAGCTGCGGGAACTGCTGAAGAGCTTTATGATCGTAGATTATCACACGAATGCTTTCGCATATATTCCCAATCGTAGCTTTATTGATGCGGTCCGCAAGCATCAGGCAGGTCACAATAAAACCGTCGTTGATGAGGCGACCGGCATGAAAAAGGTCGTCAATTATCAGAATCATTGGGCGGTCAAGTTCGACTTCCATGGTTTCTTCCCCAGTACGACACCGGATTTTCTGCTCGGCATGATGAGTGTGATCTATCCATTCGCTCTGATCATGCGGGATACACGTGGCCGAGATGAACTGGCAAAGGCGGTCAACCTGTGCTTCCTTCGCAACAGCCTGCCGCAGGGAGCTCCCATCAGTCCGTGGCTTACCAATGTGATGATGATTCCGTTTGACCACTGTATCACTCGCAAGCTGTGCTATGGCTACAAAGCAAAGGACGGCATCGATCGCGAGTTTACTTTCACACGATATGCAGATGACATCCTCATCAGCTGTTATCATCACTTTGACCCGATGGAAATCCAGCAAATTATCATTGATGCGTTGAACTTCTTCCATGCGCCGTTTACTCTGAACGAAACGAAAACGCATTACGGCAACCGGCACTCCAGCAAGAACTGGTGCCTCGGCCTGATGTGGAACAAGGACAATCAGATCACGGTTGGCTGGCGCAATCTTAAGATGTTCCGTTCGGCTATGACGAATTATATCGATGCAAAACAGCATGGCAGAACCTGGGAGCTGGAAGATCTGCAAAAGTTCAATGGCAAGCTCAACTATTATCACATGGTCGAGCCCGAGGTGATCGACGAGTTGATTCGTCGTTACAATGCAAAGTTCGGCACCGATATTGTGGCGATGCTTAAAGAGGATCTTCGTCCCAAAGAGGGCGTTGTTGCATAAAAAATAGAGATACACACAAGGAGTGATGATCTATGATTGAAATTATGTGTCGGGATGGAAAGGTTCCGTCGAAAGAACTCGAAAAGGTCGCGGATATGATCTACTATTCCACGGGCATCGAAACAGAGGTGGTCTACGAAGAGGATCGGCGAGCCCTGGTGTTTTGGGGTCCTGAGGATGTCAAAGAGATCGTGGAAAGTTTGAATCTGAAATCGATCAACACAGACGATACCAATTTCTGCGATACCATTGTGGCCGCCGCAGAGCCGAGCATTCACCAGGCAATGTTGGAAGCCGGCAGAGATGTCCTGTTTGATGAAGTCTGTGAAACGGCGGCATCCATGGGCGAACAAATCGAATTCGAAGAGCCAGATCAGTAATCAGTAAACAAAAAATCACTTTGTATATCGTTCCAAAGAGCGAGCATCACGCCCAAGGCGGATGTTAAGAAGAATACACCAACAATCGGCCGCTGCACTCCGCCATGGGCCCTGATCGTGCAGCTGGCCTCTGCCAATCCTTGTCAGGAAACACTCGTCCTTCGATCCGAGACGAGGTCACGCGCCAGGTCGCGTGACGAAGTCTCCGATCGTGCGTCCTCCCGTTTCCAGAGCATCGGATTTAGAAAGTGATTTTGATAAAAAAGAAAATGAGGTAGAAATATGGAATTGATGTATAAGCCCGGCGATAAAGTAATGATTCGCCCGGATCTGAACTGCCGTGAAATTTATTGTATGAGGTCAGGCAGCCACAATGGGGACTATACCTACAATGTGGTTGATCAAATGGTAGATCAGGCTGGAAAGGTTTTTACGATTCATGGTCCTCGCCACGGAGGAGATGGATACACTCTGGAAGAGTCTGATTATGGCTGGACCGACGAGATGTTTGTTCCTATCAATGAGTGCTGCTGTGAATCTCTTCTGTGAGGTAAACAATGAAATACAGATACAATAAGGGCGACGCAGTGGTCGTAAAGCGAAATCTCAAAATGGGATGCAGCTACTTTATGGAGTCTGGCCCAAATACATACACATACAACAATATTGCTGACGGAATGAAGGAGTTCGAAGGCAAGACCGTTCATATCTCAGGACATCTTGATGGTCAATATTTCATTGAAGAAGACAATAAATCATATGCCTGGACGGATCAGATGTTCCAAGCACGGTACGAATACGATACCGCTTGTGTTTGCGAAAGTTTACTATGATTGGAATGATTTGAAAATGCAGAATCCCTGCCATTATTGTGTGGCTCCCAAGCGTTATCCCGGGTGTCACGATCACTGTCAGGAGCGCCAGCAGTACGTCGAAACTGAGCTGACACAGCAACACCAGTACAAAGAGAAGTGCCGCATGATCAACGATTTCGATAACGAGCTATACACTCATAACCTGCGTTATAGAGAAAAACATCAACATAAATATTGATTTACATAGAAAGGATGAAGATCAATGGCAGAACCGGCACGTAAGCGTAAGGATCGTGTGGTTCAGTTTCCACAGCAGCCTGGTTCCGAAGCTCACATTACCATGAGCGAAGCCGAGCTAAAGGAAATGATTCAGGATATCGTGGCTGCCGCTCGCAAGAAAAAGCGAAAGACAAAGCCAACCAACAGCCTTTATACAAAAGACGGCCGCATCAAACCTTCGCCTGCTGATCCAATCCGTTCCAAAGAGGATTTCCAGAAACTGGCGAATTATCTCGCTTCCAACGGCGACCCCAAGTTTCGTCTACGCAACAAGGCGATTTTCGTGTTCGGGTGCAGTCTGGGTATTCGTTGTGGCGATCTTCTCAGTCTGAAAACGGCCGATGTTTACGAGCAGGATGGCAGTGTGAAAGAGCATGTCGAACTGATCGAAGAAAAGACCCGTAAGCGCAATGTGTGCAAGATCCCCAAGATGGCAGCCGACATTTTGGAAGATTATTTCGATGAACAGGATTTCGAGATCAGTCAATCTGATTATCTGTTCCGCAGTCGCAAGGGTGGCCCTCTGACAGTGCGCGGATTTTATCGGATCTTGAAAGAAGCAGGGAAAGCGTGTGAGCTGGATATCGATCTGTCAACTCATACCATGCGCAAAACCTATGCAATGGCTGCACTTCAGACAGCGAAAAAGGCTGGTACATCTGGGCAAACGATCGAGATGCTTCAAGAAAAGTTTAAGCATAGCAGCCAGCGTGTCACAATGCATTATGTCAAGGCAGACCAGGATAAGATGGACGAAATGTCTGATCGTGTGTCGGACTGGTTCGATGATGGAGGAGTAGAATGACTGATTACATGTATCACCCGGGCGACAGAGTCCGCGTTCGGCTTGATCTCTCGGAAAATGAAGACTATAAAATGTTGTCTGGCAAAAATAAAGGTCAGTGCTGGCTGGCTCTTCCATGGATGAAAAAATACGCAGGACAAGAGATCGTCATTCAAGAGATCGCACAAGTTCGCGGTGTTTATAAAGCACAGGGAATCGATGGCTGCATCTGGACTGACGAGATGTTTGAGCCGCTTGTTGTGGACGAGTGCGTTTGCGATTCATTGCTGTAATGGAATGGAGGAAGTAGAGCAATGTCAAGATATTATCAGTACAAAAACGGGGAGGAAGTGTTTGTTCGGCCTGATTTGGAGCGCGGTGTTCAGTATTATATGCGTTCCGGTTACCGAGCAAATGATGTCAGTGCCACCCTTACTTATTCTCAGGCGCAGCGGCTTGGCACTGTGGTTCATATTGCCGGCAAGCGCAATGGCCGCTATTACATCGACGAAGATTATGGCTGCGATCGGTGGACGGACGAGATGTTTGCAGCGCCCAACGAATGTATCTGCACGCCGCTGCTGTGAGGTGAATTATGGAAGGTGAATACCTGTATAAAATTGGCGACCTCGTAAAAGTTCGCGACGATATCAATCATAGCAAGAAATATTATATGCGCTCCGGTCCCAGAGCTGGATGCGAACCCGGGACTGTATATCATATCGAAAAATATAAGGGGTCAGTCCATAAAATCATTTCTTATGAGCGGGGTTGTTACAAAATCGATAATGACATTGATCATCTGTATTGGTCTGATGAAATGTTTGAGCCGATGTCTGTAAACGAATGTATTTGTGACTCTTTATTGTGAGGTGAATGTGATGAAACCTTTATTGTACAAGCCGGGTGATCTGGTAACGATTCGTTCAGATTTGACCGCAGACCGCGATTACCCTGTCTGGTATGGGCCGTCAGCAGGCAAACGAGACCTTTTCTGTAACGACGATATGGTCAACTATAGCGGAAAGACCTATGAAGTCGAGGATTACGCCGATGATGATGATTTTTATAGACTACAGGGAATCCCTTATTGGTGGACTGAGTCTATGTTTGAAGACCAGACCGAATGTATTTGTAACAGTTTACTGTAATCAAAAAGGAGAATGAAAACAATGGCAAACTTCAAAGAATTCCGCGCTCTGATTCAGAAGCATTTCAATGAGATGGTGAAGGATGACGCACCTCTGTTTATTACCAATGCAGATGAGGATAAGCTATATGACCTCTATCTGGACAGCTTCCCGGCTGGCACGAACTCCATCTTCCGTAAGCGCCGTGAGTATGATTGTTCCTGCTGCCGTCGCTTCGTGAAGAACATCGGTAAGCTGGTTTCTTTCATGGATGGTCAGATGGTCACCGTCTGGGATTTCGACACCAAGTCTGACGTTTATCAGCCGGTTGTGGATGCGCTGGCTGCCTATGTGAAAACCTGCGCTGTTGTGAACCCGTATTACATCAGCCGCAATATGATCTCTGATGGCAAGTTTGGCACTGAGATGAACTATGAGTATGACGCTGATCATAAGGCGGTTCATACCTGGGATCATTTCGCTGTCGAGATTCCTCAGCGGTTCATTGTGCGTCCCGATGACGTACCTACCAAGATGGCTCAGTGGCGTGATTCTGCTAATGTGTTCAAGCGTTCTCTGGAGGAGCTGACCATGGATGCCGTGGATACCGTGCTTGAGCTGATTGCGCAGAACAGCCTGTATCGCGGTAAGGAGTTTGAATCTCTGGTTCGTGGCTTCAAAATCGATAAGCGAGTGTATGATCGTCTGCCTGATGAAAAGAAGTCCGCTTATGTTTGGATGGCTCCCGGCGGTATGTCGATGAACCGGCTTCGTATCCGCAATACGGCAATCGGTACTCTGCTGGTGAACCTGAGCGAGGGTATGGACGTGGATGCTGCTGTGACTGCTTTTGAAAAGGTGGTTGCTCCCGCAAACTATAAGCGCCCCAAGGCGATTTTCACCAAGAAGATGCTGGAAGACGCACAGAAAACCGTCACTGAGCTGGGCTACATGAACAGCCTGGGTCGTCGGTTCGCCACTCTGGACGACATCACTGCAAACAACATCTTGTTCTGCAACCGTGATGCTGCTCCTCGGGTGATGGGCGCTGTGAATCCGTTTGAGGCAATGGTAAAGTCTCTGGGTGCCGACCCTAAGAAGTTCAGCCGCGCGGAAGAAATCGGCATCGAAAAGTTCGTCAAAGAAGTTCTGCCTACTGCGGCAGGTCTGGAACTGTTCATGGAAAATCGCTTCTCGAAGAACATGGTATCTCTGATTGCGCCGCAGGATAAGAGCGCGCCAAGCATGTTCAAGTGGTCCAATGGTTTCAGCTGGGCGTATACCGGCAATATGGCAGACAGCGATATCCGCGAAAACGTTAAGGCTGCTGGCGGTAAGGTGGATGGCGTGCTGCGTTTCTCGATTCAGTGGAACGATATGCCTGGTGAATGGGATGAAAACGATGAGGACGCTCATTGTATTGAACCCGATAAGAATCACATCTATTTCAGAAACAAGTGGCACCCTCGTACTGATGGCCGCCTGGATGTGGATATCACTCATCCTTCGCGGGATAAGGCTGCTGTTGAGAACATTACCTGGCCTGACATTAAGAAAATGAAGGAAGGCGAGTACAGTTTCTATGTGAACTGCTTCACTAGTCGTGGCGGTAAAACTGGTTTCCGTGCTGAGATCGAGTTTGATGGCAACATCTACTCGTTTAACTACGATAAGCCGCTGCATGGTGGTCAGAATGTCGCCGTGGCAAAAGTCACACTGAAGGACGGTCAGTTCTCCATCAAGGAGCTGCTGCCCAGTTCTACCAGTACCCGCGAGATCTGGGGTGTGAATTCCAATCAGTTTGTACCTGTGTCTGTGGCGATGTACTCTCCGAACTACTGGGACGAACAGACCGGCAATGGCAACCGTCACTACTTCTTCATGCTCAAGGATTGCGTCAATCCGGAAAAGCCCAATGGTTTCTACAATGAATTCCTGAAGGCAGACTTGCTGCAGCATAAGCGTGTGTTTGAGGCGCTGGGTTCTCAGATGGCAGTTCAGTCCGTGGATGACCAGTTGTCCGGTGTTGGCTTCTCTGAGACGCAGCATAACAGTTTCATCGTTAAGGTGCAGGGGGCAACTGAGCGAGTTCTGAAAGTGGTGATTTGATGGCAACTTATCCTACAGAATATAGGTATAAAATCGGCGACAAGGTTCTTGTAAAAAATGATCTGCACGAAGCTCTCACGTATAGTGATAGTTACAAGATGCGATCTGGACCGCGTGCTGGTGGCTGGGCCTCGTGCACCAAACGACACCTCTCTTTTGCAGGAGCTATTGTGACGATTAAATCGTATAAAAATGGTGGATATCATATCGCGGAAGCTCCTGATGGTGATTTCTGGACAGACGATATGTTCGTTGGTCTGGTAAACGAAAATGAATGTTACTGCGAATCTCTACTGTGAGGTGCTAAATGGAATATCGTTATAAGCCGGGTGATCGTGTCGTAGTGATCAATGAAATTCGAGAAAACGGAGATTACTACATGCGCTCTGGGAGTCAGCGCCCGTTTGCTAATGTGATCTGCGTGAGCGAAAGTACGATTCGCGCACGAAAAGCTTTGGAGGGAACGGTTGTCACGATTCTTGAGTATTGCCGCAATCGATATATCATCAAAGAAACGGATCAGAAAATCTTGTGGACAGACGATATGTTTGTTGGTCTGGCGAACGAAAAAGAGTGCTGCTGTGAATCTCTGCTATGAGGTGTCAAATGGAGTATCGATATAAAATAGGCGATGCTGTTTTAGTTCGAGATGATCTTAAGTATGGTGCCTTTTACGATATGAGGTCTGGTCCCCATCCAAAAGCCAACAATAACATTGTGACATTGGATATGTGGGAACTTCATGGGCAATTGGTCCATATTAAAAATTATTCTTCTCACGGGCACTATATCGTAGAAGAAACGCATGATTTTAGATGGACTGATGACATGTTTTCTGGTTTGGCAGACAATGAGTGCTGCTGCGAATCTCTGTTATAAGGAGGCACAAGTTGCAAGATACAAAATATCATGTAGGCGATGTTGTTATTGTCCGCCAGGATTTAGATCTTAGAAAGTATTATTATATGCGATCAGGTGTAAAAGAAGACGGTCATTGGAGGAAGGCTTCAGATGTTGTAACTGGAGACATGATAGAGCTTTGTGGACAGACTATCGAAATCGAAGAAATAGTCGATACGGTCGATGGTAGAAAATACAAAGCAAGAGGTCGCTACTGGACAGACGACATGTTTTCTGACCAAATTGGCAACGAATGTTACTGTGAATCGCTTTTGTAAATCTGAAAGGGGAAATTATCATGGAAAAGAATCTGTTTGAAATCGCAACCCGTAATCGCTATCGCTTTAACTACAAGGGCGTTATGACCGTAGAGGATCTGTGGAGTCTGCGGGTCGAGGATCTGGATGCCATCTTCAAGATGCTGAACCGTCAGAAGAAGACCGCCGACGAGGATTCTCTGCTGGCCACTAAGAGCGCCGAGGATCAGGATCTGGCCAATAAGATCGATATCGTCAGGTATATCGTGTCTGTCAAGTTGGCTGAGGCAGCGGAGCGTGTGTCTGCCGCCGAGAAGAAGGCACAGCGTGATAAGATCATGGAGATTGTGGCAAAGAAAAAGGATAAGGCGCTGGAAGACATGGGCATCGATGATCTGATGAAGAAGCTAAAAGAGCTGGACTGAGAAGGGAAGTATCAAATATGAAAGTTGTTGAAAGCGCAAGCAATCTGTTCCTGTATGGCGACGATATGAAGGCGTATGACAAGATCCCGGCGGGTACCTATGATATCCACTGTTCTGAGATGACCGGTTTCTATCTGTCCCGCCGCCCTGATATGGTCATCAACGAGAAGGTGTATGGTGTCCAGAGCAGCAAGGTTGCCAAAGTGCTGAATTCATTCAAAGTGTTCAACCGCAATCTGGGTGTCATCCTCAGCGGCAACAAAGGCATCGGCAAATCTCTGACCGCTAAGATGATTGCAATCGAGGCCGTCAAGCATGGCTATCCTGTCATTCTGGCTAACCGTTATATCGGCGGTATCGCCAATTTCATCGAATCCATCGATCAGGAAGTTATGATCTTGTTTGACGAGTTTGATAAGACATTCAAGGCCAGGGACAATGAAAGTCCGCAGGATACGATGCTGAGTCTGTTCGATGGTACCAGCGCAGGCAAAAAGCTGTTCGTTGTCACCTGTAACCAGCTCAATGGCCTGAATGATTATCTGGTCAACCGTCCCGGCCGCTTCCACTATCACTTCCGCTTCGATTACCCTGGCGCTGACGAGGTCGAAACCTATCTCAAGGATAAGCTCGAAGAGAAGTATTACGATCAGATCCCAGCTGTGGTCGATTTTTCTGGCAAGATCGATCTGAACTACGACTGTCTGCGATCTATCGCCTTTGAACTGAATCTGGGCACTCCATTCGCAGAGGCTATCAAGGATTTGAATATCATCAATATGAACGAAACCAGCTATAAGCTTACTGTTCTCTTCAAAGATGGTTACCGTGCGTCCTGCACTAAGCGTTTTGATATGTTCAATGGCGCACAGCGTATCTGTTTTGATGTTAAGCTGAAGGATGGCTACTGGCCTGATTGCTACATCAACACCGAGGATATCCAGTATAACCCCGCCAACGGCGAGCAATTCATTGATGGCAAGAAGGTTGATGTGATCAATCCGTATTCCAAGAGCGATGACGATGAAAAGGATCGTTATGAAGCTTTTGAAAAGGACAATGGCGTGGTCAAAGTCATCATCTCTCGTGCTCGTGAAAGAGACATTCACTACATGGTTTAAGGAGGCTTATTTGATGCGCACCTATGAAAAGATTGAGACGGTTTTCAATCGAGACACTGTTGGCACAAAGAAACTGATTCTTGGAGATTTTCGCAATGAGACCATCGAGTTCCTACAAAATAACGAGTGGGAGTTCACTGAGAAAGTGGATGGAACGAACGTGCGTGTTTGCTGGGACGGTCATAGGGTAAGTTTTGCAGGACGAACTGAACGCGCCGAACTTCCTAAGAATCTGACAGCCGCACTGAATGAAATCTTTGGTACCCCTGAAGCAGAAGAGTTATTTGAACAAACTTACGGTGACAAAGAAGTAGTCCTCTTTGGCGAGGGTTACGGTGGCAAGATTCAGGGATGCGGTCATGGATACCGGCCTGACGAGTGGTTTATCTTATTCGATGTCCTGATCGGTGATAACTACCAGAGTAGGGAATGGGTTGAAAAAACAGCGCAAATGTTTGGCATCCAAGCGGTTCCTGTTTTATTCACGGGAACGATTCGAGACGGTATTAAGTTTGTATGTCAGCATCCGAAGTCTACAATTTCGATTGATAGCATTTATATGGAAGGTCTGGTTGGTCGTCCAAAAGTTGAACTGAAAGATCGACGTGGCAATCGGGTAATCGTTAAAATCAAGTGGAACGATTTTAAGGACTTCGCAAAGGAGAAATAATATGATCAAAGCAAATCATTATAAAATCGATTCTTTCCCTGACGGCACTCCGCTGATCAAGAAGGATCTGGACATCAATTATCTCAATGTAATCAGCATCGTCTGGACGTTTGAATCCATGGCCGAGCTTCCCACGGTCATTATGATCGCAAAGGACGCAAAGGATAACGGGGCAGAAGTCGAGCTGTTTATGCCGTATATTCCGAATGCCCGCATGGATCGTGCCTATCACGACGAGGATGTGTTCACTCTCAAGTGGTTCGCCGATGAGATCAATCGATGTGAATTCAGTAGCGTCAGCGTGTTTGATCCTCATAGTGATGTAGCTCCGGCACTAATTGATCGGTGCGAAGTACATACTCCGATTCGTGAGATTTGTCAGGTAATCGAGGAAAGCAAGCCAGATGTAATCTATTTTCCGGATGCCGGCGCAATGAAACGATACGAAGAGACTGTTCACTGGGCACTGGATCGAGCAAAGTGTAACGCTTATGTCATCCATGGCGATAAAAAGCGGGACTGGGCAACGGGCAAAATTCTCGGTCTGGATGTTACAGGATATCCTCCAAAGGGAGGCAAGGTTCTTATGATCGATGATATTTGCTCTTACGGTGGTACGATGTTCCACTCAGCCAAGAAGTTGAAAGAACTGGGCGCTGGCGATATCGATATGTATGTCAGCCACTGCGAGAACAGTATCCTGGACTCTGAGCGCGGCCATCTGTTTGACGATCCGGAACTGATTCATATGGTTTATACCACAGACAGTATCTTCACCGGCCATCACGACAAGATCACTGTTTTAGAGCGTCATTGGGACGAGGACTGATATGAAGTATGCAAAAGGTGAAATCCTTAGTGCATATCATCGCTTAACGAAAAGTATCAAATATGGAGATGCATACTGGTCTGAAAAAGCAATGATAAGTGATGTTCTGAGTGATTACTTCAATCGAATCGAGAGCAAGAAAGTTGTAATCGATCCAAAGTATGAAAGCTACAGATGCCCAAAGTGCAATACAACGTTAATTGGTCAATATGATCACTATTGCGGACAATGTGGTCAGAAATTGGACTGGAGGATTTGAAATGATCAATATCAACCCGATGCTGCTGTGCGATTTCTACAAGACGACTCACAGTAAGCAGTTTCCGGCCGGCACTACCAAGCTGGTCAGTTATTTTACTCCACGCATGAGCCGACTGGATGGCGTGGATGAAGTCGTCGTGTTCGGCATTCAGGCGTTCTGCAAGGATTATCTGACGAATTATTTCAACGACAATTTCTTCGACGAACCAAGGGAGATGGTTGTTCCTCAGTACAAGCGATATCTGGATGCGACCATTGGTAAGGATGCTTACGATCTGAGCAAGATTGCAGCGCTACATGATCTGGGATATCTTCCTGTTGAAATCAAGGCGCTGCCAGAAGGAACTCGCTGCCCGATCCATGTGCCATTTCTCGAGATGAGCAATACGCACCCTGATTTCGCATGGGTTCCGCAGTTCCTCGAATCTTTTATGAGTTCTGAGCTGTGGCATCCGATGATTTCTGCAACGGTCGGGACTCTGTATCGCGATATCGTGGACAAGTATTACGATGAAACCGTTGAAGAGGGTGTGCCCCATGCTCGTGCCCTTGGTGACTTCAGTTTCCGTGGGCAGGAGTGTATGCAGTCGGCAGTCAAGTCAAGCGCTGGTTGGTGCCTGAGCTTCCTGAATACGGCCACTGTTCCTGCAATTCCGTATCTGGAAGAAATGTATCGCTGTAATTGTGAAGAAGAGCCTGTTGCGTTTGGCGCTGTCAGCACCGAGCATAGTGTGATGTGTTCTAACTTCGCTGTCGATGGCGACGAGATCACTTTTATCCACCGGGCGCTGACCGAGCTGTATCCGAATATAAGTTTCAGCATGGTGTCTGATTCCTATGACTACTGGAATCTGGTCGATAACATTCTGCCGCAGCTCAAGAATGAAATCATGGCTCATAATGGTACGCTGCTGATCCGTGGCGACTCTGGCGACCCGGTCGAAATCGTCACGCAGACGGTCTATCATCTGTGGGATATCTTCGGCGGCACAGTCAACAGTAAGGGCTACAAGGTGCTTGATCCTCATGTAAAGGCTCTGTACGGCGATTCCATTACGGTGCAGCGGTGCGAAAAGATTTATGCAGAACTCAAAGCACACGGTTTCGCCTGCAACAATGTCAGTCTGGGTGTTGGCTCTTTCTCTATGCAGTGTATCGAGCAGAATGGTCAGTTGAAGCCGTTCACTCGCGATACGTTTGGCATGGCGGTCAAGGCAACTTATGGTGTGGTCAATGGTAAGGAGATTCAGATCTTCAAAGACCCCAAAACTGATACCGACCACTTCAAGAAGAGTCTGAAGGGCATGTGTTATGTTACCAAGGATGATTCTGGGAAGCTGGTTTGTACTGATGGCCTGATGGATCACGCCGCTCATTCGGATGGTAATCTGCTGCAAACCGTATTCCGTAATAGCGCGATGGTCAAAGAATACAGTTTGAAGGAAGTCCGCGACCGGCTGTGGGAAGGAAAGTTCTGATGGGAGAGATCAAAGAGATAAACCACCAAGAAGCGGATGCAATTATTTGTAACCCGTTAAAAGCTGATCCGGGGTTGTTCCTTCACAAAGATGGGAATTTCTATGTTGGAATTGATAATACGACCCATGATGCTTGGGTTGAAGACTTTGCAACTCGAAAAGAATGTGAGGATTGGTTGGTTGGAAAAAAACTTTGATGAATGATGTGGAGGCGATGATATGGCTGTTGTAGTAAAAGAAGGCAATGTGTTTGATTCTGATGCAGACATTATCTGTCATCAAGTGAATTGTCAGGGCGTAATGGGATCAGGCGTTGCCAAGGAAGTCCGTGAGAGATTCCCAAATGTGTATGAACAATATCACGAATTATGCGAGCTTCATAAAAACTACAGTGCCGGGTTGCTTGGCACGGCTCAGATCGTCCCTGTATATGGTGGCCGCAACGAGTTTTGTATCGCTAATTGCTTTGGCCAAGATAAATACGGTTACAACGGGGCACAGTACACTTCAGTTGGCGCTCTGATGGAAGCTCTAATTTATGTTGCAGAGCAGGCAAGACAGTTTAGTTGGAAGGTCGCAATGCCGTATAAAATCGGATGCGTCCGTGGTGGCGCTGATTGGGAGACCGTCAAAAAGATCATTGACGTTACATTTCAAGGCGTCGATGTTGAACTATGGAGATTGGAGGAAAAGTAACATGCTCAAGTACGAATTTGATGCAGCAAAGACAAAGGATGAAATCGTTGAGTGGATTCGGAACTATTTCCGCAAGAATGGTCCTGATTGCAACGCGGTGATCGGTATCTCTGGTGGTAAGGACTCCAGTATCGTGGCTGCTCTGTGCTGTGAAGCGCTGGGCAATGGCCGTGTGATCGGTGTTTTGATGCCCCAGGGTGCTCAGAGCGATATCGATGTGGCGCGGGAACTGGTCGCCTATCTGGGGATCAAGTCCTTCGAGATCAATATCGCAGAGACTGTGAATGCGCTGCTGGCCAATGGACGGGCAGCTGGTCTGTGTGATTCCAAGCAGGCTCGTGTAAATCTGCCGGCACGAATCCGTATGGCGACCCTGTTCATGGTGTCTCAGAGTATGAATGGGCGAGTGGCTAACACGTGTAACTATTCAGAGGACTATGTTGGCTGGGCTACGCTATTTGGTGATGGCGCGGGTCAGTTCAGTCCTCTCGGTAAGCTGACCGTCACCGAAGTTAAGGCGATCGGTCGTGAACTGGGTCTTCCTGAAAAGTTCATCGAGAAAGCACCTGCTGATGGACTGACTGGCAAAACCGACGAGGATAATTTCGGTTTTACTTACGACTTCCTCGACAAGTACATTCGCACTGGTGATTTCGGCGGTGACACTGCAACTGCAGCCAAGATCGATCGAATGCACGATGCGAACGCATTTAAACTGTTGCCGATGCCTGTGTATAAATCTAATTTTTACGAGGTTGAGTGGTAAGGGAGAGTTTTTATGGGAAAAGAAAAAGTTGATGTTCTGATCGTTGTCGATATGCAGAACGATTTTGTCACCGGTCCGCTGGGCACTCCTGAAGCACAGGCCATTGTGCCGAAGGTCGTTGAGAAGATCAAGAACTGGAAAGGTCCGGTATTCTACACAATGGACACTCATAATGAAGATTATCTTAATACTCAGGAGGGCAAGCATCTCCCTATTGTTCATTGCGTTGAAGGAACAGACGGATGGAAGTTGATAAACGAAATCGGAAATAATTTTGTCACAGACTACGATCAAATCTATCATAAGAAAACGTTTGGTAGTTATGAGTTGTTCATTGATGCAACGTTAGACGATAATCAAAGAATCTATCAAACGCTGTTCCCTGTGAATGTTGGTTCCATCACTTTGATTGGGCTTTGCACAGATATCTGTGTGATTACAAATGCGCTGCTTTTAAAGACGGCAAAGCCTGAAGTCCCTATCATTGTGGATGCAAGCTGCTGCGCTGGTGTTACTCCTGAGTCTCATAAGAATGCACTCGCCGCCATGAAGATGTGTCAGATCGAAATTGTAAACGAGTAAATCGTAAATGCCAGGTGATTGGCGGTACTGGGGCAGACATAACCGCCGCCAGAATAATTTGCAAAGGAGAATGGGTATGAACGAAGAAATCGAAAAGAAGCAGACTGAACTTAAAAATGAGATCTATGAAGATCTGAAGAAATATCTGACATGGGATGATTATATCAAACTCACCCAATGGCTGAACGAACATAATTTTTGGGTAGCTCCTGCATCTGCAAAATATCATGGTTCTCATCCATGTGGTTTGGCCGAGCATAGCATTGCTGTTGTGAAGGCTCTTGTTTCGTTGACAGATAAATTAGGACTGAAATGGGAAAATCCACGTTCTCCGTATCTAATTGGGCTCCTGCATGACGTTTGCAAAACAGATCAGTATCTTTTTATTCCGGATAAAGGAACGTATGAGTATCTGAATAACTCTATTTTCAGTCATCATGGCGAAAAATCTATCTGTATGCTGGCGAGTGTTATCACCCTGACAGAGGAAGAAGTTGCGTGTATTCGATGGCATATGGGGGCTTATGAGACAGATACGAACGAATGGAAGTATTATGGTCGAGCCATTGGCCAATATCAGAATGTGCTGTGGACTCACACGGCAGATATGATGGCCAGTCATATTGCTGGTGTATAAGGAGGAATTACAATGTCGCCCTGTTTGATGTGCGCCGAAAAGGATTGCCGCAACTGCCCATGTGCGATCTGTGAGGTTGTCAATGGCAAGCTGCAGGATAATTTTGTAATGCAGACAGCAATGAAGAATAAAGCGGACTGCAAGAAATTCATGATGCGTCTTTCAGTAGAGCTTCAGCAAATCGGCCAGATGAAATCCAGGGGCTGGACGGATAAAAACAACTGGCGCGGGTTCCCGGCGGGCTGGTTCAAGCATGACGATCTGGTTTCGTGGTTGCTCTGCCATTGTTAAAAGGAGATGGCAAGATGGGATACACAGTATATATTACAGCAAATCGCTATTACGAAGTACATATCAAGGATGCAAAAGATACAGACGATGCAATGCAGCAGGCTCTGGCAAAGTATGATAACGGAGAGATCGAAAGCTATGAGGATGAGTTTGAATCAGCGTTCGCGGAATCGGAGGATGATTGATTGGCAAGCAAGTGGCAAACCTGTCGGCTATCAGAAACTCAGGATCGTCGGGTGAAGTTGACAAAGGCTAAAAAGGAAGAAATCGCCCGTAAGTTTGAAACCGGAGAATACTCACTCCGGGGTCTGGCGCGGGAGTACAATGTCTCGCACAAAACGATTTCGCTCATTGTTGATCAGCGGGCAAAACGAAAGAACGATGAATACAACAGAACGCACTGGATGTATTATCGCCCGGATGCAGAAACAATGCGGGAAGCGCACCGAAAATCAAAAGAATATAAAAAGCGACTATATGAAAAAGGAGAGTTGAAATAATGGGACAGCGGCTGGTTATTACGATTCATGCGTTTGACGAGGACATCGCCACGATTTATTATCACTGGTCTGCATATACAACCAGCGCACTGGACGAAGCTCAGAAGATCCTTAAAAATGTCAAATGGGAAGATACCACGTCAAAGGACGAATTGATTCTGCGTATCGTTCGCTTCATGGAGTCCAATGGAGGCTGCATCGATTTTGAGGATAAGCCGGAGTTCGATAAGCGCTTCCCGAATGTTAAGTTTAAGGATGATGGCTCCCGCAATGATGGTCTTGTTGCAATCTCTGAGCAGGTAATGGATAAGCAAAGATACTGGTCCGAGGGCGATTTGACTATTGATTTTGATAACGAAATGATTTGTAACTCGGTTTTCTGGTGGTATGATTCGGATGAATCTCTGCGGGATGAACTTGGCGAGGATTGCGATATTGATTTTGACACTATTCCGGAGCTCAAGATCGATCCTGGCGAATTCTCGTTCGATGATCTTACATATATGATCGAGACGTTTACAGATGGCTATAGTTATCATCGCTATCATGGGGAAATCTGGGAAAGTATTGATGGATGAGTGAGGTGAGAATATGACACACGAATGGGTTAAGCAAGAAAAGAAACGGCTGGCTGAGAAGTTTGAAAATTATCCACAGCGACTTCTCGATGAATGGTATGCAATCCCTGAAGAGTATCGGGATGTTCGCTTGAAGAAATATAATCTCTGGCCAGAAATCGCTAACATTGAAGCATCTATCAGGGAGGGAAGTCCTGTAAAACCAGTTGTTATACACCTGCTTTTCACATATACAGATGAAGATTTCCTTGATTTTTATTTCAAAGATAGAGAGGCGTTTATTCCTGCTGCGGCAAAGTATTACGCTCATTTTCATAAAAATCTAGGGCAATATTATGAGTATCTGGAGTACGGCACAGTGTCGGTTGAAGAGGCCGAAGACAAAGTTATGGATTTCAACGGCGATATTGTCATTACAGATCCGTGTTATCTGTCTGTAAATATGACGAACGAAGAGCGCCGCAGTTTTGATTGTACCTGTATGATCAATTATGGAATTATCGGCATTGAATCTGATACCTATTATGGCGATTGGAGCTGTACGACTTACGACCGGCTTACTTGGGATGAAGACGGACACTCGAAGTCGATCGGCAACTTTTGCGCAGATAGTGGCATGGTCTGTGTAGCGGATTTGCGGTCGGTCTTAAGGTTTAATCCGAAGTATGATTATCACATCAAGAATGATTGGACTACTACATTGATCAAAGATTTCAAAGGCACAGTTCGTATTAAAATCGATCTGGTCGATGAAGGCAATGAAATCTATCCAGCTTATAGCGCAAGCGTAATTGGCCAGGGTGTCAATATTAAAACTGGTGAACCAATTGAATTTTATACGAAGCAAACGGAACTGTGATGAACTATATTTTGAAATTATTATCTCGATTTATTGATTTCTGCCTTAGGTGGGCATGGTTCATTATCCCGTTATGGGCGTTTTATTTTATTGCAGTGATGTTAATAATCTCTAGTGCAAAGAGGTGGTAAAAATGACACAAGAAGAATTACAATCAATCATTTCAAGCGAGCCATATGATTTTCTGCGCACCAATCCGCATCTTGGTAAACATATGATGTTTTTGACCATTGGCGGCAGCCACGCTTACGGAACAAATATCGAAGGGTCGGACATCGATATTCGCGGCGTGGCATTTAACGCAGAGTGTGAGCTGCTTGGTATGGACATGTTCGATCACTGGGTCGATGAAACCACTGATACAACGGTATTTAGCTTCAACAAAGCAGTTAAGCTCATGTGCAGCGGCAATCCGAACATGCTGGAGCAGCTTGGGAATGCTGACGATCTTGTCATCAGCTATCATCCGGCCACAAAGCTTTTGATGGATAATAAGAAGTTGTTCCTGTCCAGACAGGTCGTGTATTCGTTTGGTGGCTTTGCAGATAAATTGTTCAAGAAGGCAGTCACTTTGGGCGAATGGTGTAATCAATACCCAGAAGATCAGATCACAAAGAAGCGAATGAACAAAACCATTATGAATATGATTCGTCTTTATCTTATGGTCTTTGATATTCTGGAAAAGGGTGAAATCATTACGAATCGGGCGGAGAACCACGACCTGTTGATGATGGCTCGAAACGGTGAATTCCAGGCTGCTAACGGTTATATCAAGCACGATGTAAAAGACTTCCACAAAGAATATGAAAAGCGCCTGCAGTACGATAAGGCGAACACTGCTTTGCCGGACACCATCGATAGAAACCGTGTCAACGAGTTAGTTATGACTATCAATCGAATGGCGCTAACGGTGATGTAAAATGAAAATCGAAGACTATTCGCCAGATGAATTGGCTGAAATTTTTAAGGAAGAACTAGATCGTCTTGATATCCCATATCATTATGATCTGGACGCGGAAGCGAAATTTGCGCCATTGATGCCTGATGAACCGATTTTAGAAGTGTAAATTATTGGACTAATACAGTGCTATTATAATAAGGAAGGAGTGCGGCTTCGGAGAGAGGCCGTGAAGAATTGAATATGTTAAAGCTGTCAGTGTCGAACGCAAACAGCAAGATGGGGAGTATCAAGTCGATCTCGATGCCCCGTATCAAAACCTGTGCTCCAGGCGTTCCGTGCGCAAAGACGTGCTATGTCAGTCACTTCGACTGGCGAACTACAGTGCGAAACGCCTATGACAACAACTTGAATCTGTGGTTAACAGACCCTGACGGCTTTGAAGTCCAAGCGACTGCAGCTGCTTATGGGTCTTTTTATTTTCGGTGGCATGTCAGTGGCGACATCGTGGATGAGCAGTATTTTGATATGATGTGCCGCATTGCCAATAAGCTGCCTCGCACACAGTTTCTCGCATTCACCAAGAAATACGACCTTGTTAATGCATTTCTGGATAAAGACGGTATGATTCCCTGCAATTTACATATTCTGTTTTCTTCCTGGCCAAGTTATACTATGAATAACCCCCACAATCTTCCAGTTGCTTATGTTTCTTTCAAGGATGGCACTTGCGATGCTCCAGCTACCGCCTGCGAGTGTTCTGGTCATTGTGAGGATTGTGCCTATGCCGGCAAGAACTGTTGGGTCATGGGTCGCGGCCAGTCCGTTGTTTTAAAAGAGCATTAAAGGGTTTTACAGACCCCTATTATAATAATGTAGGAAGGGGTGATATGAATGGCGTATGTTCTTACCAACGGACACACCTATATCACAAAAAAGCCGAATGGCAAATTCACAACAACATACGATTCAAGTCTGGCTTCGCAGTATGATGCAGAAAGCAAAGCTTGGAACGTATTGAATTGTCTGCCGCGTACATATAAGGAAGACGGGTATCTCCCAAAGAAAATCGAAGTCAAGGAAGCATCGGCACAGTTAAAAGAGATGGTCGCTCCCACGCAGACAGAACGAAAGCGGTTCGATCCTGTATCTTATCCCATCGAAGATTCAGAGTGGATGACTGATTTTAAAAAGAATCTCAAAATTGTCGATAAAACTCTCAGTAGCTTAAAGCCGATGTATGCAAACCTCTATTCTGATCTGACTCGGGCAACAGATGAGATTGATGATCTGGAGCACGCCATTGAGCTTGTCAAGGCAAATGCAGTCCAGCGCTGCTTTCTGGAGAACGAACTAAAGAAGGCGCGTAAGATCCGCCGCGAGTGCAAGGATGCGATGAGTCTGATCGAAATGGTGCTGAAGTTCAATCTGGATGACTGGGGAACCGGCAGGATACAGTCTGAAATCGTTCGTCTGGAAACTCGGTGTTATACGCCGAAGGTCCGTGATGATATTTTTGTTTAAGGAGTGATTTATTATGAGTGGAGCAGTATCGTTTGTTTTGGGGTTATTGGGACTGGGAGCTTCTGGCGCGGTCAGTGCTAGGCAGAATATGAGCCGAAAGAAAGCTGACTATGAATTTGGTGAAGCACATGGTTATCATGGAACACCAGATGTCCTTCAGATGCGAGATCGTGTCCGCAAAGAGTGGTGGAGTATGTGTGGTGACGTATATAATGCATGCGGTAAGCCTGCGAGTGAGTACGGAAATCCATACAAAACCCCATATTGTTATTGTAAGAAGCGCTGGTTTATTGCCCATTTGAACGAAAAAGGCATTCCGTATGATGATGTTGTCGTGAACGATGTGACAGGAGTCACATTTTATGAGCGGCAGAATCAGCGGTCGAGGGAGTGGATGAGAAAGCTATGAAAGTTTATGACGCTTTGAAGTCAGTTTTAGCAGCTGTAGAAAAAAATCATTCAAAATTAAGAGCAGAGCCTGATTCCGACGGTGTATCCCATGACAAATGGGAAGAAGAGGAGGAGGCATTAAATGACTTAGAGGAAAGTTTGGAAGAAGCAATTGAACAATATGAAAGTGCGATGGAAGTGAGAAGAAGTTTGCGCACGATGGTTCTAAACAATTAAAAGTTGTCACTTTGGGTTGAAATGCGCTATATTTTGTGGTAAAATAACAACCGAACTGAATTTGGTTAGAAAAATAGGACATCTTTTAGTTGTTTGGAGGGCAAAATGCGGATCACATATACTGCCCAGGAAATGCACGAACATATCCGGTCATATGACATCATCGAGTTCTGGGGTAGCCGGAACGAAGAAAATGTCTGCATGATCAAAGCCAAGTCATCTTGCGTTGCATTGAGAAAAGGCAGGCGATACAGCTACATCAGTATCGAATGCCAGTTTGACCCAAGGTCAGACATCCTTTGTTGCTGCTGCAACATTACAGGTAACGTGTTCTCTTGTGAAGTTGAGAGGGGGAAAAAGTCGGAGCGCCTTATTATTTCATCCGATTATGCAGAGGAGCCAATCACACTTTTTTTAAAAAATCTTTGAATTGGTATTGTAAAGTGTGAATGAATATGGTATAATAAGGACACAAAGTAAAACAGATGGTCAGCAAGGAGGTCATAATATGTTTAAGGCTGGCTCAAGTGTCCCCAAAATCGGTGAGATTCGTCTCGGTTATGTTGCCGATATCAAGCAGGAAGGAAAAACTGTCCATAAATATTATGGCGTTCATCCTTATCTGATCGTCAGCAACAACATCTACAACAAAAACTCTGGCCAGTGTGAGGTGATTCCCTTCACCACAAAACGCTGGAACAGCCGCAATCCGGTCCATGTTGATTTTGGTGTAGGTGAGGTCGACGGCTTACCGCATGAATCCACTCTTGTGATCGAAGGCCGCGATACGCTGTTAAACTCTCAACTGAGCGAACCAATCGGAACGTTCTCTGATAAGAACTGGCAGCGCGCAGCGAACGCCATGGTGATCCAGTGTCCGATGCTTGCGGCGGCATTCAGTACAAATCTGGTCTCTGCATCATAAAATCTACGATTCTGTTTGCAAAATCTTCTTACATAGTGTACAATGAATCTAATAGTTCATATACCGACCCACTGTGTAAGGAGATAGCAAGCGATGAAACAGAGTGCGGAATATTACAATGAAGAGCTCAAGACCAGATTTATTCTGGATAAAATGTGCGAAAAAGATTCAAACGGAGATCCAGCCAAGGATTCCGCTGGAGAATATATCATTCTTGCTAAGAGCAAGAACAGGTATAACAAGGTTCGCAGCATTTTTCATAAGCTTGCCGCGTTCGAACAGAAGTATGAGAAAGACTTTTATGAGATCGAGTCTGACAAAGACGAAGAATTTATAAATGATCTGTTCTCAAGGTGGATCTCCGAACTGAATGAAAATTACAGCATCTTTGTGTTGTCTATTTTCAAGCAATATATTATGTGGTGCAGAGATGAGGGTTTGCTCTCAACTCAGCGGTACTATCAACATCCGTTCTTTGACATGGAAATGTCCGGATGGAAAAAGAAAGACACCAGTTCCACCTTCCGCTCTGAGCGCGTAAAGAACCAGCTGGAAGCCATTGCAAACAAGAGTACCGATGAATTGGCTGAAAACTATGTATTTCCATCAGAAGATGATTTCTTTACCTACGTCGTTTCTGTGTTCTCGGAAGAAGGGGCGATTATGACAGGTGCAATTATGTGCCTGCTGTATTACGGATTCCCGTCTGAAGAGATCCGTCTTGTCAAAAGAAAAGACGTTGATGTAGATACCAGAACTGTATGCGGGGAATATATCGATCACGATATTGCATGGTCGATCATCTGTAAGGCCAAAAATACAACCACATATTTCAAAAACCACGCAAGGGGGCAACTTGGGAAGTTAGAAATGAATCTTGGCGATGGTCCTTATCTTATTCGTACAAGCAGGGACAGTTCCAATGATAGTCCTGTGCCAATTGGATACTTTAAGGATCTGTATCGAAGAGAAAAGAAGATCGTCGAGGGGCTTCCGCCAACATCTAACTATAAAAACATCCTTGTTAAAACAAGCACCATCAAAAACCTGCGCAAATTCTATGAGATCATGTCGGAAGAGTATGAGTATGGTATCGAATATGTCGCTGAAAAATTCAGACAGAACCAATATGATACACCGCTCACATTCCGAAAGTATCAAATAATGCGCGAGAAAGCAAGAAAATTATAAAAAATGAAGGGGCCTGACCAGCCCCTGAATTTTTCCTTTACCATTCACACTTTACACTATCATTATGTTGAATAGGAGGTGATTGAAATGAGAAAGACGATTGCAGCCATTGTTGTAACCGGCGTTTATCTGCTGACGAATCTACTCAGCGGGGAAGCAGCGGGTCCGGTCGAGACATATCAGAGCTGGAGCGATGAACTCAAGTCGTATACGCAGTCGGTGTGTGACGAATACAATGTCGATTATTCATTGGCGCTCGGTGTGATCTATAACGAAAGCAGGTTCCAAAGCGGCCTGACTCACGTGAATTCAAACGGCACAGTCGATTACGGTCTGATGCAGGTCAACGAGGTTAACTTCGATTATCTCAACAAGACGCTTGGCGTTCGATCCATGTCTGAATTGTTGGATGATAGAACAGGCATCAGATGTGGTGTTCAGCTGCTGGCGTATCATAAACAGTACACCGGAAACGATTCGGCGGCGCTTCTTCGCTACCAGATCGGAGCAGGGAAGTACAAACAGTACCTGAGGAAAGGTCGGTATACCAACCAGACGCATCAACAGGTGCTTACATATCAGAGCGAACTCGCTTCTTATATGAATTCCTTACAGTAGGAAAAAGATCGGGCGGCAGAAAAACGTCTGTTTGATCTGATCAATCGGTGGAGTGAATCCACCTTTATATGCTGGAGTGGCGCAATGGTAGCGCAGGAAATTTGTAATTTTCAGGTTGCAGGTTCAAGCCCTGTCTCCAGCACCATTAGAACAGCGGGCAACCGCAGTCAAAGATTATAAATTACATAAGGAGAATGATTATGACTACTGAAACTATGACAATCCATCGTGGTCTGGCCGAGCTGAAGGTTCTGGAAAATCGAATCGTTAAGACGATTTCTGGAGCCAAGTTCTGTGCAGCAGCCAAGCAGAGCATGAAAAAGCTAAACGGTGTGCCTATCGAGGATTACAAGAAGGACGCACAGAGTTCTTTGGACTCCATTAAGGATCTGATTGCTCGTCACGATGCGATCAAGCGTGCGATCTCCAAGTCCAATGCAGAGACTCATGTGACCATTGATGGTGTTGTCTATACTGTTGCGGAGGCTATCTATATGAATCAGCATGGTATCGAGTTTAAGCGTGAGCTGCTCGCCATGATGGAGCGTCAGTATTCCAGCGCCATTGCTACAATCGAAATGACCAATGCCCGTCTGAGCGATCGCGCGGATGATTACACTAAGGGTCTTGCATCTGCTTCTGAAAAGAGCAACATGGACCCTGAGGCTATTCGAGACGCACGTGACAGCTATATTGAGCGCGAAACTATGGTTCTGATCGATGGTATTGACATCAAGAAGGCCAAGGATGAACTCGCCGCCAAGATCGATAAGTTCAAGGCCGAGGTCGACGCAGTCCTGTCTGCTTCCAATGCAATCACAGAGATCACCATCGAATACTGATCTCTCAGAAAGCACACTGTATATTCACTGTCTATCGAAAATAATAAACTGTGATCGTTCGCTTTTTGCTGGTGACAGCGCTGTTTTTGGCGAAATCAAAATAATAAAAAGCAAATCGTCACTTATAAAAGGTGGCCTGATACGCCGTCATAATGCAAGTGTTCTAATATTTTGAAGAACAATACTTGGTTTTAGGATTAGTCAAGAGGTTAAGACGCAACCCTATAAAGGTTGTTACATCGGTTCGAATCCGATATCCAAAAACATCGAGCGCTATATCGCTCAATTACGGAATGTACGGAAAGCTTAAAGTTTACGATTAAAGGTTAAAGGTTGAAAGTTCAAAGCTTAAATTCTTAGCTAAAGGTCAAAGAACAAAGCATACAGGTCAAAGGTTTATAAAATCCATGGGCAATGGTTTGTGGATCGATTACATAAGTCCCGTTGTTTACCGCATGGCTGGTAGATGGTGAGCGCCTTGGCAGGGGCGTAACAATACCTGCCGTTTATATGGTTCGGTAGCTCAGAAGGATAGAGCACTAGCCTGTCACGCTAGGGGTCGTGGGTTCAATTCCCATCCGAATCGCTTATGGTCCTATAGTTCAGTTGGTTAGAACGAGAGACTGTTAATCTCTATGTCACCTGTTCGAGTCAGGTTAGGACCTCTTTATGGTTCTGTAGCTCAGTCGGTAGAGCAGGGGACTGAAAATCCCCGTGTCGCTGGTTCGATTCCAGCCGGGACCACCAATGTGTAAGTTGATTTGATAATTGAATTTGGTCGAAATCCTCCATAAAAAGGTTGTCCGCCAAGGTCGAAAAATCAACATGAATTCTCACCAAGATGATGTTATCAATGAAATTTGCAACAGGATTAGCGAGGTAGTCACACTCCTGATCAGGGGCTGATGTAGTAAGCTTGGTCAAACTGCGCGCCCTGACGATGTAAGATCCGCATTCCGAGCGCAACTGTGCGTGAGTCTCACCAACCCGAAAACAGTGAGAGGTGAAGGAATAACACTGAAAAACCTTATGTAGCGCGGCTATAACCCGGAAGAGGCTTGACCCAAAAGGATGATCGAGTTTGAGAACCGCAGTGGATAAGCATATCGCCAATAGTGCTCTGAAGAGTAACGGTAAATGCCGGACGCCTGACCCGTTAAAGCCAGGACGAGGATCACAGGTGATATCCCTCTGTGATCTATATTATGCGATCGTAGCTCAGTTGGTAGAGCAGCAGTCTTTTAAACTGCGGGCCAGGGTTTCGATTACCCTCGGTCGCACCACGCGGTAAGTAGTTTTCGAGTTGCAACTATTGTAGCCAGCATTAGTGCGCGCGACTAATGTGATGGTATTGTTAGTAGTTCTGCGGAAGGAACAAAAACATAAACCGATGACAGCTGGAAAGACAGCATACATTTTGATTTTGAGGGTTCAAAAAAATGAAAGAAAGAGTCTGTGGTATTTATAAAATCGAAAATAAAATAACGCATCAGGTATATATAGGGCAATCAAGATATATAGCACGTAGATAGAGAGACCATCGTGTGAAAAGTCAAAGAAAAGATAAGGACTGGTTTCACAGTAGACTTTATACTGCTATGTATGGCCACCTTGACGATTTTGATTTTTCAATAATTGAAGAATGCGATCAATCAAAATTAAATGAAAGAGAAATATATTGGATTGACTATTATAAAAGTACAGAGCCGATATACGGATACAATATTTTAATCGGCGGGGATGTAAGTGAACATAATAGAATATTAGGGCAAAATCAATTAAATGAAATAGCCAATCTTTTAGCGACAACAGATCTTACTCAAACAGAGATTGCAAATAGATTTGGAGTAGGGCAGCGAACAGTAAGTAGTGTGAATACGGGATATTACAATCTTGACAAAAAATATATTTTCCCGATCCGTGATAAAAAACATGTGACTGGGAAAATAAAAGAGCGAGTTGAACAAAAGAAAGCTAGGTTAAATGGACGGGATAAGGGTATGACCGGAATATGTTGCGATTGCGGCGGCCCATGTTCTGCTAAAGCAAAACTTTGTCGCTCATGCATGGACAAAACCCGTATTTCAAAACGCCCTGACAAAGATACTTTATTAGGGCTAACTAAAACAATGACTGTTAGTGAAATAAGTCGCGAATTCAATGTTTCTAGTACTACAGTAAAAAAATGGTGCTCACATTATGAAATTATCCCAGAAAGAAAATACAAGTGATATTAACATGACTTAATAAAGAGTTTATGCGCCTGTATCTTAATTGGTAAAGAAATGGGCTCTAAACCCAGGGTATCCGTGTTCGAATCATGGCAGGCGTGCCAAACAAATTACATAACAGTATCCCTTATTTTATAGAAAGGAGCTAATCTTGTGAAACAGCAGCAAATTTATAAAGGCATCATAGGCCATCAGGGTTGGGGCGCTGATGAATTTGAACATCGATACGGACGTTGGAGTGGAGTTCGAAATAACTGGGCAAAGGCAAAACTTCGCGATAAGCGTCTTGCGAAGCACAGGACGAATCAAATCAGAAATGAACAAATTAAAGAGGAGCTCAACGATTATGGCAATGATCGATCCGCATGATGATGACTTCGGTGCCATTTGTAATTGTGCTGTTCGATACGCAGTCGGGCGCAGAACATATATGCCTGGTCTTGTGATCGATTTCATTACACCGCATCTGAGCGAGTTGACAGATAAAACGCTATGGTGTTTTCAGCGTGATCTATATCAGCGTCTGGATGAAGGGTTTGATTTTGGAGACGAATTTGATCTTCAAAACTGGATGAGCTTTCTGGAAAATGTTGATAAAGAGATCAAGAAAAGAAAAACAGAGGGCGAATAACCCTCTTTTATATGCGGCAATGGCTGAGTGGTTTAAAGCGGTGGACTTGAAATCCATTGATGGTAATACATCCGCGAGTTCGAATCTTGCTTGCCGCGTACTATGGCCTGTTAGTCAAGAGGTGAAGATGCTGCCCTTTCACGGCGGAGACATCGGTTCAATTCCGGTACAGGCCATTTTTTGAAAATTAAATATTGTGAGGTATCAAAATGAAAACGACGAAGAAAGATTGGATCTATCGTGTGATTCTTCTGATTCTGTTGGCGATTATCTGGGACATTGGCGCGGCTCTGACTTCGCCAATTTTTGTTCCACAGAAAGGCGCTGTGTTTCGGGAATTCTTCCTGTTGATCCAAAATGGAACAATGTTGAAAGCATTCCGATATTCGCTGGTTCGCATTACGGTGGCAGCCGCTTTGAGTGCCGGCATCTCCATTCCTCTTGGCTGTCTGATGAAAATCTGTCATTCGCTTCAAAAACTGCTCTATCCAGCAATTCGAGCAATGCGGTTTTTGCCAGTCACTGCCTTCTATCCACTGTTGACTATGTGGTTTGGAATCGGAGAGAAAATGAAGATTGCTTTCTTATTTGTAGCCAGCTTTGTGTTCATGCTTCCAAGCGTTCTGATTGCCATGGATGATGTCAGTGATGATGTGATCGAGGCGGCTAGTATTGATGGAGCAGGGAAGTTCAGCACAGTAACACGAATCATCTTCCCAATCGCAGCACCTTCCATCTGTCAGTCATTCGCCACAATGTATGCCATCGGTTGGACCTATATCGCAGTGGCCGAGACAGTGAATGCGAAGTACGGTATTGGATATCTGATCTATACTTCGTCCGCTCGTGGCCGTACATCTCTGGTGTTTGTTGGTATTTTAGCCATTGTGATTTTCAGTATTCTGTTTGACTGGGTCACAAATATCTGTATCAAGAAGGCTTTCAAGTGGAAGTTTTCGTAAGGAGGTAAGGAGGACAACATGTCGCACGAAATTGAATTGTGTGGTTGTTTGACCATCCCAGAAGATGCCAACTGGGATGAGGTTGCAGATCTGTTTCTGAACTTTGTCGAATCTCATGGCTGGTATTACGGTGGCGGTTTTAGTGAGATTCGAGATGGTTACTATGTGAAGCCGGACGGGACTAGTGGTGATCCAATTTATAAATCAAATAAGGAGAAAAATTATGGCACATGAAATTAAAATTATGGGATGTCTGAGTATTCCAGATAATACAAGCTGGGAGGAGTCAATAAGTTTATTTGTTGAATTTATTGAGTCACATAATTGGTGCTATTGTGGGGATTTTGCTGAGATTCGTGATGGAAAGCAAGTAGGTTATGGCGTAATAAAAAAAGAAAACGAGGAGAAAAATTATGGCGAAGAAAAGTCTATTTGAAAAACTCGGTCTTGTTGAGGATGTAGCTGCTTCTGAGTATGATATGCCGGATACCACGAATGAGCTTCGCGTTTGTAGTGGCGTCGGAGATCATTACATCAATGGAGATTTCCCAGAGGACGAACCGGTTCAGGTCGAGGTTCCTGAGGGCGATACCATTGATGTCCGGGCGGTTTACGAGACCAATGGTATGAATCCTGCCGACGCTGTTACTGTCTACAAGATCAAAGATGTGATCGATACATTCCCGTCTGAGATACCCACTAAGACGAAGCGTGCTACAGTAAAAAATCTGATGGCGACACTGGGATATGATGCAACCGCGATTATCTCTGATGCGAAGCAGCGCAAGGAGCTTCTGCGGGCTGTTGGTAACGATAAGATGAATGCGTTGTTTGACGAGATGAAGAGCAACGACCAGCAGATCGAATCCATGAAGGAGCAGATTGAAGCTTTGACTAATCGCAACGTTGAAGCTAGTGCGGCCATTGAAAAGATCACAAATACAGTTCAGGACGAACTCAAGATGATTTCTTCTATTGAGGAATTTATCGAAGAGGATAAGACGGAGCCCACCGGGAAGGAGGGTGCCTGATGTTTCATTTAACTATTCCTGAGTTTGTGGTTATCTGTGTTGGTGGCGCATTTATCGGAAGTCTAGTTCTATTCCCATCGTGGCGCAAACAAGTTGGTTCGTTGCTTAGTGGTTTCCTTGAATTACTCATGCAGGATGTTTCAAAAACTCCAGAAGGAGCAAGAGCAAATTATGCGCAATCCATCAGCGAAGAGCAGGAAAAACTTGGAAAGGTTAATGATGCTTTGATTTCTCTCGCTGGTCAATTGAAAACAGCGCACGATACTTTGAATTTGCACGCTGAAAAAGCAAAAGAATACGAAGCAAAGACAAAAGCAGCTTTGTCTAAAAATGACATGGAAAGCGCAAGAACATTTGGTCAGTTGAAATTGGCTGAAGATGTAGACGTTGAAAATGCGCAGCGAGAGATCAAACGGCTTACTCCAATGGTCGCTGATGCCCAGCAGGCAGTTCGTTTACAAGAAGAAACGCTTTCGAATCTAAAGCTGGAAAGTAAACGTGTGGTTGCCGAGCTTGAAACGAATCAGAGAATTGCTGATGCGTATACAAAGATGAGTGATATGAAAATATCTTCTGGTAGCGAAAAGATGTTGAACGCAACCAGAGAAGGATTGCAAGACAGTCGTGAGCGTGCTGCTGGTGCAAAGCTTGTTTATTCGACCACCCGAAAAGGCAGAGAGGAAAAAGCTAACGAAGCAACATCTGGATACGCGGTTGATTCTTATCTTGATAGTTTGCGCAAAGGCGCTTCAAAACCAATCACATACGATATCAAAGATCCAAATGCGTTTTCTAAGTCGTCTGGATTGAACACTCAGTCCAAGAAATAAAATTTAATAGGAGAAATGAATATGTCTAAGTTCAAGTTGACTAAGGCCGGCCGCGCTGTCGTTGGTGTGGTTCTTGCTGTAGCAGTTGCTATTGGTGTCGTTGGCGGCATCAAGAGCGGCGTGATTAAGTTCGACAAGAAAAAGCCAACTGCGTCTGATAAGCCTGCCACGAATGTCACCACGAATGCATCAACCGGCGACGACACGATCAATCTGTCTCTGGACGAGTGGGCGGGATGGTTGTCAATTGTTGCCCATGCCAATAATGGTCTCACCACTCAGCCTGGTTCTGTATTTGACCAGCTCGGCATCAAGGTGAATATCAATGTCATCAACGACGCTACTGAGTCCAGCAATGCACTGATCTCTGGTGATCTGCAGGCCGCTGGTTATACTACGAACCGTGTCGCATTCTTGTCTCAGAAGTTTACGGATGCCGGTAAGAATATCATCATGCCGGTGTTTACCAACTACAGCTATGGCGGCGATGGTATTATCGCTTCCACTCAGTTTGCGGATGTGAATTCGTGGGTCAATGCCAAGATCGGCGTTCCTGAATTCTCTGAGGCCGAAACCCTGGTCGCTTGGTTTGTCAATAATTCCAATCTGTCCGATGCGGATAAGGCAACCATTATGAACAACCTGATCATGTTCGGTACGGCAGATGATACTGCTAAAGCATACTTTGCTGGTCAGATCGATGTTGCTGCAACATGGGAGCCTTATCTGACTCAGGCTAAGACCTACACCAACAGCACAGTTGTCTTTGATACCAAGTCTTCTTCCTCTCTGGTTATGGATGGCATTGTGTTTGATGCCGATTGGGCCGCAGCTCACGAAGATACTGTCAAGAAGTTTGTCAAGGGTATTCTGATGTCTTATGATCAGCCCATCAACTACGACGCAGCTCGTGAAGTATTCCCGATGTATTCCACTTCCAGCGATGCAGATATTGACGCTACTTATGCCAACGCAAAGATGGCTAGTTGGAAGGACAATTACAACATTCTGAACGATACCGCTCCCATGATCTATAACCAGATGTGCGATATCTGGGAGGCTCTGGGCGAATCTGTCAATCGCGACTTTGTGAATACGATTTTCGATACCACTTATATTGACGCTCTGAAAGGTGATTTCAAGTCTACTTCTGCGGCAAATGCTACCACTAAGGTGACTGTAAGTGACGAAATTCGCGCTAATATCACCCAGCAGGTCACTGATAATCTGGATTATGATTCTATGTTGAGTAAGACCGCCAATGTAACATTTGTCCCGGATTCTTCTGTGTTTACCGATCAGGCAAGCGCCGCCTCTGTCCTGAATGATTTCGTGGATATCGCTAAGACTCTGGATGGCACTATGATCGTTATCAATGGCAATATCAATGCAGACAACCAGACTGATGTTGGCAAGCAGCTCAGCGCAAATCGCGCTCAGACTGTTGCAAATTATATGGCATCTCAGGGCATTGATCAGAATCGATTGATCATCACTGGCTCCGGTAATGCAAAGTATCAGGCTGATAAAGCTGCTGGCACTCTAAGCAGTGATGCAAGCGTGTACCAGTCTACGGACATCAGTTTCCTGCGTATTGAGAACTGAGGTGATTCAGATTGATCTGGATTGAAATCAGTAAAGCAATTTGGATTGTGGGCGGATTGATGCTGGCTTCTTTTGCAGCTGGCTATCTCTTCCATGGTCCAACCTTTAAAACCTAAAACCTTCGGCGGTGCTCAGGTAGCACTGGGTGCCGCCTTATATAATGTGCCATAGCCAAGTCGGTTAAGGCAAGGGACTTTGACTCCCTGATCGTGTGTTCAAATCACACTGGCACAACCAAAAAAAAATCAGATAGGGAGGTTCACAGATGACTACTCCAGAACAACTTGAAATTGCACTTCGGGATTTTATTTATCAATGCGGAAAAAGATACGAAAACGAATTGGGCTGCGATGATTGTATCTACTGGAATTTTTGTACCCGATTCTATACTCCGCATTGTGATTGTCCTGATGAATGGACGATTTATGACAAAGTAAGCCCACTTCCGTCTTAATTTGAAAAGGAGTTTCCAGATGGCAGTTTATATGACAGGTGATATCCATGGCAACCCAAGTCGATTTTATGACCTGAAGAGTTTCTGTAAAGTGCATTCAGACGCAGAATGGTTTATCTGTCTGGGTGATGTTGGTTTGAATTACTACGGCGAGGATCACCCGCAGGAGATGTATATCAAGAATATTGCAGATGAAATTCCAGCAAAACTGTTCTGTATTCATGGCAATCACGAACGGCGACCTACCGAAGCCGATGGATACAAAGAGATCGATGTCACAGAGGGTGCGATCCAGGGCCCCATGATGTGGCACGCAGAACATCCCAATCAGTATTTTGCCATCGACGGCGCTGTATATACGATCGTTACACCCGACCGTGTGTTGACTGCACTTGTTTGCGGCGGTGCTTATTCGGTCGACAAGGATTATCGTCTGCGGCGCGGTTGGCATTGGTGGCCGGACGAACAGCCAAACGAACTCACGAAGGGGCTGGTACGGTTGATGGCAACGGAAAAACAAATCGATATTATGTTGACCCATACCTGCCCGCTGCGGTTCGAGCCAACTGAGCTTTTCATCTCTGGCATTGATCAGAGCACAGTAGACAAGTCAACAGAACAATTCTTTGATGAAATCTACTCCTTATTCCCGGCGTACCAAGAGCCGATGTGGTACTTTGGCCACTTCCATGGAAATAAATACACGGATGAATACGTGATGCTCTTTGATGACATCATGGAACTGAAGTGAATTTATAAATAGTAAATCGAAAGGGGAGTACAGATGCTGTATGGACGTGCGTCTCCTGATTTGATTCGATAGCATTTCGTCAAATTAGATAGGAGAAAACAATATGACTTGTAATTTTTGTGGTAAGACTCTGGACGTCTGCGATGAGACCAATCTTGGTAACCTGGAACTGCCTTTCTTCTACGGGAGCAAGCGTGATGGGGATTATATGAAGTTCTCTCTCTGCTCTGGCTGCTATGACAAGCTGGCAGATGAATTCATGTCCAGATGCAAACACGAACCCCTCGTTGTTCCCTTTGCCCCCAGGGTGCCGGAGTGGGAACATAAGACTACTGAAGAATCCGATTATTGACAACTGATTACATAGGAGGTACATATGGCAAGTAAGGAAAACAACGTCTACTCTCGCTTTAGCTTTTGCGGAAAGGTCACCGTTTCCAAAAAGGTCCCGTTCGTGAAGCGCGACACATACGACAAGGGTGAGAAGATCAGCATTAACTTTGGTATCAAAGCCGGAAATAATCTTGGTTATGTCAAGCTGGAAGGCTTTAAGAACGACGAGATCAAGACCATGGATACTGACCGAAACAATATCGAGGTTGCGTGGAGTAATCGTCTGGACGAAGATGTGATCAAGACCGTTGCCAGCACAAAAAAGTTCACAGTGAACCTGGGCGAGCGCAAAGAGTTCATTACCGAGTGGGACATGATCGAGTATCTGGAGTCCGCTCTGGCCGGTTATGAGGACGATATTGTTGTCACAGGCAAGTTCGTTCTGCGTCCAGGCACCGGTAAATACAAGGATCAGGTTTATCGTGAGTATCAGATCCAGAACGTGTATATGCCTGGCGAGAAGGACGTTCCTCATCTGACTATGAATCTGGATCTGTATTACGACAAGGATAGCATGGATACAACCACTCTGAAGGATGACGGCAAGATTATGATGCATTGTTACACCCCGATGTGGTCTAAGGCAGATGGCGTACAGAAGATGTTCCAGATCGACACCGTGTTCAATACCGCTGTTTTTGATATGGATAAGCCGAAGCATAAGGCAATCTACGATTACAAGATGCGCTATCTGGAAACCAAGTCTCGCAATCCTGTCCATATGAACTGGCAGATCGCAGTCGTCAATGGCGCTGAAGAGGTTCCGTTTACTATGGACAGCCTGACTGAACAGCAGCGGGAACAGGTCGAACTCGGCATCTCTAAGATGGAAGATTTCAAGCCGCGTGGGAATATCCTCGGTGATCGGGAAAAGGAGCTGCGTCTGGTAAAGCCTATCCTGACTGGTGAATTTGAGGAGTGCAAGACTGCAGCTGATTCTGGTTACACTGCTCGTGAGTTCGAGGATGAGATCTGGACCCCGGCGGTTGATGAAAGCGTGGACGACATGATGAAGGGCGGTTCCAAGGCTAAGACCAAGGCAAAAGCTGCTCCTGCAGTCGAGGCTCCGGCAGACGACGAGGACGATATCGACACCATGTTTTGATTCTGTCGATTTACCATGGAATGAAAATTAAAAAGGAGAATACATAATGGGTTTTAAAATCAATCGTATTAAGGCAGACCTTGGCAGCTATCCTCATTATATGCTGCTCGGAATTCGCAAGATCGGCAAAACCACCTTTATTCGTGACCTGATCAAAGAGAAGTATGGTGATGCAACCAAGGGCCTACTGATTTCTTGCGGTGCTGAAAATGGTTACCACGCTCTGGATGATCTGCAGGTTGAAGAAGCGAAGGTTTTCAATCAGGACTACGACGAAGAGACCGACAGCCGTGGTTTCATTCAGATTGTTGATGATATCGTCGAGAACAATAAGGACTACGGTATTAAGCTGGTTGCAATCGATACCTTGGATTGTCTGTATGATATCGCTGCACAGGAGGCCATTCGGTTGTCTCGTAAAGAGACCGGTAAGCCGTGCAAGAGCATAAATGATGCATTTGGAGGTTACGGTCGGGGACTTGACCGTGTGATTGCACTGATTCAAGAGCAGATCACTCGTCTGGAAGATGCCGGTATCGCCGTGTTTATCTTGTCTCACGTCAAGGAAAAGACTCGTACTGATATGGTCACTGGTGAAGAGTATCAGGTTTGGACCAATAACCTGATGGATAAGGTGTATGGTGCTATTGCTGACACCGCCCAGATGGTTATGATGGCGGTTTTTGATCGTGAAATCAAGGATAAGAAGGTTACTGGAGAAAATCGTGTCCTGTATCTGCGTGCTACTGCAAGTCTGGATGCTGGTTCTCGTTTCCATGGTCTGCCTGAAAAGGTTCCTTTCACCCCAAAGGCTTTCGTCGAAGCGTTTGAAGAGGGCGTCAAGAACTCTGCTACTATGAAGCCGATGACTGACGCTGATATGGCTGCCCGTCAGAAGGAAGAGGCCGCACAGCAGGAAAAGACAGCAGAAATCGCTCGTCGTAAAGACGCAGAAAATCGTGCTGCAGCTCAAGCTGAAGAGGACGAGCCCCACCGTGCCGAGTGGATCAGCGCTATCCAGGATCGTTTTGGCAACGCTTCTGCCGATGTTAAGGCCCAGATCAAGGCGATCCGCGACGAGGTCGGTCTTAAGTTCTCTGATCCGGAATTTCCTATTGACGCATTAAAACACGTTTATTCTTTGGTCTAACCATTCACACTTTATATGGTTATTCTGAAATAAATACGCAGGGCGGGATGGTGGGTATGTTGAGGTAGGAAATATGGCAAAGGAACCTACAGTTAAATGTATGGCTACCGGGGTGCAAGGCCCCAGGAGTCAATTTTATAAAGCGCCAAACAATCGCTACTTTCAATCTGAAGCGGTTTATCAGGCGTGGTTGGCCGGGCAGCGCAGGGAAAAGGCGAAAAAGAATAAGCCAGCTCCTCAAAAGAAGCCAGGCCGCACGATGGAATCTTATAAGAAGCTGTGCAGTACGATCGCGGATTTTATTGGATATGACCCGGAAAATGGTCAGCCAATGCCAACGATCGTATTTCGCCGGCTGAAGGAACTGGATTTTTACTCGGATGAAATAATTCAGCAAACCATGGATGAAAACGGAAAGTCGATTCGGTGGGCAATGCAGAATAAGAAGTTCGAGGATGACGCAGGGAAGTGCAGTTATCTGATGGCGATCATTCGCAACAATATCGGCGCTGTTTACCGGCGTGAAAAAGATAAGGCAGAAAAGACTGTTAAGAATAATGCAGAACCAAATCTTGACACAATGATCGACCTGTCAACGATCGGTACTGCACATAAAGGAAAAGATGTTAGCAGCTTGCTAGGAGGTGACGATTTATGGATTTAACCAAGGCGATTGAAAAGATCGAAGCAAATCGTGTACAGGCCGAAGCAAGCTTTGTTTTTTGTCTGTGGAAAGATCCCCAGCGATACGACGATTACAAAAACATCAACGAAGGAACAGATAAAACACTGATCTGTGAGGAACAGGTTTTCTATTTCATGGTTGGGCGCGGCATTCGTCGGCAGGGTTTTTCTAATATCGATAACATCACTCTCGATACATATCTGGCGGACAAACCAACACTCCGTCGGCACTACGAAGAGCTGAACGGCTGGCGTGCTTGTAAGGCGATGATGGATCTGGTCGATCCAGAAAATACGGACAGCTATTATAACCAAATCGCCAAAATGAATACGCTTAAAATCTTAGCCACCAAGTATGATGAGCTGCTCAGTCACCCAGAACGCTTTGATGATGCTACGAACGAAGATGTGTATAACACTTTCGAGCTGCTCAATAACAGCGTGGCGCTGACAACCGGCAACGATTCAAAGATCGAAAATCTTGTTGTTGATGAAAAATACATCCAGCAGTGCAATGCCGGCATGGATCAGGGAATCAGTTATGCAGCTGGAGCACCTTTATTGAATTATCTGACACTTGGAGCTCCTGTTGGGGATATGTATTTGTTTGCTGGCCACAGCGGCACAGGAAAATCAAGTTTTATCTTTGAAAATATGGTTCTCCCATTTGCAGAAGGCGGCACAGGCGTTGCGATTATTTCAAACGAGATGCAGAGCAAGGCATATAAAAATATGTTACTGGTTCACATCCTCACGAAAGAATTGGACTACTGGAAAATCACCCGTAAAAAGCTCAGTCTTGGCCATTTTAATGAAGAAGAATTGGAGATGCTTCGTAAAGCAGCAGCTATTACAAAAGAAAAGTATTCCAATATTCGCTTTGTAAAAATGTTCGAAAACGACACTTCTAAGGTGCTTCAGTACATCAAGCGTCTTGCAAGATCCGGTACAAAGGCAATCATCTATGACACCATGAAATCGGATGACGGTATTGACGATAAGATGTGGCAGGCATTGTTGATGAACAGCCGTCGCATTTTTAATACCGTTTCAAAAGAACAGGTCGCTATGATCTGCACTTTCCAGTTGGCATTACATACTACGAATCAGCGTTGGCTTGACGCAACTTGTCTGTCAAACTCAAAACAGATAAAAGAAGTGGTGGCTCAAGCTGTCTTTGCCAGGGCATGTTGGCAGGACGAATATACCGGTGAGAAATTTGATTGCAATCCCTATCGGCGGAATAAGGATAATCCAAAAATCAAAGAGCCATTCATCATGGATAAAGACAAAAAATATATGGTTCTTTTTCTGAATAAAACTCGTTCTGATGAAGATGGTCAAACTCTTCTTTATCAGTGGGATTCAGCTTGGAACCGTTGGATCGAAATTGGCTTCTGTACCATTGTGAATGACCATGGCCAATATGACCGCAGATAAATAAGAAGGGAGGCTTCGATATGAATGGATGTCAATGTATTAACGTCTAAGCTTGAAAATCAGCCAGACAAAATCATTCAGATCCTTGAAGCGCTTGGCTTTGAAAATATCAAGTTCAATCCTCTCAAAAATAATCTGCGGTTCGCTCGGGAAGAACAGCGAAATCCAACCAGTTGTATGCTCGATTGCGGCACGCTTCGATTCTTTGTTTTCTCTACAAACCAAAAGGGGAATCTTTTTAGTCTGATTATGGATGTCAAAAGATGTTCGTTTCCAGACTCTTTGAAATTCGCTGCACAAAAGGCTGGCATCTCAGAAGAAGAAGTCAACATCAAAACGCATTGGCCGTTCGGTGGATTCTTTTTAAAACTGATGCCTGATTATGAAGAAGAGATGGAAGATTTGAAAACGTACCCGGAGGAGACTCTGGAACCGTATGCTAACAAATACAATCTCCGCTTCATCAAAGATGGTATCAGCCTGGATACTCAGCAAAAATTCGGTGTCGGTTATGATGTGGAAACAAATCGAATCACGATCCCAGAACGTGCAACTGATGGTTCTTTGGTCGGCATTATGGGCCGCGCCAATTACGAGTGTGAACACGATAAACGCTGGTATCCATTGATCGCTTGTCCACGCAGTAAAACACTATTTGGATACGCTGAGAATTATCATCGGATTCAGGAAACAGGGAATATCGTTCTGTTTGAATCTGAAAAAGCAGTTCAGCAGTGCGATTCGTTCGGCTGCAATATTGCCCTCGCAACGTGTGGCTGTCATGTATCAGATACGCAAACCAAATACATCAAACGACTGCTGCCAAAGAAAATCATTCTGGCTTACGATGAAGGGCTTGAAGAAGAGCACCTGGTCAACGAATGTAAAAAACTTATCGTGAACAATCCGATCTTAAAAACTAAGGTCGGATACATTTGGCCTGATGGATTGATTCGTGAGGGCTCCAAAATGAATATCGCTGATCTTGGTAAAGACGCTTACAAAGAGGGAATAACAAAGTGTGTGAAGTGGGTAGAGGAGTGATGTAAATGGGACAAAGAGTAATCGCGCCAGAGCTGCAGGCACTGTATGACAAAGGGGCGCAGGTGTACAGCTATTCAAAGCTCGGCACCATCCATGATTGTCCGTATAATGCGTATCTTACATATATCGAAAAGCGCGAACAGTGTGCCAATGTGTACTCATCTCTTGGTACTGTGGTCCACGATACGCTGGAAGGAATCATTGAAGGGAAGAACACGGAAGCGGATATCGGTCCTGCCATTGAAAACGGTCTGGACGAACTCGATATGCTTGGGATTGATTTTCCCAAAACGAGAGATGGCGGCAATGGCATCCGCGATAAATGGATCTCAAACATGCGTTGTATGGCTCGTGATTGGGTTAGTCCAAAGGGTGAGTACGAAGTCGAAAAGCTGCTTATTCTGAAGCTTCGCGATGATCGCTATCTTCAGGGTTATGCGGATTTGATTCGTGTCCTGCCAGACGGGCGGCTGCAGGTATTGGATATCAAGACTTCCAGTCAGTTTAAGGATGAAGATCTGCTTCACTATGGTCGTCAGCTTGTCGCGTACACTCTGGCGCTTGAACAGGCTGGGTTCAAAACGGCCGTTCCTTGTTGGATCATGGTGAAATACTGCAAGATTACATACGAAACCGGATTCGGAAAACGTGCAAAACCAGCCGAAAAGGTGCTTGATCGATGCAAAGTGGGTTACACGCTGCGGTCCACAGTTCGTTCCAAAATGAAAGCCGCCGGGTATGACAGTGAGCAGATCGAAATTGTTACCCAGGCATTTATCGAATCGAACGATATCAATGATCTGCCGGAAGATATTCGCTGCCAGTTTAAATTGACTACATATGTCAGACCGTATCCTGTCACCGATGAACTGCGCAAAGAATGCATCGACTACATAAACGAAACAGCGGACGAGTTCGAGGAGCGGAAACGCAGTGGCGAATGGCCTGCACGAGAGATTGAAGAAAAAAATGGCAGTCCCAATTTCTTCTGTACAAATCTCTGTGGTCATCGCAAAACCTGTGAACCGCTTCGGGATTGCATCAACAAACGGCCGTTTTATGCGGCAAAAGACCCAAACGTGGTCGGTATAGACGATTTGTTTTAAGGAGGATTCATGGAGCAAAACTATGTTGTATACCATTTGCACGACGATAAAGGTTCGCTCCTTGATTCTTGTACAAAATGGGAAGACTATGTTGATCTCGCTGCTTCTTACGGAATGAAAGCGATTGCTTCTACCAACCATGGTTACAACCTTAACTGGACTGAAAAGAAACAGTATGCAGAAAAGAAGGGGTTGAAGTTTATCGTTGGTTGCGAGGTATATCTTACTTCTGAGATATATCACTATCCAGAGATTCCAGACGAGGTTTATGAATCTTATCAGGGATGGGACCCGCAGGAAGCACAAGAGGAAATCGGTAAAATGATGGATGCTGAACGCTATAAAGTTCGCGACAACTTCCATACGATTCTTCTTTGCAAAAATGCTCGTGGTGTTCTGGAGCTAAACAAAATAATGGGCACATCTTATGATGCTGACCACAAGTATTATAAGCCGCGCATCACTTTTGAAGAGTTCTTTGGTCTGTCTGATAACATCATCAAAATCTCTGCCTGCCTGGCAAGTCCACTTCGTAAATACACGTCAGAATGTGATGGATTTCGTCAAGAAGTCTATGACAAACTATGCGAGACTTATGACTATTATGAGATTCAGTATCACGATTGTGACGATCAAAAGGAATATAACCAGTATCTCTGGGAGCTTTCTAAGAAATATCACAAACCACTGATTGCTGCAACTGATACCCATAGTCTGAATGCGTATAAAGCAGAGTGCCGTAAGATCCTTATGATGGGCAAGGGAATCGAATTCACTGGCGAAGACGAGTTTGATTTAACTTTCAAATCTTACAATGAACTAGTCGATGCGTTCACTGTGCAAGATGCGCTCCCTCGTGAAGTCTGGATGGAAGCAATCGAGAATACGAATCGGATGGCCGATAGTGTCAACGATTTCACTCTGAGCACAAAGGCACGATATCCCATTTTGACTGGGACCTCTGAATCAGATGCCAAGGTTTATATCAAACGAACCCATGATATGCTGAATGACAAAATTCATCGCGGTATCATTCCTGAATATGAAGTCGCACAGTTTAGGGCGGATGTAGAAGAAGAGCTTACAGTCTTCAAGAAAACCAATATGCTGGGCTTTATGCTTTCTATGAGCGACCTGATGATTTGGGGCAAAAATGAAGGTATTCCATTTGGACCAAGTCGTGGTTCTGTTGCAGGTTCTCGGTGTGCATTCGTCACAGACATTATCGATGTTGACCCGGCTCGCTGGAATCTGGTGTTCTCGCGCTTCTGTAATGAAAACCGTGTTGAGATTGGTGATATTGATATCGATGTGCCGGATGCTTATCGCCCCATGATTTACAACCACATCTTTGAATCGTTCGGCCGTGAGAAATGTGCATACGTTTTAGCTATGGGTACTCTGGCAGGGAAAGCGACAATCGATGAGATTGGACGAGCCCTTGCTAAAGTCTGGAAGCGAGAAAACCCAGATGTAGATGAATCCAAGAATCCTTATTCCCTTGATCGAATCGCAAAAGTGAAAAAGGAATACGATGCCAGCGCTGAAAAGTGCCGTGTAGACCATCCTGATATCTTCTACTATTTCGATGGATTGCAGGGGACAATTGTATCGCTGTCTCATCATCCGGCCGGCGTTATCATCGCTCCAATCGACCTCTATAAAAGGTATGGTGTCTTCCAAGATAAAGACGGTCTGCCTATTCTGTGTCTTGACATGGAAGCGTCTCATGCAGTCGGTCTGGCAAAGTACGATATCCTCGGTCTTGATACAGTGTCTGTTATTGATAAGACCTGTAAGCTGGCTGATATTCCGTACCCACACACCTGGGAGATGAATTTCGATGACCAAAAGGTTTGGGCAGATATGAAAACGTCTCCGGTTGGTATTTTCCAGTTCGTTGAAGACTTCGCTTTTGATTCGCTCAAAAAATATGACGTTCACAGCATTGCAGATTTGAGCTTGGTCACAGCAGCTATTCGACCAGGCGGTGCTTCTTACAGAGATAAGCTCTTCCGGCATGAAGCAAATCACAATCCATCGCCTGAAATCGACGAACTGTTAAAAGATAGCTTGGGCTGGCTTGTCTTTCAGGAACAGACCATTGCATTCCTCCAACAGTTCTGTGATATGAGCGGCGGTGATGCAGATAGTGTTCGTCGTGCAATTGGTCATAAGAACAAAGCGGAGTTGGATGCAGCAATGCCTCGTATCCTGAATGGTTATTGTAATCACTCAACGAAGTCAAGAGAAACTGCTGAGACAGAAGCAAAAGAATTCTTGCAGGTCATCGAGAACTCAGCCTCGTATCAGTTTGGTTTGAATCATGCCACAGGCTATTCAATTCTTACATATTATTGTGCGTATTATCGCTATTACTACACTCACGAATTTGTAACGGCACTTCTGAACACTGCGGACACGCAAGAAAAAATCGTCAATGCGACCAAGCTTGCGAACGAACGTGGCATCCAGATTATGCCAATCAAGTTCCGCCATTCCCGGGATGAATATGTCTACGATAAGACAGATAAGAAAATCTATCAGGGAATGGAGTCTATCAAGTATCTGAACAAGCGGCTTAGTCGTGAGTTTTATAAGCTCCGCAATGATAAGTTCAGTTCCTTCATTGATCTGCTTATGGTGAACAAAATGAAGAAAATCGCGGACAGTAGCCAGCTTAAAATTCTTATTAAGCTTGACTTCTTTTCGGAGTTCGGGAACCCCAATCAGCTTCTTGTCCAGGTGGATATCTTTAATAAATACTTCGGAGCAAAGCAGCTTAACAAGATTGACATGGATCGGCTCTTCTCTCATGACACGATGCTTCATTTGTGTGAAAAAGAGACTGAGAAAAAATATGTCAATGTGGATTGGCTTGGTATTGTTCGGAATTTGGCGAGAGAAACAGAAGATATCAAAACTTCAATTACAGACCGCATCCAATATGAAGCTGATTGCCTTGGCTACATCCAGCTTACTATGCCGAAGCTCAAAGATTCCTATATCTATGTCTTGGATATTGATGGCAAGTTCTCCAATAAAACGGTTACAGCCTATGTCCTCAAAACCGGGCAACAGCGGCGTCTTAAGGTGAAAGCCCGTACTCTGGAAGCTGCTCCAATCGAGAAAGGTGACATCCTCCGCATCGATGAAGAGCGGGATGAAGGCCGCTGGTCAAAGGACGAGCAGGGCCAGTGGGTTCAATCCAAGACCAACAAAGAAACGATTCTTCGCAAATACGTACACGTCAGATGAGAGGAGGTGACAAAGTGACATATAACGAAATCACTCAGATCCTCAAGTCTATGGTGATTATTGTGGATGACCGCGAAAAGGATACTCCACTTCTGCATCAGCGGCTCTCATCTTTCCCGTGTGCTTATATGCGTAAGCGGCTGGATTTCGGTGACTATAGTGCTGAAGTAACACTGCCCAATGGCGAAAAATTCTCGTTGGCAGATAAGGTGACCATTGAGAGAAAAAATTCCATAGATGAAATCTGCGGCAACTTCACAACGAATCGAATTCGGTTCGCTAAAGAGTTCGACAGAGCGGCAGCAGCCGGAGCAAAAACTTACATACTGATTGAAAACGGTTCATGGGAAAAGATCAATCGCGGTGCATATCGCAGTAAGATGACACCTGCTTCATTGCTGGGCAGTCTCACCACATGGCTTGCTCGATATAACAGTCAGATCATTTTTTGTGAGCCAGATACCACATCATGGCTGATTCATGCGTTTCTTCTCCACGAAATGCGTGAAGCGCTGACCCATTATGAACTACCGCAAAAAACCAAGAGAACAAGAAAGGGGACTGAAGATGACATCATCACTTGATTTTGAAGGTGAGCTGATTCTGGACGGTGTCCTGCTAGACAAGCTGGAAACACTGACAAAAAAGCTCCAGAAAGCCACAAAAAAGACCGATAAGGCAACAGTCTTGTTGGATGCAAAAAACGAGATCGGTGAGAATTCGTTATTTTTCTTCCTTGATTTCATTCTCGATCCACAGATCACAACAGGAATCTCTAAGGCGAAGATTAACAAGAAGGTGCGAATCGTGGATAAATTTCCACACACTTTCCAAGATATCTGCTTATTCCTGGCAGAGTGCAACACCGGCTCTGACATGGCTTTGTCAATGGCAGCCAGTTATATCTACTGGAATGCTTCACATAAAGATTTTCTGATTCGAGTGTTCACCAAGAATTTGCCTCTGGGTGTTGAAGCTGCTACGGTCAATAAGATTTTTGGCAAAGTGGTCATTCCGGTCTGGGAAGTCCAGCAGGGATATCCTATCGATAAAGTTAAACTCAAGCCGGGCACCTGGTTCAGTCTCAGCCGCAAGATGAATGGTAACCGGGGCACCTTCTACCGTGGCAAGTTCATTTCTCGTCAGGGACAAGAGTTTACCGGCCTCGACCATATTAAGGACGACATCATCAAAGAGCTTGGTGATGAATCGCTGATTGATGAATACGTCTACGATGGCGAGCTGGTATACCGTAATAGCAGAGGGCTATCAGACGGCGAGGCATTTCGGGTTGGCACTGGTATGTTGAACTCGGATGGAGATAAAAGCCAGATCAAGTTCGTTGTGTTTGATTTGATTCCTATTGATGAGTTTGAGAACGGCAAAGGCAGCCTTCCTTATGAAGATGGTTCCTTTGTTACGCCATATAAACTCCGTCGTAAATGGCTTGAAGATTTAGCCGTTACGATCGAGCAGAAAGGGCTCAAAAACATCCAGGTCGTGCCGATGGTCTATGAAGGTACAGATCAAAGTGTGATTCCTCAGTGGCTCGATTATGCAGTCAAACATGATTGGGAAGGGCTCATGCTTAATACATCGGTTCCTTATAAGCGGGCGCGTCACACAGGCTGTCTTAAAATCAAGCGTTTTTATACTGTTGATCTTCGTGTCACTGCAATTGAAGAGGGTCAGAACCGTCTGGCTGGTACGATGGGCGCTCTGGTTGTTGACTACAAGGGCAACGAGCTTCGTGTTGGTTCCGGTTTTGATGATGTTACGAGAGCTACCGTGTGGGCGAATCAGGGTGATTACATCGGACGTATCATCGAATTAAAGTACAAAGAGGTCACAATGGATAAAAAAACTGGCCTTGAGTCCCTACAATTCCCGACCTTTGTGCGATTCCGAGACGATAAGAACGAAGTAAGCTACGGCTAAGGAGAAAGTTATGAATCTTTCTAAGAAGTCCATTAAGCACATTCTTCGGATTTTGGACAACAAATGTATCGAGGTTCCTACAAAGGCATCCGTTTATAGTAGCGGAGGACGTAGAATTTTGACTCGTGATTTTGAGCCAAAGGAGTCGCACGGAATGAATGGCTGGCAACGAATCGTTTGTGTACCGTCCGAAGGATATTTCTACGGAATTTATAATGGAAAATCGGAAGAAGATTGGGATATTCCAGACATCTTGTCTCCTGCACAGCTTGCTGATTTGTGAGGTGTTAAAATGCTACTTTTAACGCAAGATGGAGAAATTATAAATCTTGACCGTATGGCAATCATTGATACCGCAAGCCTTAATGTTTATGCAAGGCAGGGCATGGGTGAGCGTGGAATTATCCTTGGTAGTTATGACTCTGAGAGTAGATGCTACGATGTTGTCGCACGTATTTTTGATTGCTATCGGAAAAATGAGAAAGCATACATAATGCCAAAATGAATGATTTTAAAAAACTAGCCATTCCAAAGAAAGAACGACTTGAGGTTCAACTTACGGACGGCACAGAAGAACACAATATCCAATACGTCATCACGTCTCTGGCTACAATCAAAGGCGATAAGATCTATAAAAACTTCCGTCTATATTCTGTGGCCGATGATGGCCAATTGACTCAGCTGGAAAAACGAGATGGCGATCCATATTTCGATGCTTTGAAAGGAACGGTGTATGAACAATGAGAAGTGGCTTTTTGAAAGGTATCGACAAGCATTACGAGAAATTACAATCGCCCAAAATCATTTTGAGTTTTGCGAGCCTGATTATATCGATTGCGCAATTGATGATCTCGTTCACGCTGAGAAAACTCTCGACCGAATCTTAAAGGAGATTCGCAATGAAAAATTGGACGCGTCGATATCTAAGACTTAATTATCAAGATGAATCTCTCTGTTGGCGGCTTCGCTATGGAGAACGCTTCGAAATCGTCGCAGAACTGGATGAATTTTATTTTCTCTGGGCACATGGCACGATGATTGCATTCCCCAAGTACGGCAAGTACGCATACGACATTGAAACAGAGATTGTAAATACCGAATAAGGAGGGAGGTGAGGTCCCATGCGAGGGATCAATCAAAGAGAGCTTGGTCGCAAAGAACGCGCTACAGCAGAATGCGAGCGTCAGATTCGGCGCTACGGATATGAATGTGGTGAGGTTATTACATATAAATTGTCGCCAGAACAAATGAAACAGGTTTTGACAGGCAGAAAAACAGTGGATGATTTTATCAAGGAGGGGCAGTAAATGAAAGTCGAATTGATTTCGTATTCACAGCCGGTAAAGAAGGATGCAGACAAGAATCCGCTCAGTATCGCAGAGCTGGCAGCAAGTGTCTGTTACGATTCGCAACCGACCGAGACTTATCGAATCGCAAAGGGATGTAAGGCGACCGGGCACACCTCGGTGCTTGAACACATCAGCTTTACGTTCCATGTCACCGGTGTCAGTCGGGCGCTTCTGGCGCAGTTGAGCCGCCATCGGCATATCAGTCTGAGTGTTCGCAGCCAGCGCTATTGTGATGAAAGTGTTATGCAGTATGTCAATCCATTCAGTGGGGAAGACGCGGATGTATTTGATGGTATGATGGCAGATATCGCCAACGACTATCGCATCTTGAAAGAGTATCACGGTGCTGCCAATGAAGACGCTCGTGCTGTTCTGCCGAATGCCTGCTGTACTGAGCTTTATGTTACCATCAACGCACGGTCACTGATTGAAATGAGCCACCTGCGGCTCTGCATTCGTGCCCAGCGTGAGATCCGTGGACTGTTTATGGCAATCAAATTCCAGGTTTCTCAGGTTTGCCCCGAACTCGCCGCATGGATGGTTCCGTCCTGTGAAGCGAATCCAAAGTATCCGTTCTGTCCCGAGGGGAGCCGCTGCTGTGGCCGCCACCCGAAGCTGGCAGATGTATATAAAACTGTAGAGAAGTAAGGAGATTACATATGAGCAAGATGTTTAATATCGAAAACTGTGATGTCACCATGGAGAATGGCCACTTGCGTCTGATCTATCATACCGACGAGCTGCTGATGCCTATGACTCTGGCAACCGGCAAAACCTATCACGATCTGAACGAAAAGGGTATGTATCTCTTTGGTCAGGAGGACTGGGTAGGGAATGTCGTTGAATGGAGCATTCGGAAGGAGAGTCCTATCTGGCATAATCTGCTGGCCGACATCTATAAGAATCATCACGATCTGTATTCTTCTATTATGGTTACTCCGGAAGATGATGAATATGACGATGATGTTGATGACAACGACAAGGTTCTTGGTTACCTGACTCTGGAGGCCACTGGAGACATCGACGAGAAAACCGGCCACCGTATCGCTCATTTCAACACTGCCGATCTGGCCGCTCTGGACAACGACATCCTTCATGTTCTGGCCGAAGCTTGTGGCATCAAAGATATCAAGTATATGTTCCGCGACGAACTGATCAATGCTATGAGCCAGCAGGATATTGATATGGACGATTGCGATTACGACTGTGAGAACTGCGATTGTGCCGAAAAAATCTCTGATGGTGATGTTATCTGCCACCTCGATGAGGATGACGATGAAGACGATGACGAGGAAGATCTGTGTGATGGCGATTGCGATTGCTGCAAGAACGATATACCTGACACCGACAACGACTGTTCCTGTGAGTCTAACGAAAATGAAGAGTCATCGCAGTCTGATACACAGCCGTATGAGTATGTGGATGGTCCCGCTCACTATCATGGCACGGAATGCATTGAGAATATGCGTAAGCTATATGGCGATGACGCTGTCCGTTGGTTCTGCATCTGCAATGCCTACAAGTATCGTTTCCGTGATGGTTCTAAGCCCGGTGTTGCCGCAGAGCAGGACGAAGAGAAGGCTCGTTGGTACGAAGATTATGCCGTGAAAATGATGAACGAACAGCGCTATTATTGATTTGGAGGTGATGGAATATGGAGTATGTAATCAAACGTAATGGCGTAAAAGCTCCGTTTGACAAGTCTAAGATCGTGAATGCAATCGAAAAGGCGATGACCACCACTCCCGGCGGTATTGATTCTCGTGTATCGAATGCAATTGCGGATCATATCGCTGAGATGCCGGACACTCTTTCTGTTGAGCAGATCCAGGATATCGTCATTGAGCAGCTGAAAGCAAGTCCTTTTGCTGATGTAGCTGAATCTTATAGCCACTGGCGAAAGCTCCGTCAGGAAATTCGCGACAAGGAAAAGACGAATGCCAGTATTCTTGAAATCATCGACGCTAAGAATGATGCGATCAATCAAGAGAACAGTAATAAGAACCCCACCGTGAACAGCGTTCAGCGCGACTATATGGCCGGTGAGGTATCAAAGGATCTAACCGCTCGTCTTCTGCTGGACCCTGAGATCGTTAAGGCACATGAAGATGGTTTGATTCACTTTCATGATGCAGACTACTTTGCTCAGCACATGCACAACTGCTTTAAGAGCAATACTCGTTTTGTAACCGACAGTGGCGTAAAAGAATTTCGAGATTTCAATGACGGTGAAACAGTAAAAGTTGTCGGTTCTGATGGCAAATGGCACACCGCTACTGTAAAAAAGTACGGGAAGCAAAAAATGCAGGATGTTATGCTTCAGGCAGGTCGGTCTGTTAAGCATGTCTTCTGCACAGCAAATCACAGATGGTTGCTGAATGATGGCTCTGTAACCACTGAATTAAAAGAAGGAATGACATTGGTCATGCTTCCTGAGCTTTCTAAATACGAAATGGAATCCAAAGAAGATTATCAGGCATGGGCCACAGGATTCGCAATCGGAGATGGCCTTGATAAGAAAAATGACTATACTACGATTCGTCTATGTGGCAATAAAATTAGATACGCAGATAATTTTGTAAAAGCCGGAGACACCGTTACATATCCGGAATCTTATCATGGTGATGCTTACGTTTTACACAGGGGTGCGTTTAAACAAGATTTTCTGAACGCAAAAGCGTGGCGGTTCTTAGATATAAAAAGGAAACAGCATCTATTTGAAGGATTTTATGCTGCCGATGGTGCGGTAAAAGCAAACAAAGTTGCAACTTCTGATGATCGTGTGGCGGAAATGATTCGCGATATTTCTTCTGTTGCAGGATTTTATGTATCAAGCGAATCAGAGGTCGTTCGTGATACGAACTTTAAGAAAGAGGCGCGACTGATTGAGTTCCGCTTCAGAAAGTATCAAATTGCGAATAATTTGTGGTCTGTGAAAAAGATTATGCCGTATCGACCTGAAATTGAATACGATGCTTGGTGTGTTGAAGAACCTGAAACTCATTCTTTCACACTGGATGGCGGTATTGTAACAGGCAACTGCGATTTGGTTAACCTGGAGGATATGCTGCAGAACGGCACTGTCATTTCTGGTACTGGCATTGAAAAGCCCCACAGCTTTTCTACCGCCTGCAACATTGCCACCCAGATCATTGCGCAGGTGGCATCCAACCAGTACGGCGGCCAGAGCATTACGCTGTCTCATCTGGCTCCCTTTGTGGATGTCTCCCGCAAGAAGATTACAGCAGAAGTTCATAACGAATTCTATGAGATGCTTCAGAATGACGATATCGAAAAAATGCCCTCACAGGAAGCTATTGACCGTATTGTAAATCGTCGTCTAAGAGCTGAGATTTCTCGTGGTGTCCAGACCATCCAGTATCAGGTTATCACTCTTATGACAACCAACGGTCAGGCTCCTTTTATCACTGTGTTTATGTATCTGGATGAGGTTCCTGCCGGTCAGACTCGTGATGACTTAGCTGTCATTATCGAAGAGATGTTAAAACAGCGTATCAAAGGTGTCAAAAATGAAGTTGGTGTGTATGTTACTCCTGCATTCCCGAAGCTGATTTATGTTCTTGATGAGGATAATATCCATCCGGATTCTAAATATTATCACTTGACTGAGTTGGCAGCACAGTGCACCGCAAAACGTATGGTTCCTGATTATATCTCTGCAAAGGTTATGAAAGAGCTCAAAGGCGGCGTGTGGACAAGTATGGGGTGTAGGAGCTTCCTCACTCCTGACCGAACTACTGAAAATGTGGCGAATGCAGGGAACTGGGTCAAGGGTCAGAAATACTACGGCCGCTTCAATCAAGGTGTTGTTACCATCAATCTGGTGGATGTGGCATGTAGCTCTGGTAGGGATGTGAATGCATTCTGGAAAATCTTTGATGAACGACTGGATATTTGCCATCGTGCATTGCAGGCTCGTCATAAGCGGTTGCTCGGTACTATTTCTGATATGAGTCCTATTCATTGGCAGTACGGCGCACTGGCACGCCTGAAGAAGGGCGAGAAGATCGACAAGCTGCTCTTTGGCGGTTACTCCACCATCAGCCTGGGCTACGCCGGTCTGTATGAGTGCGTGAAGTATATGACTGGCAAGAGCCACACCGATCCTGAAGCAAAACCGTTCGCGCTGTCTATCATGCAGTATATGAATGATAAGTGTACAGAATGGAAAGAAGCAGAAAACATTGATTACTCTCTGTACGGCACTCCGTTGGAGTCCACTACATATAAGTTCGCCAAGTGTCTGCAAAAGCGATTTGGCATTATTCCTGATGTTACAGACCACGACTATATCACCAACAGCTATCACGTAAATGTTCGTGAGCATATTGATGCCTTTACTAAGCTCAAGTTTGAGAGCGAGTTCCAGAAGCTATCCCCGGGCGGTGCCATCAGCTACGTGGAAGTGCCCAATATGCAGCACAACATTCCGGCAGTTCTCAGTGTAATGCAGTTCATCTACGACAACATTATGTATGCCGAGCTGAACACCAAGTCCGATTACTGCCAGTGCTGCGGCTACGACGGCGAGATTAAAATCGTTGAAGATAACGGCAAGCTGGTATGGAAGTGCCCAAATTGTGGTAACCGTGACCAGAGTAAGATGAATGTTGCACGGCGTACCTGCGGTTACATTGGAAGCAATTTCTGGAATCAGGGACGTACTCAGGAAATCAGAGACAGAGTTGTTCATCTTAGCGACAATTAAAGAGTTGGGTATGGGTAAAAATTCAGAAAACAACAATCAACAAGCAGCACAATCGCGTGATTCGTTGATAATTAAAGGAAAGGCAGGTGATATCGCATGAATGATATTGCAAAATTCATTTCAGGCTTTCTTGGTTTTATTCTGTCGTGGTTCATTACGACTGTTGTATTATATGGCGGTTGGAAGCTACTTGGGCCAGATTTTAATCTATGGGCAGCAACTGGTATTTGGCTGGTGCTGCTTATCTTTGGCAGATTTGCGAACAGTAAGAAGCAGTAAATAAAATAAGTAGGGTGGGTGTGGTGGCATGAAAGGATGTGAAACAAGTGGAACAAATTGTATGGGATATAGGATTTGTAAAGCCTTTGAGATATAGCGATTTCAAATATGAACCCGTACACGCAACTGGTGGCCATGGAGAGTTTTCCTAGAAGTTGGTCGATGACAGACATCCACAAGATCGGCAACGGGTAATCGCTAAGTGCGCAGATGGAAGCACATTCATTGGTTTTTGTATCTATCCGTATTCTGATTGCGGTAGTATCAAGAATTGGTACGTTCAGCCTACTCATACCGATTGGTATCGAGTTGATAAAAAGGTTGTACTATATCACGAATTAACAGAAGAAGGAGAGTTACAGTGAACTATATCAAAATAACAACACCAGATATCGCAAACGGAATCGGCTGCAGGGTCACACTCTGGTGCTCAGGTTGTTCCCATCGTTGTCCCGGCTGCCATAATCCTAAGACGTGGGATGCGACCGCCGGAAATCCATTCGTCGAAGACACCATGCAAGAGTTGCTTGATCTGCTTCGCCCCGATTATATTCAAGGCTTGACATTCAGCGGGGGAGACCCTCTGTTCGTTCAGAACCGGCTTATCGTTGGCTATATCTGTGAGCGTGTCCGCAAAGAGTTCGGCGACACTAAGGATATCTGGATGTGGACTGGATACGAGTGGGATCAAATCAAAGATTGGGATCATCTGAACTATGTAGATGTTCTGGTGGATGGCCCATATATCGAAGCTCAACGCGATATTTCATTGCCATGGGCTGGCAGCAACAATCAAAGAGTGATCGATGTCAAGCGGAGCTTGAAAAAGAATGAAGTCGTATTATGGAAGGAGAACTAATATGAACCCTATTGTAAAAGTAAACAAGATCTATCCTGACGCTCAAATCCCTACTTATGGCACTGAGAAGGCAGCCTGTGCTGATGTTTACGCTTATATCCCAGCAGATCAGGCAGACCTGTATGACGAGCATGGTAATCCTATTATTTACATCCGTCCGCATGAGACCCGTATGATCGGTACCGGCCTGCGTTTTGCTCCTGCTGATGGTTGGGCTATCCTCGGATTTGCCCGCAGTGGTCTGGCATCTAAGAAGGGTCTGGCACCTGCGAACAAAGTTGGCGTGTTGGACGAGGATTATCGTGGCCAGGCTTTTATTCCTTTGCACAATCACTCTGATATGCCTCAGGAAATCGTCCATGGTGACCGTATCGCACAGTTCATGTTCGTTCCGTATTATCAGGCACAGTTCGATGTTGTCGAAGTACTAGATGAAACTGAGCGTGGTGATAATGGCTTCGGAAGCACTGGTGTTTAACAATTAAGGAGTATTGCTTATGCGATGTAGTTTTGGATATACAGTTAAATCCCCATATGTAGAAAGACGTGTTAAATACTATGATGAAAATGGTATCTATGACGAATCGGTACAAAGTGATGACGAATTGATTGTTATTGGGGAAAAGCTAAGAAATGGTGGTTATAGATATAACGAAGAACTTGGGAAAGCAGAGACGGCCATGTTCGAGACAGAACCAAACAATCCGCAATATAAAGAAATTCTTGCAAGATTAAATCGTGTTCGTGACAAATACGGTATCAAACATTGGGATGAAAAGGAGCGGGTGATGTAAAATGTTCTGGAATAAATCAGAAGAAATTCAGCCGGTTGACACCGAAGAAGAACCCGTTGTTGTAAAAGCAAAAGACCTTAAACTCCCATATACATCGAGGTCTGTTACTGTGTATTACATCATGGAAAATGGCGATAAATTTAGCGATACCTATCAAAAATCGTTGTTTAGTTATTTGGATGCAAAGACAGCTTGGAATGCGAAAGAGAAGCTTGACGAAGACATTTACAATGCTATCGATCGCGCAAACGATATGATCAAAGCTGCGTTTAACGGCAATCCCAAATATATGAACTTTAATAAAAGATATATCAGAGCTGAATATTGTGTTTCTGTGGAAATTTGTACTGGAGACAATAGCTGGTATGTTAAAGATGAATCGGAAGATCGACCTGATGACGGATGGCCTTGGAATCCAGATAAGGAGTAAATCAATGAACGATATTATCCAAATGCCGAAAGGCGATTACATTATGAAGGACGCAGTTCGTGTCGATACTGGTGAAACTCGTACTGACGGATGGTATCCGGAATGGATCGGTATGACAATGCAGTTCCGTCCAATTCCTATCGGCTGGATTGCTCAGTTCCGATATGTAAAAGACAACGAGGGCTATCCGTATCCAGGTGGTATGCACACGTCGTCAGTTACTTCTGTCTCGATTACAGAAGATGAAAAAATCGTAAAAATCGAAACCGCACACACAATTTATACGTTTGAAAAAGTTAAGGAGGACTAAATTATGGCAAAGTATTTTTATGTTTACGAAATCGCAGGATCTCCCGCTGACCGTATGGTGAAAATGTTCAACACCGAGTCAGTTATTGACGGTAAGAAGGGTACTTATATCGCAGAGAAGAAGGTTGCGTACAAAGACTTGCAGGGGTTCACCAGCGGTATCAAAGCGGCCGGCTTCCAGTTGAATCCTGAGCTCGCAAATGCTGATATTGCAGAGCGGGAAGCAAAACGGATTCTGGCTGCTAAGATGGCCGATTATCATGCCGCACGCGACGCTTATGCTGAGGCAGCTGACAATCTGAAAAAGGTAAACGCCAAGTTCGGTATCTAACACATAATCGCAGTGGTGGGTGGGAGGAATAAAAATATGAAAATTATCGAAACAAAAGATTATAAGGAGGAAATTAAAATTGTCAAAAAATATCGTTAGGGTGAACACAAAAACTGTGACATATGCCTCACAAAAGAGGACTGCAAGATGAATCCATATTGTTACGGTTGCGCCTTGACGGAAGACGGGGAGTGGATTGGGTTTATAAAATAAAAACTGGATTTTTAAAGAAGGAGGAATTCGATGCTTGTAAAAGATTACGGTGGTGAAATCGATTGGAATATTGGCGCGTTCTGCGGCCATGATGAAATGATGTTTGATATTGACAAAGCTTGTAAAATGGCTTGTGAGAAAAATGGCATCAGATATGTGTTTGGAAGTATATCCACAATCCTACAGGGTGGTCGTATCCCACCACAGAAAAATCTGCCTGTGTCAGAAGTTTTATCAAGAGCAGATAAATATAATGAACTTGGTATTGGAGTTCGTTTGACATTCTCAAGCCCGTTTGTTACACGCGGCGATCTCGTTGATGAAACTTCAAATATTATGTTGCGGCACCTCGATCATAATAATCAGAATGGTCTTATAAACCGTAACGGCGTTATTGTTATGTCCGATTTACTGGCTGATTATATTCGCTACATGTATCCAAATCTTGAGCTGATTTCTTCGCAAGTAAAACCGTCTGTCGAAGTCGGTCTTGGGAATGATTCTGTCGAATATTATAATCGTCTGCTTGACCGTTTTGATATCGTCGTTGTGAATCCATTTAAAATCCATGACGAGCAGTTTATTAAAAACCTACATGACCATGATCGAGTAGAATTTATTGTCAATCACCGGTGTCTGCCGAATTGTCCCATGGCTGGCCGTCACTATCAGCTGAATACAAAGCTGGGTCAGGCTATTGTTAATGGTGATGATGTTACGGAGCTGCAAAATCAGTTGGCGATAGTATATAACTATTGCGGCTCTACTCGAAACAGTAATCCTCTTCTTGGTACATCTATGAATGAAGATGAAATCAAAATGCTGGTTTCACAGGGATTTAAACATTTTAAAATCGAAGGTCGTGAAAATAATATCATCTCGTTTGTGCGTGACCTTGGCGACTATGTTTTTAATCACGAGATATTTGAGCGAGTCATTCATGCCATTGCCGGTATGATGCTGTAAGGAGGTTCACAATGATTATTGATTGCAAATCTATTGCACAAGATATCAAAAATAAAATCAAGAATATTATCGCAGAAGCTAACGATGCTCCTGTTTTATATATTTATCAAGTAGGGGATAACCCTGCATCCAACGCTTACATTCGCGGCAAGCTGCGTGACTGTGAAGAGGTTGGAATCGAAGCAGAACTTATCAAATTACCAGAAAATATCACTGAAGACGAATTAAACAATAAAATACTGGAAGATTATAATTGGGAATATGTGGACGGCATTATCGTCCAGCTTCCACTGCCAAAACATATCAACCCCAATGCTATCTGTATCCCAGACGAACTTGATGTTGATGGCTTTAATTCTACCTCTCTGTTTCAGCCTTGCACTCCGCTGGGCGTTATGAAGATTTTTGACGCGATTGGTTACGATCTGGATGGCAAGAATGTGCTTGTGTGCGGGCAGTCTGATATTGTAGGTCGTCCACTTGTCGATATGCTGATTAAGCGCCATTGTAATGTGATTTCTGTGAATAGCAGCGGAAGTTTTATGAAGTGCACGGCTCTTGCAATGGATATGGTCGATGTGATTATCTCTGCGGTCGGAAAACGCAACTTTATCACGCCGTTTGGTCTTGATCGAGTAGAGGTCTGCATCGATGTTGGTATCAACTATGACGAAAACGGAAAACAACATGGCGACTGTTCTGACGCTGTTTATAATATGGATGGTATCAAAGTAACCCCTCGTATCGGTGGTGTCGGCCTGATGACCAGGGCGATGCTCTTATATAATGTGTGCGTGTCACGATACGGGTCGGAGAAGATGGAGGAGATTCTATGA